AAACTGGATGAATATGATCCAAAGGCATTTATTAAGGACAACTTATCCTTTGAATGCTCTGTCAAAACTTTATTAGATATATTAAGATGAAAATTCTTATTCTGACTATTGCAACTAATAAGTACATACAATTTGTAGAAAGATTGTATGACAATATTGAAGAGAAGTTTCTCAATGGTCACGAGATACAAGGTTTATTATTTACTGAACACGATGTAGAAACATCAGATAATATTAAGGTATCTCAAATTGACCACGAACCTTGGCCAATGCCAACTCTTAAAAGATACAATTACTTTGTAAAAGAGAAAGATTATATTTCACAGTTTGATTACTGTTACTACTTTGATGTAGATATGGGAATCGTAGATAAGGTTGGTGATGAAGTGTTAGATGATTTAGTTGCAACGATGCATCCCTATCAATCATTCTATCCAAAAGAGCAGAGAACATATGATCGTAATCCAAAGTCACTTGCATATGTACCACCAGGTGAAGAAGGTGAGTTATATTATGCAGGTGGATTCAATGGTGGTTCAACAAAAAGATTTATGGAAATGGCAGAGATACTTGCCGATAGAGTCACAAAAGATTTAGAGAATGATGTCATTGCATTATGGCACGATGAATCACAGATGAATCGTTACCTGATAGATAATCCACCAACTAAATCATTGACACCATCATATTGTTTTGCAGAGGAGCAAATGTATAACTCCGAGTATCCTTATGATGCTAAAATTATTGCATTGAAGAAAGACCACAATGAACTTAGATCTTAGAGAAATACCTGCTGTCTATATTAATCTTCAACAAGATGTTGAAAAAAAGAATAGTATTGTAGATGTATTAGACGAATGTGGATTTGAAAATATCATTCGTATAGATGGTGAGTATACACCAGACAGACCATTAGCAGGTTGTTCTTACTCTCATTACAAAGCATTGAATGAAGTAGAACCACCTTTTATTATATTTGAAGATGATTGCAAAGCAAAAAACTTTAGAACTATTATTGATGTACCTGATGACTCTGACGCAGTTTATCTTGGCATCTCATCTTGGGGTAGGATGAATTCTCACTCTGGTCCTTGTGTTCAATATGAAGAATTGAACGGTGGTCTTTTGAGAATATATAATATGCTGAGTGCTCATTCTGTGCTATACTTAGATGAGGAATATGTTTCTCTCTGTAGCAAGATTGCACATCAATCTTTTGATACTGCACAACATCAAGATATTGGTTTCGCTGAAATACAAAGATACTATAATGTCTATGCATTTGATGACCCTTTGTTTTATCAAACCAGTTCTAATGGAACAGATGACTCTTTGACTTCATATCCTACAATTGAAGTAATACAACCAAATCGTAATTTCTGGAAACCAACCGTTTTATATTAATGACAATTTCAATCGTTACTGGTGGTGCTGGCTTTATCGGGTCACACATCGTTGAAGAACTTAAAAGATTAGATCATATGGTCGTTGTGATTGATAATGAGTATTCTGACAACGATAACTTTCATTGGAGAAAAGATACTTTAAATGTAGATATAGACATCACAGATTATAAAGGACTTAAGAATGCATTCACTGGTGCTGATTATGTATTTCATCTTGCAGCAGAAGCAAGAATCGGACCTGCGATTGAGAATCCAGTAAACGCACTCAATATTAATACGATAGGAACTTGTAATGTATTACAATGTGCAAGAGAAGTTGGAGCAAAGAAAGTATTATATTCATCTACATCATCAGGTTACGGATTGAATGAAGCACCCAATATAGAGACACAACCAGATGATTGTTTAAATCCATATTCAGTATCAAAGATTGCAGGTGAGAAGTTATGTAAGATGTATACAGACCTTTATGGACTTAAGACAATTGTATTTCGATACTTTAATGTCTTTGGTGAAAGAGCACCTAGAAAGGGTCAGTATGCTCCTGTGACAGGTATATTTTTAAGACAGAAAGCAGCAGGTGAACCACTGACAATCGTTGGTGACGGGGAACAGAGAAGGGATTACATATATGTAAAAGATGTGGCAAACGCAAATGTAATGGCAGCAATATCAAATCCAGATGATGATGCATACGGACAAGTATATAATGTAGGGTCTGGAAAGAACTATTCAGTGAATGAGATTGCATCTTTCATATCTGATGATACAATTAATATACCACCACGAATTGGAGAGGCAAGAAACAGTTTGGCAAATATTGATAAGATACGAAAAACATTTGCTTGGAAACCAGAAATGAATGTAGAGGAGTGGATTAAAACACAACTATGAATAAGGCAAAATTCAAATTAAAAGGACTTCCTCCAGTCTATTGTATTAATCTTGATGGTGAACCAGAAAGATGGGAATCTGCTGAAATATGTTTAAGGAGTGGGATGTTGAAAACTATACCCGTGTATCTGCATATGATGGTCGTGAAGATGATTTAAGTGATATATTAAAAGGAAAGTATCCTGATGGTATGACATCAAGTGAAGTTGGATGCACCACCTCACATCTTAAAGCAATGAAGATGTTTCTTGAAACTGATGCACCTTGTGCAATTATGATGGAAGATGATTGTGATATATCTACAGTACTTCATTGGGGATTTACTTGGAAAGATTTTTACTCAAAGATTCCTTATGATTATGATGTCATTCAATTAGCAATAATCAATCCTGCTACAGTATATGCACAGTTACATCGTAGATTTATTAATGACTTTTCAACTGCTTGCTATTTAATTACAAGACATCACGCAGAGAAACTTGTAAGATTACATTGTCGTGGTGATAAGTATAAACTCGATCAAGGTTCAAAACCGAGAGCAGTTGCAGATGATTTAATATACAATTCTGGTAATACATTCGCAATACCTTTATTTCTTTACAAACTTGAACTTGGTTCATCAATTCACGATATACACATTCATGTATTTCACAAATCAAGTTACGAAGGTATATGGCAATTTTGGAGATGTGAAGCAACTAATATTGAAAATTGGGATAATATGTTTGATTATGATCCATATTTTAATCGTGTTCCACCAGGTTTCGAGAACAAATAATAAGTAAAACTTATATTCTTTATAATAATTTAATAATTATATCAGGGTTTCTTGACTGGGATCGGCATTTAATTGTAAAGTTTCTTGACAAAATTTTATATTTACTATATAATATTGTTACATAAATTAATAATTCAATGACAGTTACAACCGAATCAGGTGGAAGACAAAACGCTTTCCCAACTGAAACAAGACCTTATATCGATGAAAGTGCTTCCTACGACGGATATCCTCAGAATGCTGAGAAAGTAAATGGTCGTTGGGCGATGATTGGTTTTGTTGCACTATTAGGTGCTTACATCACTACAGGTCAAATCATACCAGGTATCTTCTAATGGATCATCAGCATTCATATTGGAGATACGCAGAGAAGATTAATGGTCGTCTCGCAATGCTCGGTTTAGTAATCGGCACAGTCAACTATGGTCTATTCGGATGGATAGCACCAGGTTTCTTTTAAAAAAATGAAACTTAACACACAATTCACAATCAACCAAGAGGAAAAACTCATGACTCCAGAAGCAGAAAGATTTAACGGATGGGCAGCAATGCTAGGTTTCGTAGCAGCAATCGGTGCATACGCAACAACAGGACAAATTATTCCAGGTATATTCTAATGACAAACAAAACAGAAACAAGAACAATCGAAAAGGAAAAGTTTTTTGCAGAGAAGCTTAATGGCAGATTCGCAATGCTTGGCATCATCGCAGGATTAGGTGCTTACTTAACAACAGGACAAATCATTCCAGGTTTCGTCTAATGAACAACAAAGATATCTTCGAGAGAGCAATCGGTAGACCTGCAATGATGGCATTCGTGCTATTCGGTGGCATCTACCTAGCAACAGGTCAACTTATACCAGGTATCGTATAATGAAAAGTGTACCAGTACCCTTAAAAGTTGTACCTTACATCTTCATGGTTGCAGTTATGTCTGCTATACCTATGGGTGTACTGGTCTAATTTTTTTTCCTTAAAAACTTTACAAAACTAAATACTTTAGTAACAAATCTTAATTATATGATTCCCTTCGCAGCAGAAACTTCAATATCACCGTTCATGGCAATACTATGGTGCTTCTATCCAGTAGCATTTCTAGTTGGATTGAACCTATTATTGACAGCGATGAGCGATGACGATGATGACGATGAAGGTGGTGGAGTAATGACACCAGTATACCAAGGAGCATAATGATTTACACATTAACATTCGCATGTGCAGTTGCATTTACTGCAGTTAACGGACTACCGTTCGTATTTTCGTAAAACTTAATAGCTGAGGAGTACAAGCTTAAATGACCAAAAACTTTTTAAAAATCCCACCTGCATGGATGGGACTTGCAGAGTTCGCATTCTTTGTTGTAGTGGGAACTGCAGCAGGATCAGCAGGACTAATATGAAACCAAAAGAAAAAATAAGAATGTTTTTACCGTTTAGTTGGGTTATCCCTGCAATGATATCTTTTTCTTATATCAATGCACACACATTAAACGTATGAACTATTATCAGACTTTAGAGATGTTTATAGCAATATTTTCAGGAACAGTGTTATTAACCACACTTTTCGTGGTAATGATGTCAACAATGATGGAAGAGACAGATATATAAAATTAATTGAGTATTTATACTTATTGACTTTTCTGTAAAGTTTTGTTAATATAAATAAATGAGTGAGGGTTTCCTCACCATTAGAAAGGACTCGAAACAATCGTAACCCTGACTACCAACTGCTCCCAACCAAGACCTACGTAGGCAGTATAATACTTCGTCTTTCTATCCAGTAGTGAGGGATTACTGGAAATAAATATCGCAACTTCCCTGTTGCCCTATTTACAAACGTCTTACTAATGACAACTCTTTCAAAACAAGGTAGACAGCAAAGTCTACTAGCAGGTTGGCCACAATTCTGCGAATGGGTAACATCAACTAACAACAGAATCTATGTTGGATGGTTCGGTGTCCTAATGATTCCATGCTTACTCGCAGCAGCAGCATGTTTCATCGTTGCTTTCATAGCAGCACCTCCAGTCGATATCGACGGAATCAGAGAACCAGTAGCGGGTTCTTTCTTGTATGGTAACAACATCATCTCTGGTGCAGTTGTTCCTTCATCAAACGCTATCGGTCTACACTTCTACCCAATCTGGGAAGCAGCAACAGTAGACGAATGGTTATATAACGGTGGTCCTTACCAGTTAGTTATTTTCCACTTCCTAATCGGAATCTCTGCTTACATGGGCAGACAGTGGGAACTATCATACAGATTAGGTATGAGACCTTGGATATGTGTAGCATATTCAGCACCTGTATCTGCAGCATTTGCAGTATTCTTAGTGTATCCTTTCGGACAAGGTTCTTTCTCAGACGGAATGCCACTAGGTATATCAGGTACGTTCAACTTTATGTTCGTGTTCCAAGCAGAGCACAATATACTAATGCACCCATTCCATATGGCTGGTGTTGCAGGTATGTTCGGTGGTAGTCTTTTCAGTGCAATGCACGGTAGCTTAGTTACATCATCTTTAATTAGAGAAACTACAGAAACAGAAAGTCAAAACTACGGCTATAAGTTCGGACAAGAAGAAGAAACATACAACATCGTGGCAGCACACGGTTACTTTGGTAGACTTATCTTCCAGTATGCTTCATTCAACAACTCAAGAAGTCTTCACTTCTTCCTTGCTGTATTCCCAGTAGTCTGTGTATGGTTAACCTCAATGGGTATCTGTACAATGGCATTCAACCTAAACGGTTTCAACTTCAACCAGTCTGTAGTAGACGCTAATGGTAAAATTGTACCAACATGGGGCGATGTTCTAAACAGAGCAAACTTAGGAATGGAAGTAATGCACGAAAGAAATGCACACAACTTCCCATTAGACCTTGCTTCTGCAGAGTCTACAACAGTTGCTTTAACAGCACCTGCAATTGGTTAATTACTTAACCCAAAACAACTCAAGGGGTCGCAAGACCCCTTTTTCATAGGAAAAATTAATGGTAGCATCTACTTTACAAGCACCTACAAGGGGTTGGTTTGATGTACTTGATGACTGGTTAAAGAGAGACCGTTTCGTATTCATCGGATGGTCTGGTCTTATACTTTTACCTTGTGCTTACCTTTCTATCGGAGGTTGGTTCGTTGGAACTACTTTCGTAACAAGTTGGTATACACACGGTATTGCATCTTCATATCTTGAAGGAGCAAACTTCTTAACAGCAGCAGTGTCAACACCTGGTGATGCAATGGGTCATAGTCTTATGTTCCTTTGGGGACCAGAGGCACAAGGTTCATTCGTTCGTTGGTTACAACTCGGTGGACTCTGGAACTTCGTAGCACTTCACGGTGTATTCGGACTCATAGGTTTTATGTTAAGACAGTTTGAAATTGCAGGTCTTGTTGGGATTCGTCCTTACAACGCACTCGCATTTTCAGCAGTTATCGCAGTCTTCACTAGCATCTTTTTAATCTACCCACTAGGGCAGCATAGTTGGTTCTTCGCACCATCATTCGGTGTCGCAGCAATCTTTCGTTATATCTTATTCATTCAAGGTTTCCACAATATAACTCTCAATCCATTTCATATGATGGGTGTAGCAGGTATATTAGGTGGAGCATTACTCTGTGCCATTCACGGTGCAACAGTACAGAACACTTTGTATGAAGATACTTCAGTCTATACTGATGGTAAGGTTCAGAGTTCTACATTCAGAGCATTTGACCCTACACAGGAAGAAGAAACTTATAGTATGATTACAGCAAACAGATTCTGGTCACAGATATTTGGTGTTGCTTTTTCAAACAAAAGATTCTTACACTTCCTTATGTTGTTCGTACCTGTGATGGGTATGTGGACATCATCAATCGGTATTGTAGGTCTTGCACTTAACTTAAGAGCATACGATTTTGTATCTCAAGAGATAAGAGCAGCAGAAGACCCAGAGTTCGAGACTTTCTATACAAAGAATATTCTTCTTAATGAAGGTATGAGAGCTTGGATGTCATCTGTTGACCAACCACACGAGAACTTCGTGTTCCCAGAGGAAGTATTACCAAGAGGTAACGCACTCTAAACTAAAATCAATATTTGATTACATTTACCTCGGAAAAAATTTCGGGGTATTTTTTTGCCCTTTAGACTTTTTTTTATTTCCTAAATAAAAATAACTCACAATAGTTTATGGGCATTCTCCATTCTTCTAAAGCGTATGTTTTTAACTTACAAACAACAAGTTCAGCAGAGGCAAAGAGATTATGGAGGAAAGACGTAAAAGAGAAATGGCACTTTAAATGTGCATATTGTGGTGATGGTAATAATTTGACAATGGATCACGTTGTTCCTAGATCAAAAGGTGGAACAGACTTTACAAAAAATGTAGTCTGTTGTTGTTCTAACTGTAATCACAGTAAAGGGCATCAACCTTGGGAAGAGTGGTACTTAAATCAAGAGTTTTTCTCATATGAGAAATACCAAAAGATTAGAGAATGGATGGAACCAGATCCACCAACAGACTTATTTCAGTATCGTCCGAGAAGGAATAACGCTACTTGAATAAATAAATCAGCAGTATATACTGCATACATCGGTAAATACCGTATATAAATGGCAACTCCTTTTAAGTTAAAAAGGTCTGCAGTCACAGGCAAGCGTCCTGGTTTAGACGATATGCAGATCGGAGAACTAGCAATTAATTTTTATGATGGTCATCTATTCGCAGAAAGAGACACTCAAGGTGTCGGAATAGGAACAACTGTCGCACTACTTACCCCTTGGATAGAGAACTATGGTGGTGGGTCAATAAACTATAATGGAATTGTAACTGCCACTTCATATCACGGTAATCAAGTAATCGGAACTCCTGCAGGTGGATTTAAGTCAGGAGCGTTTACGATAGGTAATGCAGATCATACAAAAGATTCAATCAACGAATTAAATTTTATATTAGGAAAGTTAGTACCAACTGCACCTGATACATTTGCTGCTGCAAGTGTATCTTTAACAGGAACTGCAGGAAATGGTAGATTATGTCAAGGATTTACACCAACTAATAATACAGGTGGTTCAGCACCATCAGCAGGTACACAATATACAAGGAATACAGATAGTACAATTACAACCAACTATCTTAACGATTACGGACCAGGCGATAATGGCACAGTCACTGGATTTGTAAACGCAGTCGGAGTTGGAACTACAACATTAACTACAGGTACAGATAACGCAACAACAGGTGCAGTTCAGATAAATGACAACAAAGATGCATCAGAATCAACAAGAAATTCAGGTATTACATCACAGTTTTATCAAGTATATGATGTAAGATTAGTAAATGCAGCATCACCAGACGGATATAATAAGGCATTTTTAACTCACGGTTCAGCAACAACTGGTGAGGTTTTCTGGTATGAAGACCCAAGTACAGTCAGTGCTCCTGTAATTTCATTCAGTGGTGTAACAACACCTGCATCACAAACAGTTGCATATTCATCTGGTATCGCACACTATACAGAGTCAGCAAATAATACATTTACATATGTTCTGACAGTCACAAATGCATCAGGTGATATGTACACTCAAAATACATTCCTATCCTCTGATGGACAAGGTAGTGCATTCCAAAACTCTGGAAGTAAAAGTTATACAAACTTTACAGGTGGAACCAATCCACCAGCAAGGAACTACGGGGTTGGTGCAGGTGTAACAACACTAATATCAAGTGTTCCAAGAAATATACACGCAACGGTTACATCAAATCATTTTACTAGATATGATGCAAGCACACCTTATGGATCTCATAATAATCAGAGAGTCAGTTACAGTACAAATTTAAATATTATGGGAACATCAGCAACAACATCACAAGTGGACGAAGATAATATATTAGTTTCATCTTTAGGTACAGGTTCAGGAAATGCAATCAGAGTAAATGCAGGTGCAACTGGTGATACACCTTCACCTATATCATCTACTTTCAATGCAAGTGCAACACCTGCTGTTTATGAAGCAATTGTAAGGGGTGGAACATTAAGACACGACCAGACAAACTATACATCATACTTACCAGTTGGTCTTAATCTATCATCAGGTAGAAGTGGCACACAATATTTCCAAATGCTGATTACAAGAGCTGCTGTATCTCAAATGAATATAGTTGTTACTGGAACTTATGCAGGATGTTTTGTATGTCTTCCAGAAAACTCAACTTGGACTACTGGATTAAGTAGTACAAATGGTTGGGCAGATATGTTTGACGCATATTCTGGTGCAGGGTAATCCGAATAATGCTGACAATGGATGTGCCGTTTGGTACAGTGATGTCAGGGTCGAGTGGCACATTTACTTGTGTGTTTGGTGAAGAATCATCATCAAATGGTAACAACAAAATTTTGGTTCGATTTAAATTGACTTCTGGACAGTCGATTTCTACAGTCAGATTCACATCATAGAGGTATAATTAAGTGGCAGTAACAGACCAACAAAAACTCGACTTTCTACTCAAGAAAATTGGTTTCACAAAAACCAAGACTGGTTCCGTTGTCGGAACTGGTGCGATAAGTGGTACTGGAAAGCAACCCTTTGCTGAAGCGATACCATCACCTCTGATTATTGCAAATGGTGCACTATGGAATGAGAGTGGTTCAATATCCACAACACCACCTGGTTCTGATACTGCACAAGTTAAAGTATATCTTGCTGGAACTTCTGGATTAAGAATGACAGCAGACTCTACGAGTTCTGGTCAACGTGCTTATATTGCTTACACAACTTATAATGATGCTTCATCTACAAGATTAACTAACTGGATTGATACCCAGTTTGGTGCAAGTTATCTAATTAAAGTATATAAAGGAGATCCAAATTCAGGTGGTGTTGCATTATCTGCTGCTGGTTCAGGTTCAAATGATGGTTGGTTCTTTGATTATTCTGCTGGTGTACTAAACTTTAATGATACAAGCGTTCCCAGTGGTGTTACTGATACAAACATATACATTGTAGGTTACAGATACATTGGTAGTACTGGTGCTCCTACACCAACTGGTGGTGGTAATTTTACATATAATGACCTTGTAGTATCACGTAATTTTCAAGTAGCGGGACTTTCAACCTTCAATGGTCTTGTTGATATTAATGCAGGAGGTCAAGCAAATACATTTAAAGTTGAAGATTTAACATCTGGTAGAGTTGTACTTGCTGGAACTGGTGGTGAATTAGAAGATAATGCTAACCTAACATTTAATGGATCTACTCTTACAGTAGGTGGAAATGTATCTGCAGTTGATGGAACATTCAGTGGAAATGTTACTGCAGTCGATGGAACATTTAGTGGTAACGTATCCATTGGTGGAACATTAACATATGAAGATGTAGTTAACGTAGATTCAGTTGGTATCATAACTGCACAAGCAGGTATTCGTGTTACTGGTGGTGTAATTGAAGCACAAGCAGGTGAGAATAAAATACCATCATTATATTCTGCAATGGGTAATCTTCCATCTGCTGGAAGTTATCATGGTATGTTTGCTCACGTTCACGCAACAGGTAGAGGATATTTTGCACACGCAGGTAATTGGTTAGAATTAGTTAATAGAGAAATCAATGGTGTAGTTGGAACAGGAACAGAGACATATACTATTGGTAATTTAGTTTCAACATCTTCGACTGCAACATCATTGAATGTTTCAGGAGTTACAACTGTTGTTACTTTAGATGTAAATGGTGATTTAGATGTAGATGGACATACAGAGTTAGACAACGTTAATATTGTTGGTGTAACAACATTTAATCATGCAGCTAATGCTATCCACCCATTAAAAATAATTAGCAATAATAACACTGGAGGTCTTTCCACATACTTATTCACTACTGGTAATGGCGTTCACGATATTAGATTTGAACAAAGGTACAACGGTAACTGGACTCCTACTACTAACCGACATATGAGATTGGTGTGGTCTGCACCAAATGAGAATAATTTTAGTTCTACAAATGGAGATATATTTTCTATAAACCCAAGCACTACTACTGGCGGTGGTTTAAGTCGAATAGATTTTAAACTAACAGATAGCACTACTGGATTAGTAGACTCATATAGGATGGCTTATGAATATCATAAATTTAATATAAAAGGAATTGTAGCACTTGAGGTAACTGAAACTGGAATTGGTATTACTGAGAGGTTATATCATCGGGGCGATACTGATACCTTTCTTGCTTTTCCTCAAGGTAATGTTATTGATTTTTACGCAGGTTCTGAAACAGATCGAAGGATAAACATTACAAGTAGTAGAGTAAGGTTTGAGAATTTATCTACTGGAGTGGATATAAATGCAGACTTAGATGTAGATGGTCATACAAATTTAGATAATGTTAGCATAGCTGGTGTTACCACAATGAGTGGAGATTTAACAATTACTGGGGCTCAACCAGCTTTAAATTTTATAGATAATGGACAAAACCCTGATTATAAACTTTACAACAACAATGGAGCATTAAGACTTTACGATATAACAAATACTGCTGATAGATTAGTAATAAACACAGATGGTCACGTTGATGTAACTGGCAATTTGGATGTTGGTGCAGGTATTGATGTCACAGGAAATGCTAATATAAGTGGAGACTTAGATGTAGATGGTCATACAAACCTAGACAATGTTAGTGTTGCTGGTGTTACAACCTTTGCTGCAAACGCAAGATTTAATAGCACAATTACTGCTGGTGGTGCAACTGGATCAAATGGACAATATTTAAAAACAACAGGAACTGGTGTCGAATGGGCATCATTCCCAACAATGAGAACTAACCAGACATTTACTGCATCTGCTGGTCAAACAACATTCTCGTTCAGTTATACTGTTGGATTTTTAGATGTATTTGTTAATGGTGTTAAGTTAAGTTCAAGTGAATTTACTGCATCAAATGGTAGTTCAGTAGTATTAAGTGTTGGATCTTTTGTTGGTGATATTGTTGAACTTATTTCATACTACACCGTGTCTGGTGGCGGTGGTGGTGGAGGAGGTATCTCTAATGTTGTTGAAGATACTACACCTCAACTTGGTGGTAACTTAGATATTTTCAATAAGTCAATTACAGGAACAGGTAATATAAACCTTACTGGTATCGTAACTGCTACTAATTTTGTTGGTGATGGTTCGGGGCTAACTGGTATTACTGCTTCTGGTTCAGGAGTTGTTGTAAAGAATAGTGGTTCAGTTGTTGGTACTGCTGGAACAATTGATTTTGGTGATAATTTATCTGTATCTCCTGCATCTGCTGGTATTGTAACCATTACAGGATCTGCTGGAGTATCAACAAGTCAATTTGATGTTAATAAGTTAGATGTATCTGGTATATCGACATTCAAGAGTGCAGTTGATATCAACGCAGATATAGATGTAGATGGACATACCAATTTAGATAATGTAAGTATCTCTGGAGTTGTAACTGCAACAACATTTGTAGGTGCAGTAACTGGTAATGTTACTGGAAATGCAACAGGATTAAGTGGTAATCCATCAATTAATATTACAGATTTAGATGTCGATGGTCATACAAATTTAGATAATGTTAATGTTGCTGGAGTAACTACTTTTGCGAGTGCAGTGGTTGCATCTGATATACAATCAAATGCTTTAAGTTTAAAAAATGCTGCTGGTAGTGCAACTTATGCAACCTTTGCGAATGGTGGTGCTTCTGTTCTTAAGTTTAATAACACTGATAGATTAGCAACAACAAACGCAGGTGTGACTGTAACTGGAACAGTTTCTGCGACTGCATTTAGTGGAGATGGAAGTGCACTAACTGGAATATCTGCTGGTTCAACTTCTGAAGTAAGAGCAAATACTTTAGTTGTTACAGGTGTATCTACATTCTCTGATACAGTTACAATCACAAAGGCAGCAAGTCCTTTAAAAGTTAATACTTTAACTACAAATGCTGCTATTGAGATACAAAGAAGTGGAAGTACAAAAGCATATCTTACACCAGAGAGTGGTGAGTTTAGAATACAAACATATAGTAGTGAAGATATAGCACTTCAAACTAATACTGGTGGTGGAACTGCTGGTGATATTACATTCAAGAGTGTAGATACTGAAATTTTTAAAGTAAAGGGTACTGGTAATGTTGGTATTCACAGCACTGTTCCAACAAGTAGATTAGATGTTGTTGGTGATGCAAAAGTTTCTGGTGTTGTAACAGCAACAACATTTGTTGGTGCTTTAACAGGTAATTCAGATACATTCACAGTAACTGCAAACAACTCTACAAATGAAACTGTATATCCAGTCTTTGTTGACGGTGCTACTGGAAGTCAAGGTGCAGAAACAGATACAGGATTAAATTATAATCCAAGTACAGGTGCACTTTCATCACTCAAATTTATTGGTGATGGTTCAGGACTAACTGGAGTTACTGGTTCAGGAACTGGTATTGCAATTAAGAATAGTGGTTCAGTTGTTGGTACTGCTGGAACAATCAACTTCGGTGATAATTTAAGTGTATCTGCAATTTCTGGTGGTTCAGTAACTGTAACTGCAACTTCTGGCATCTCTACGATTAGTGGTGTTGTGAATATTGCTAATGATTTAGATGTAGATGGACATACCAATTTAGATAATGTAAGTGTTGCAGGTGTAACAACTTTTTCAAGTGACGTTGTTATTAGTAGCACTGGACCTAAAATAAGTTTAAATGATACAAACAACAATCCTGACTATGACATATTAAATACTGATGGAACTTTCCAAGTTAACGACACTACAAACGGTTCTGTTAGATTCAGAATTAATAGTGGTGGTCGAGTTGATATACTTCAAAATCTTGATGTTGGAAGCAATATAAAATTAGGAAACGCTGGTGTTGTAACTGCAACTTCTTTTGTTGGTGATGGTTCAAACTTAACTGGAGTAACACCTGCTATTGGTATTACAACTAACCTTTCAGGATCATTTACTGCAAGTGCTGGATCTGCAGCAACAATCAATACTTTAACTGGGTATAGTGCAAATGATTTAGTTGTTGAGTATACAATATACATTAAGAATGGAAGTGACTTCCAATCACAAAAACTATTAGCAATGAGAGATGGTACAACAATTCACTCAACACAGTTTGCAGTGATGTTTAGTTCTTCACTATTAGTTCAATGTGATGCAACAATCAGTAGCGGTAATATATTATTAAGAGCAACTCCTGAAACTGGAGTTTCTGGTTCAACAACCTATAAAATAAAACGTGAGGTTATGTAATGTACAAATATACTCTTGCTGTTACAAGTGCCGAGTATTGGAATACAATTCACAACGTATTAATAGTTGACTCAAATGAAGATGGTATTCCAGACCGAAAGGTAGATTGTTCTGATACGAAAGAACATAGTCCGACTCGTGGAACTTATTGGTTGACACACGAAGAGGCAACTGGTATATCAACTCACCCACAAGTCAAATGGATTGAGTTATCTCCGTCAGATTATCGTGAGGTATATCCAGATCCTGAACCTGATACAAAAAGATTTCGTAAGAATGTAAAGGTATATCGTGATTTAAGTGCAAGTCCACCTCCTACACCTGCGACATCTGCAGAAGCTGATAGAACTAACTGGGCAGTTAAAAGAGTTGGTGTTACAACAAATGGAGATGGTTGGCCGAATGTAAATGGTAATCCAACAGCGATTACAAGTGATATAAGTTATAGTTTAACTGGAAAAAATGTTGATTTAATTATACAAGATTCAGGAGTTCTACAATATCATCCTGAATTTTTAGATGATGATGGTAAGTCAAGAGTCAGAGATATAATACTTGATGGTCCTTACTATATTGATCCAAGTTACTTTACATCAAATAGTTACACATATACAAAACCCGATGGTAGGATAGGAATTACAACTGCATCTGCACACTCTTGGTGGGAAAATTCAAGCAATCGTTCAGGTTCTTTTTCATCAGTTGGTACAATTTCAGTTCCTGATGCATATACAGTTGCAAACTCATTAGGTATTGGTGGCTCATCACATACAATGACTAGTTCACACGGAACTGCGTGTGCTGGATTATCTGCTGGTCGAAATTTTGGTCTTGCTTTTGAATCAAACATATGGACTATATCAATATTTTCTCCTGCGAATATATCAACTGAAGCATCTTATGATGCAATAAAAATATTACATCAAAACAAACCTATTACTGCAGGTCGTAAAAATCCAACAGTTGTAAATGGTAGTTGGGGATATTATGCAGGATTTAATTCAGGCACTCAAGTTTATTATAGTTTTAAAGGAAGTGAAGGTAATTTTACTGGGTATAATTCAAGTAGTACTGGTGTACAGGCACTAGCATATGGATTAGATAATGGTACTGTTTATAATAAACAATTTGCCACATCCTCAAGATCAAACTCTATTGAAACTGCTGGAGATGAAATGTCAGCAGCTGGTGTTATTTTTGTAACTTCAGCTGGCAATGATAATCAAAGATTAGGTATAGGTTCAGATGACCCTCATATAAATGATTATCTTACAACTCTGAATAGTGCTGATACAAGATCAGGAATCCCACAATATTCTGGTGGTGGCACCTGTCCTTCAGGACATCGTAATTGGATTCATCCATCTAACGTTGGATTTGATCATGTAAGAGATATTCACCCTGCTATTTGTGTTGGAGCAATGGAAGAGTATATTGGAACTATTGGTGGAAGTGCCGATTTTAAAGAACAAAAAGCATCATATTCAAATAATGGTCCAGGTGTTGATGTCTGGGCACCTGCAGATGAAACATTGTCTGCTGGAATGAGAGCAGCAAATGGCGACCAGTTAGGGACAGATACAAATTACCCAAGGTATAGTTCTAATTTTGTTGATATGTATTTCAATGGAACATCAGCAGCATCTCCTGTTGTTGCTGGAATGGTGGCATTATTTTTAGAATCAAAACCAGATGCAACATCTGCTGAAGTATTAGATTTTATAAAAGAACAAGGTTCAAAAGTACTTCCAGCATCCGAGTGGTCTGACCCATATCCAAGTGATTCTGATGCAGATTATTGGAGACAAGCATATAATAATCGTGGAGCAGCGAGTAGAGTATTATTTGATCCAACTGCTTCGGATACTGAAGTAAAAATTTCTGGTGTGGAAATCACTGGTATATCATTCCAACAAACATAAATAATCAAAAAGTCATATGGCAGAGAAGGGTTTTGGTGTAAAGGAGATTAATTTGATTGGTGCGTCAGGAACACCAACGATTGAGAGTCCTAACAATTTAAATTTAAACGCTGTTAATGTTGCGATTAGTACAAACGCAACTATTGGTGGAACTCTTGCTGTGTCTGGAAATGTTTCTGTTGGTGGAACATTAACATATGAAGACGTAACTAATATAGATTCAGTGGGTGTTATAACAGCAAGAGAGGGAATAAAAATACCTGATGATAAGTATGTATATCTTGGATCTGATAATGATTTAGAAATTACGCATACTGGTAGTAATGGAAATATTAATAATAAAACAGGTGATTTAGTTATAAGAACTCTAGGTTCTGGTGATGATATTTTTATAGATGCTGTTGATGATGTTAATATAAGAGTTCAATCCACTGATAATGCTATTACTTGTATTGGTGATGGAGCTGTAACTTTACACTATAATGGTGGTGCAAAATTAGCAACTACTAATACAGGTGTGAATGTAACAGGAACTCTCGCTGCAACTGCAGTAACGGGTGATGGTTCAGGATTAACAAGTTTACCTGCAGCAACTCCAACTGACTCTGATATTCAGGTTGTATATACTGTCACTGCAAACGGTTCTTCTGCATATCGTTTTGCTGGTAATGGTGTTGTAAGTACAGCAGATGACCCAGATTTATATTTAATACGAGGACAGAAATATCGTTTCATTAATAATTCAGGCGGTTCACATCCATTCCAAATTCGTGAAGCATCAGGTGGTACAGCATATAGCACAGGTGTAACAAACAACGGAGCATCATCGGGTAATATTGATTTTGCACCAACCTTTGATTCTCCAGCACAATTAGTTTATCAGTGTACTTCACACTCTGGAATGGTTGGTAATATCTATTTAAGAGATGCTGCTGGTGGTAATACAACTGTAGGAGTAAGTACTTTTAGTGGTAAAGTAACCATTGAGAGTTCTGTCAACCCTACTTATAATAAAGGTAATTTCGGACCAGGAAGTTTAACTTTACAAAACAACTCTGCTGATAACACTGTTGATTTCTCACAAGGTATAGTATTCACTGATAATGCAAATAATGAAAGTAATGGAGGATGGGTACATGCAGCCATCTGTACTGTAGGAACCACTGGATATAATGGTAATATAATTTTTGGAGTTGATGGTAATGGTGCTGCAAATAATAACTTGTCTGGTATAACTGAACAACTTCGCATTGCAAATGATGGGTTTGTATCTTTTGGCGGTGATGCTGATTTAGGTTTTATAAGATCTGGAACTAATACACTTCAATGTAAAACAAATGGTACTTTATGTACAGAGTTTGCTGCTAACCAAAGAGTAAGAATGCCACAAGTGTATAGCACAAATGGTTCTAATATGAGAGATGTTCAGATAGAATCTGATGGTACATTATGTGCAGGTAATACTTCTATTCGTTTATCTAAAAAGAATATTACATCTCAATCAGATGTTTCTTGGTTATACAATTTAAATCCAGTTACTTTTAATTACAGAAAAAAAATTGTTGATAAGGTCACTGGTGAACATACTTACTTGGAAGAGGTAGAGGAAGAAACTTCTTATGGATTAATAGCAGAAGAAGTTGAAACTATTAAAAAAGATTTTTGTTTTTACAATAATAATAAATTAGCAGGGGTTCATTATAACCAATTAATTACTCCTTTATTAAAATCTTTGCAAGATCAAAAGAAAGAGATTGATATTCTTAAGGCAGAGGTTGCTGCCCTCAAAGCTAAATAACTAAAAAAATAATATGGCAAAGAACAGAGAATTATCACAAGTCGGAAATTTTATAACGGTCAATGACTCGTCGGGTGCTATTGGCATAGCAAACTCTGTTGGAATTAATACGACTACACCTACAGGTTCTTATGCATTGGATGTTCACGGTACTATAAATAGTAACACTGATGTTCAAGTAAATGGTGTCTCACTCGCAACACAAGGTGATGCAACAGCACTTGCAATCGCACTAGGATAAAATGGCAAATACCTTTAAATTAAAAACAAAAGCGAACGTTGGTATTACAACTCAAAATGTTTATGTTGTTCCAAGTGCAACCACAACTGTTGTAATTGGTATTACACTCGCAAATACTTCTGGAACTGGTTGTCTGGTTGGAGTTGGAATTACTCGTCCATCTACAGATGATGTTAAGTTATTAAAAAATGCTCCAATTCCTCAAGGATCATCTCTTGAATTTATGGCAGGAAATAAAGTTGTATTGGAAACTTCAGACACATTAACAGTAGATAGTGATCAAAATAATAGTATTGATGCTTCATTAACAATAATGGAGATAACATAAGATGGCATTAACCCGCATTACAAAGGGTGTCATCAAACCCAACGAGAATTACGATACACATAATATAAATTCAACAGGTATTGTTACTTCAGTTGGATTGGATGTAAATGGAAACGCAGATATAAGTGGAAGTTTGTCAGTTGGTGGTGTACTGACTTATGAAGATGTAACAAGTATTGATTCAGTTGGTATTATAACTGCTCGAACTGGATTAGTTTCACCATATGCAGATATAGATGATTTTGTAAGTGTAGGAAGTAATATTCATTTAGGTAATGCTGGTGTTGTAACTGCAACAAGTTTTGTAGGAAGTGGTGCTGCATTGACAGGTATTGATGCAACTTCAATTAAAGACTCTGGTGGAAATGTAAAGATACAGGCACAAGCATCAGGTGCGATTCATTCTGGTATATCAACATTCTCAGATGATGTAACATTTACAGGAGCAAACTATAATGTCGTATGGGATAAGTCAACTAACAGATTAAAATTTGATGCTGATGCACAATTAAGATTTCAGGATAGTTCATTTAGAATTTACCATGATGGTTCTGGAACTTCTTTTATTAGAAATACATCTACAAATCTTAGAATAACCTCTGATATTTTTAGAGTTAGAAAAAATAATGACAGCACTCATTATATTAATTGTGGATCAAATCGTGTTCAGTTATATGAAAGTGGTAATGAGAAATTAGCAACCACTAGCACTGGAGTCAACGTCACTGGTAATGTTGTTGCCACAGGAGCAGATATTAATGGAGATTTAGATGTAGATGGTCATACAAATTTAGATAATGTAAGTATCGCTGGAGTTACAACATTTAGTGATGATCTTACATTAACTGGAGCATCATATAATGTCTTATGGGATAAATCAGATAATCAATTAGAGTTTGGAGATAATGCAAAGTTATCTTTCGGTGGATCGTCGGATATGCAGTTGTATCATGACTCAAATAATAGTTACATTGATGATTCTGGTAACGGAAGTTTATTTTTACAAAGTAGTGGAACAGGTATATATTTTCAAGTCATAGGTGGGTCAAATAGAATGGCCGACTTTAATGTTGGAGGAGATGTTAAACTATATCACAACGCAAATTCAAAATTACGCACAACAAACACAGGAGCACAAATAGATACCATTCTTAAATTATATGGAGCTGCTGGAACTGGAGGAGGTAAATTACAATTAGCAGAAGGTGGAGCAACAAGTGAAATAGGAGTTGAAAGAAGCACTGATACAAGTAGTTCATTACTATTTGGTACAGAGATTAGTGGAACTACAGCCACGAGAGCAAAGATTGATACTGCTGGACACTTTATACCTGCTACTGATAGCACATATGATTTAGGATTAACTGGAACAAGATGGAGAAATTTATATGCAGATACTTTATATGGTGATGGTTCTAACTTAACTGGTATAACAGGAACAACAATAAACAATAATGCAGACAATCGAATAATAACTGGTTCAGGAACTGCGAATACTTTAAATGGTGAAGCAAACATACTTTGGGATGGAGCAACATTAAAAATAGGAAATACTGAATCTCCCTCAAATTATAATAGTGCTTCCGATAATATAATGATAGGTAATCACTCTGGACATGGTGGTATTACTATACTATCAGGAACAAGTAGTGGTGGATTCATTATGTTCTCTGATAATAATGGAGGAAGTGCAAACGCATATCGTGGTCAGATTGAATATCAGCACGGTGGTTCAGATCCTGATCATATGCGGTTCCTTACTGATTCAACTGAACATCTTCGCATTAGATCAAAGGGAGCACTCATGATAAGTGGTACTGATACTAGTGGTAGCACTGATATGAAACACGGATCTGAAAGTGGTGGTGGTGATTCAAACTCAATTTATATTCCGAGAGCAAATTCTACGTTTGATTGGAAGGGTGGAATGGTCATGCGTGGTGTTGGTGGTACTTGGGGATTAAGAATATCCGCACAAGGTGCTATGACTACAAATTCTGATACTACTGGTGAAATATTTGGTGTACACCCAGTTGAACCCACTAACCCTACTCATGCTCAAAGTACAGTAGCTGATGCAGTTACTGATGCATACTTCCGTGTGATGGGTAATGCAAAGATATTTGCTACAGTTCCAATCTATCAATCAGGTGCAAAACCATTCTATTATAATGCAACTGCAATTACATCGAATGAAACGATTACAACATCATATAATGCAATGTGTGTCGGAAATATGACGATAAATAGTGGAGTAACAGTCACTGTAAATAGCGGTGCTCGTTGGGTGATAGTCTGATGGCAAAATTAAAAACAAACGGAGTAACAGATACATCTGGTAATCAGTATGGATTTATAAACGGACAAATAATTCAAGTTCGTAATTACATGTATACTGATATATACGAAGATACCATAACAAGTGAAAGAGATCTGCCTGGAATTTTGGGTAATGGATTAGCTGGAATTAAAACTCATAGTAATCGGAATTGGATACAGTTTGAGGCAACGATACACGCTGGTCAAAATGACACTTGGCGAACTCAAGGATATCGTGTATATTGGAGAGTAGGTCAGAGTGGAAGTTGGAATGCTTTAAATAGTGCAAATTTTACATCAACAACTTATATTGAAGGAAGTAATGGTCATTGTCGTTCAACAAGTACGATTGCACGATTTGATCCAGTAGCGGGGTCTTCTGCTTCGGTTGGTGATAATGTTTATTTCAAAATATCATTTGAAGGACATGATAATGGAAATGGATTACACATTAATAAAAACTCATCACAAAATACCACTGCACAGGAAAACTCATTTTCTGTTGCATCAACAATGACACTTAGTGAATTATGGAGGGATAGTTAATGAGCACGGTAATTGCAAATTCAGTATTAAGACCTGGTGATGATAAAGTAATACTTCGTAAATCAGGTTGCATTATGCAAAGTCAACAATATGAGTATAGTAGTGTATATGAAAATAGTAATTCAAATAATGTTGAAAGTGATATGCCTGGTGTTTTAGGTAATGGTAGTGCAACCATTACACCATATTTTACAAGCAGTAAGATATTATTTACTGGATTGATACATTGTGGACATGAATCTACTTGGAGAAGTAATTTCTTCAAAACTTTTTATCGTATAAACAGTGGTAGTTGGACTCAATTTTCTGGTGGTTTTGGTAGTAATTTATATTCAGGTACAAATTCAATGTCTCAGACAATTAAATGTTCTTACCTCCTAAGTCCATCTTATTCTTCTGGTAACTCAATTGGATTTAAAATTAGACATATTGGTCACGCAAATGGAGGTACTCTGCATTTAAATCAAATTAATTTAACAAATACGACTGCTGCCAATAATGTGATTAATGCTCACTCTAAGATTTATTTACAGGAGGTGGCACAATGAGTGAAGTTGTAGTATCAAAAATACATTCACAAGCATCTGACCAGTATCTATGTGCTGCAGATGAACCTGGTTCAATTCTTCAGGTTAAGATGTTTGAATATACATCTGTTCATGAAGACAATGCTAATAATGAAAAAGAAAGAGATATGCCTGGTATTTTAGGTAATGGAGGGATGTTTATAGAATGTGAAGTAGGAAATCGTATCTTGGTTGAATGTAACATGCAATTGGGGCAAGAGTCTACTTGGAGATCAATTTTTATGAGAGTTTATTGGAATGGTGGTATGAACCGAGCACCAAGTGGACAACAAGTTTCTGGTGGTAATGGTGCAAATACAACATCAATCACCAACAGTGCCCGTCCAGATGATTCATTACTATGGGCAGGGGGTAGTGGTCATAATTATACTCAAAATTATAGTGGAATGTTACATACAGCAAATTGGACTGTTCTCACTCCTCCTGTGATAAATAAAGGTGCAGTTAATTTTAGAATGACTCAAGTTGGACACAACCAAGGAAACACGTTACACCTTAATCAAAATAACACGACTAATTCAGGTGGTGCCAATAATGCTATTCAGTGTGCATCAACAGTCATATTAAAGGAGGTTTATTATCCATGAACGTATCACAAGCAATACGAAGTCTTATACCAAATGCAAAATTTACAATTACGAACGGTGATTATTCTACAATTGAATGGAGTGATAGTCGCACACAACCAACACAAGGTGAAGTAAATACTGAAGTGAGTCGTTTGATCGCTGCAGAACCAATGAGACTCTTAAGAGTTGAAAGAGATAAGTTACTTACAGAGACCGATTGGGTTTCTACAAAGTCAATTGATACTGGTGTGGGTATATCAACAGATTGGAAAACATACCGACAATCACTAAGAGACTTACCTTCAAGTGCAAGTCCTGTGATCGATTCTTCTATTATGTGTGGTATATCAAGTGTCACTTGGCCAACGAAGCCATCATAAATAGTCAAAAAGTAATATGGCGATAACCATAAGTGGTGCTAATAATGTAGATAAGATTCTGGCAACGGATGGAGTCTTAGATTCAATATCAGGATTTAATGTAGTCGGTGTGATGACTGCAGGAACTTTTGATGTGACTGGAAAAACAACTACTGGTCATCTTAATATTGGAAGTAATATACAGATAGGAAACGCAGGTATTATAACTGCAACAACATTAATTGGAAATGTAACAGGTAATATAAATGCTACATCCAATCTTCTTCTTCAGATTGGTGGTAGTGAAAAATTTAGAGTCGCATCTTCAGGTCAGTTAGGAATTGGTGGTGCAAACTATGGATCTGCAGGTCAGGTATTAACAAGTGGTGGTTCAGGTAGTGCACCGACTTGGAGTACGATTGCATCAGATAAAATCACAGAAGGAAATACAGAAGCAGAAGTAGTAGATACAGGATCAGACGGATATTTCAAAGTTACAACTGAAGGTAGTGAAAGGCTTCGCATCGACTCAAGTGGAGACGTGCTGATCGGCACAACTGATGATGCCATTTACGGTGATAGTTCAGGTGAAGGTATAGTTCTACGTAGTGGAGAGTGTATTGATATTAATAGGACTGGTGACTCTATGCTGAACTTAAACAGACTGGGTAGTGATGGTCCAATTATGAATTTTCGTCGTGATGGTTCTGTAAAGGCTGCTCTTGGCACAAGAAGTAATGCGTTCTGTATTGATGTTAATGGTTCAGAAAGACTTCGCATCAGATCAGATGGAAAATTAGGTATAAACACAACAACTACCAATGATTCAAGTGAACTGTTATGTCTCATGGGACCAAGTGGTGATAATGCAACCATAGGAATTAAATGTAATAGCACCACTCATGCTGGAATACTTGGTTTCCATGACACAGCTGGAACTTTTAGAGGAAGAGTACAATATAGTCATAATACCGATCACATGCAGTTTAATACTGCTGGTAGTGAAAGACTTCGCATCGGATCGAATGGTTTATTAACTGTTAATGCAACCACTTATGATGCTTTAACAATAAACACAACTGAAAATGGAACAAATGGCCCACAAGTACAACTCACACACATTTCGGCATCACCTGCTGCTGGTGATTATGTTGGTCAATTAAGATTTAGTGGAAAGGATAGTGCTGGTAATACAGATCTTTATAGTAGAATTAGCACAGTCATAGATGATCCTACAAGTGGTCAGGAAACTGCACATTTACAATTTTCTACAAGAGGTGCAGCAGCATTTAATCCTATACTGCGTCTGAAAAACAGAGGTACTGCAAGTGCTCCAAGTTATACCACAGATGATATTAATGGTATCATTCTTGATGTTTATAATACAGGAAATCCATATCCAAGATATATGAATTTCATTGCTAAAAGTGCTGGAAACACTGATAGTAATATTGGATTCTGGACTGAAGCAGTTGGTGGTTCTCCAACAGAAAAACTTCGTATCGCATCAGACGGTTTTATAGGTATCGGTGAAGATGATCCACAGACAAAACTTGATGTCAGGGGAACTATTTCCACTGGAAGAAACGTTGCGAGAGAGTTAGGTACAATCATTAATATAAGTGCAAACTATGATGGTTCAAGAGTTGGTGGTAATGTAATAAATGGTAATAAAAATTATGAGGCTGGTGCTGATTGGCTTGTTAATTTTCCTGCTAATGCTAACCTCACCATTGATTTAGGATCATCAATACAATGTGATAGATTTGTAATATACAACCAGAATGAATATCAAGATTCAAAAAGAGAAGTTAAAAACTTTACTCTTGAGGGTTCTAATGATAATTCATCTTGGACAACTGTTCTTGATGATAATTGTGGAGCATCAGGTGCTCATGAACCAAATCCAGGTTTTAGTTTTAGAATGCCAGCAAGTTACTACGATGATGACGAAGGTGTAACTTATCGTTACTGGAAATTTACTATGAAGACTTTCCACGGAAGTGATGGTTATGGTGGAGTCATGGAATTGGAATTGTATGCACATTCTACAACCATTCATGGAACGAGTGAAATAATTACTAGTTCTTTGGTTGCTGGAGACACTTCTGCTGAAACACTTCAAGGTATCAAACGTTTATATGCCTCGAAGGGAATGAACATTTACACTTCTGGAATTAGTGATACTTGGGAAATTACAGAGACAGGACAAACCACAAATGGTAGTTACATAGATAAAAGCACGATAAGACATAAGAGAGGTGTGATGGCAGTATCATCCTCCTATAATTCTGGAGACTTATTCATCAGAATTGATAATCTATATCCTTTATCAGGTAATGCTTGGTGGGTTTGTGGATTAACTATATTGTCAAATGAAATTCAAGGAGGTCAGGGAGGTGCACACCATTATGTGACCAGTCTTCAACTTATGGGTTTGGGTACTTGGAATAGTGTTAGCACACAAAATATCGTGGGTAGCATGAGTGTATCGGTCAATCAAAGTGGATCTAATTATGTTGAATTATTTGTTAACGTCAATGACAGTTCAAGAGGACCTTGTACTGTTATATGTAACGGTGGTACTTTTGATCCACCTCGTATTTCTTTCCATTAATAATTATGGCATTTACAACAAGTTGGTCAGTAACTGACCTTGGCAACAAAAAATATGGAGACATCACAAATATAGTGACTGTTGGTGTAAAGTGCACTGTAGCAGAAGATTCTTACAAAGGTGAGTGGACATCAAGTTTTAAGATTGGAACTGCTGATACGACTGCAGCAGGTTATATTGGATTTACATCAATCACAGAAGCAAATTGTTTAGAGTGGGTAAAGGTTGCAATGGGTAGCACTACAATGAGTGATGCTCAAGCATATGGTAAACTGATGATTGAAAATCAAAAATCAAATAGTAGTAATGTTGGGGTGGTTACTAATACTATTCCTTGGTCATAAATAACTAAAAAAATATAAATGGTATTAAGTAGACTCACAAAGATAACTGGACCTGGTGTTGCGACAGACACCAACTGGGTGGGTAATAATGCCGATTTTACTGGTATCACTACCACTGCTACATCATTTAACATTGGTGTAACAACAATTCATTCTAATCTAATTGAAGCTCATAATATCAAATCTACAGGTATTATAACTGCAACTGGTGGATCTTTTTCAGGAAATGTTACTGCAGTTGATGGAACTTTTACAGGTAATGTTTCAATCGCAGGTACATTAACATACGAAGACGTAACTAATATAGATTCAGTTGGTATAATTACTGCACCAGCACTCGATGTTGATGACTTTTTAGATGTAGGAAGTAGTATAAAATTAGGTAATGCAGGTGTCATAACTGCAACAAGTTTTGTAGGTAGCGGTGCTGCCTTAACTGGTATTGATGCAACTTCAATTAAAGACTCTGGTGGTAATGTAAAGATACAAGCACAGGCATCTGGTGCAATTCATTCTGGTGTTTCAACTTTTCAGGATATAGATGTAGATGGTCATACAAATTTAGATAATGTAAGCATAGCTGGTTTATCAACTCATAGTGAAGGGATATTTTTACCTGATAATAAGAAATTAGAATTTGGAAATATTAGTGGAAATCCAGATTTTAGCATATATTCTAGTCCTACGTATGAACAGGGTATTATAGATTATAAACGTTCTGGAACTGGTAGAGTATTAAGAATCAGATCCACGAATACTCAAATTGAAAACTGGAATGGTCTTGCTCCTATCGCAAAATTTGTTGGTGGAGTTGGAGTTGGTCACGTTGAGTTGAACTATGCGGGAGATAAAAAATTTGAGACTACTACTAAAGGCATCCAAGTTGGAACTGGTGTCACAATTGAAACAAACGGACAGGCAACATTCACAGGTATTGTAACTGCTTCTACTTACTATGGAGATGGAAGTAATTTAAGTAATATTACATCAACAACAATAAACAATAATGCAGATAATAGAGTAATAACTGGTTCAGGAACTGCGAATACTTTAAATGGTGAAGCAAGTTTAACCTTTAATGGAACTGACTTGATAATGAATACTTCTGGTGGAAGAATATTTTCAACAAGAACAACTGGTGAAGCAGCATTATTATTAGGTTCAAGTAATGCTGGTGGTGCAAGATTGTACTTGGATGGTGACTCAAATGGCGATTGGTCTGGTAATGATTATGCATATATTCATCACGATTCATCTGGCGATTTAAACATAGTTGGAGATAATCCAGCAAACGCATCAAATATTATATTTAAAACAAATACTACTACTGAAAGATTTCGCATCACATCAGATGGTCAAGTTCGCATCGGAAATCCAAATAATTTAGCTGCTTGGGGACAAAATAATAGATTACAAGTAGCAGGAACTGATTGGAGTACTTCTGGTGTGACCATAGCAAAAATGGCAAATGCTGGATCAGTTCCAAACTTAGTGTTTGGTGCAAGTAGAGGAACAACTCCAGGTACAGTAATCCAAAATGGTGATCGTTTAGGATATATTAGTTTTACTGGAGATGATGGAACTGATATGCACACAGTTGGTGCTGCAATAGTATCAGGAACAGATGCAGCCTCATCTTCTAACAATATACCTGGAACTCTGCAATTCTATACAGCATCTGGTGGTAGCAATACAGAAAGACTTCGCATCACATCAGCTGGTCAATTGGTGATGGGAGCTACTACTTCAAAGGCAAAGTTTGAAATTAAAGATAATGGTTATTCATCATCTACTGTACTACAAAGAATATCAGGAGATGATGCTAACCCTTACGCACTTATTATTGCAAATGATACTTGCAATACTGCTGCTGCGTCAGGTTTACAGTTTTTTGTAAGTGACACTGGTGAACATTATGTAAGGGCAAGAGGAAGTTCAACTGCTGGTAACAATAATTTACGCTTAGTTGCTCAAAATAATGTTTTATTATATTCTGGATCAAGTGAAACTGAAAGACTTCGCATCACATCAAGTGGAAGGTTTGGTCTTAATCGATCAGCACCACATTATGCAATGCATTTGAGTCCTGCTGATGGTGAGACTCGTATTGATTTACATATGACCAATGATACTACTGGTCATAATTCTGGAGATGGTGTTCAGTTTGGTTATCAAAATACTGCTGGTGCGTATATCTGGAACTTTGAAAATACTCCTATTTACATGGCAACAAATAATGTTAAAAAATTTGAAATTCATGCAACTGGAAGCACTCAAATATACAAGGGTGATTTATTACTTGGACCAGATAGTGTAAGTCAGATGGAAGCCACAATTAGAGCGTGGGGATGTTCATTATGGTATACTACCATTGATAGTAACTACTACCATGATAGTGGTGGAGAGTTTAGACAGTTTTATAATAAAGGATCATATAGAGGTGATAATTACTTAACTGCTTTTAATTGTCCAATTCAATCAGGTGTCGGACCACAGAATCGAAATTTTTGGAGAGGTGCTCAATCTGATACAAGAGCAGAAGGAAGTTTAAATCTTAATGTTGGTTATAGAGGTGCTTGGTTCGCCATAAGTAGGACAGCACCAAATTACACAGGAAGTTCGTATATTTTTGATGGTAATAGTGGCGGTAGAGTCTCTATAAGTTTCGACGGATTTGGTAACAACATGGATTCAACAGAATTAAGTTTTCATGCGGGAAGCTCACCTGGACTTAATTCAGGTGATAGTACTGTAGGTGGTAGATTAGGAAATGCATCCAATGATACCACTTTAAAAATGTATGCAGTCGGTGTAAATATGGAAAATTATAATGCACCTAATAGTAAGAGAGCAGGAAATCATTTAGGTATATCTGTAATAAATGAAGATGGTACTGATTATACAGCAACTACTGCAAGTCGTTTATCAGAAAATTTAATTAATAATGGTGTTGGTGGTGGCACTAATACTACTAGTGAATTTAACTGGGGAAATCGACACTCCAATGATAGGACTGCTTCTAGTGGTTTGCAATTCTCACAGATACTATACTTCGATGATATTCAATTGAATAGTGCACAATGGGATTATCTTGAGCATTATTTCAAAGTAATGTATGGTAACGGATAAATAACTAAAAAGCAATAATGGCATTCACCAGGATACTTGGTCCAGGTATTCATACCGCATCCAATATAAACAGTCACAATATAAATTCGACAGGTATTATCACTGCGACTGCTTTTGTTGGAAACTTAACTGGAAATGTAACTGGTGGTGCTAGTAGTATTACAGGTAGTCCATCTGTATCTTTAGGAAATGTAAATGCAGGGATTGCTACATTTACAGGAGCACTAACAGGAACCACTGCAAACTTTAGTGGTAATGTAAGTGTTGGTGGAGTCTTAACATATGAAGATGTCAAGAACGTAGATTCTCTTGGTATCATTACAGCAAGGTCAGGTGTAGATGTAGATGACTTTTTAGATGTAGGAAGTAATATAAAGTTAGGAAACTCTGGTGTTATCACTGCCACAACATTTAAAGGTGATGGTGACTTTGTAGAGTTAGATGTAGATGGTCATACTAATCTTGATAATGTAAGTATTGCTGGAGTTGCAACAGCAACATTATTCAGTGGTGCTTCACAAATAGGTATTCAATCTGCAGGTACTCAAATTGGTGCTGGTATTACTCAACTTAATTTTGTAGGAACAGGTAATACATTTGCAGTCAATGGAACCACAGTAGATATTAGTATTGCAGGTGGTGGTGGAGGAACTGGTGCTGGTGGAACTTGGAGTACATACACTGCTGGTATTGCAACCACTAAATCAGTTGGAGTTAACACATCAAATCTTGATGATACTGATCTAACTGGTATTGGTAATTCATTCAAAGGATTATACATAAGCAATGGAATGATTGTTCATGATAATGTGTTGAATGGCAATCATTATATTGGCACATCAATGAATGGTTTAATGGCAGGTCCAGTAACTATTGATGGTAATCTTGAAATTGACGGTAATTATGTCGTCGTATAATAAATAAAAATAAAATCATATGTCAGCGATAAGTCAAAAAAGTATATCTGGTATCACGAGTATCACATCCCCTGCAGGTACTGATGATCAAATTTCGCTGCATACAAGTAATACAAACGAAGCATTAAAGATAGATGGTGCTGGTAATATTCATATTCATAACCACGTTAGTACAACTGGTATATCTTCAGCATCTAATTTTAAAACAGGTACATCTGACTTACACTCAGCTGGTCTTAATGTAGCATATGCTGATGTAGATGATTTTGTAGATGTAGGTAGTAATATAAAATTAGGAAATGCAGGTGTCATAACTGCAACCTCATTCGTAGGAGATGGTTCTGACTTAACAAATCTACCTGCTGGATTAGGAACAGCATTAAGTGCGACTGCAACAAGTCCTCTTAATAAAATGTACTACACCAATCAAGTTCTTGGTGTTCCTTCTTCTATAACAGTTGATGTTCCAGCATCTGCATCAAAAGCATATACACAGTATGCAGATATTAAAGTTGAGAGTAGTGCTGATTTAATCGTTGCTGAAGGAGATGATTTAATACCTGATGTTTTAGGACTAGCAGACTTTGGAACCTTTGGTGGTGGTGCAAGTGCTGGTAGAATCAGAGTCAATTCAATATCAAATGCTGCGAATGATGGATCACCCACAGTTCAAAAAGGATTAGTTGTCACTGGAGTTACAACTTCAACATCATTCAGTGGAAGTGGTGCAAACTTAACAAGTTTACCTGCTGGTCAACTTACTGGCACAGTTGCTGATGCTAGAATATCTACATTAACTGCATCAAAACTTTCAGGTGCTTTACCTGCAATTAGTGGTGCAAACTTAACTTCATTGCCATCACAGTTAACATTATCTAACAATGCCGACAACAGAGTAATTACTGGTGGTAGTGGTGTTAATTTAAATGGTGAATCTACTCTTACATTTAATGGAACACAACTTCATGTAAATGCAGGTGCTGGTTCTAATGTACAAGTTGATGGAACTGGAAGTTATGGGCAGTTTGCTGGTGTAAAAGTATGGATGGGTTTAAATAGTCTTGCTCATAATACTGCTGTTGGAAATGGTGCATTAGGTAGTGCGACTGGTGGTGATGACTGCACCGCTATTGGCCATAATGCATATCAGAACGGAACTTCTGGAACAGACAATACAGCTATTGGTTCACATTGTATGGTCGGAACCGTTACAGGAAGTAGAAATGCTGGATTGGGCCATGGTGCATTAAATAAACTAACTTCTGGATATGACAATACTGGGTTGGGAAGACTTGCTGGACTTGAGATGCTAGGTGGATATCAGAATACATATATGGGCTCTTCTGCAGGTGAAAAAACAATCGGAGCAAATAATAATACATTTTTAGGCTTTAAAGCAGGTATTGATATTACTAATTCTGGAAATCAGAATGTAGCAGTGGGATCTTATGCCTTTAATAAACAAACTGAAACAAGTTTTAATGTAGCAGTGGGTGCCTATTCACAAGCTTATAGTAGTGGAGTGGGTGCTGGAAATAATGTTTCTGTTGGTCATGAGGCTCTTAGAGGTGCGAGTAATGCCTCTCCTCTAACAGGAGGTAGAAATGTTGCAATCGGTAGGGGATGTATGGAGGATTGCCGAAGTGGATATAGAAATACTGCGATTGGCTGGGAGTCATTAAGAAATATAAACACTGGATATGAAAATGTCTGCTTGGGATATGAAGCTGGACGCACAATTAGTACGGGAAATGAGAATATTCTGATTGGAGCTTCAGCAGCACCCTCTTCTACTAGTGTAAGTAGAGAGATGTTCATAGGTAATGCTACCTCTGGAAATGGTGCTAATACTTTTTATGTTCACTCAACAAGCGGAGCATATAACGGAACTAATAACGCAAACTGGAACCAAACATCTGATCAAAGAATTAAAAAAAATATAACAAATTATGATGTTGGTTTATCAATCATTAACCAGTTACAGGTAAGAAACTTTGAATATAAAACCAAAGATGAAATTAAGTCTGCAAATCCAGAATTGACTGACGCACTCCAAAGTATGGAAAATGTGTTAGACATTTCAGGTGTGCAGAAAGGATTAATCGCACAGGAAGCTGAGGCAGTCTCATCTGCTTTCGTGACTACACCATCCACAGGAGTTAAAGCGTTAGTTCCTGATGAAATATTTTGGCATATGCTTAACTCAATTAAAGAACTGTCAGCAAAGAATGATGCTTTGGAGGCAAGAATTCAAACTCTTGAAACAAAGGTCGCTGCCCTTGAGGGTTCATAAATAATCAAAAAGTAATATGTCCAGAATACGAACTAATCTAATAACAAATAGAATGGCAAACGGTGCCCCTACCGTTTCCAATGGATTAGTCATATCTGGAGTTACAACCTCTACAAATGTTTCAGTTGCTAGTTCAGTAACTGCGACAACTTTTTATGGCAGTGGTGCAAATTTAACTGGTATCACCCAGACAACAATCAATAATAATGCAGACAATAGAGTTATAACTGGATCTGGAACTGCAAATACATTAGAAGGTGAAGCAACCTTAACATATAATAGTGGCACTATGTTCCTTTCAAATAGTGGAGGAGATGCATATTTAAAATTATCAAGAAATGCATCTGTATCTGATGGAACAGCGATAGGTACAATTGATTTTTGTAATAATACTGGTAATACAACCAATGCTAGAGTTGCTGCATATGCTAGTGGGGGAAGTAATGTTGGAGGACACCTATACATTGAAACCAGAGACCCATCTAATTCAACACTAAGTGAAAGACTTCGCATCACATCAGACGGAAAATTTGGTATTGGCATAAATTCTCCTGACCAGACAGTTCATATTCATAAAGGTAGTGCTGGAAGTATAGATTCTTCAACCGCTAGTGTTCTAACTTTAGAAAATAACACTACTGCAGTTTTACAATTTTTGACTCCAAATAATGTTTCTGCACAATTGCGTTTTGGTGATCCACAAGATAATGGTGCTGGATTTATTGACTACAGCCATTCTTCAAATACGATGGCTTTCGGAGTGTATGGTCCAACAAGAATGCAACTTGATAGTAATGGTCATTTAGGATTAGATGTAGCGAGTACTACTCAACTTGCTAATAGTAAAATACTAACACTTAGACCAGGTAATGATGATGGTATAAGATTTGTAAGACCAGGTGATAGTAGTAATAGTCCAAATATACATTTAGATTTGACCACAACAACATCTGGTAGTGCTTTCCCAAGTGGTGAAGCATATACAACTAAGTATAAGACTACAAATTGTGACCAGATATTTGAAACTTATGAAGGTGGTGGAACTGGTGGTAATATTTCATTCAGAACTCAAAGTTCTAGTGGTGAATCACTTCGCATTAACAAAGATGGACAAGTAACACAACCAGCTCAACCATCATTTGCTGCATATAGAAACCAAGATGGTTACGGTTTGAATAATGAAGTATTTCCATTCAACGTAACTAGACATAATACTGGTAGTCATTTTAATACAGGAAATCATAGATTTACTGCACCAGTAGCTGGAAGATATTTATTTACATTTTATTCAATTCTTAATACTCAAATTAATAGTGGAGTTTATTCTTTTAGAGTTAATAACTCTACAAGTTATGGACATAATGTTCACTTTACTACTGTTAATGGTAATTGGGATCATGTATCCACTTCACAAATAATGAATCTTAATTCAAATGATTATGTAACACTGTGGAGTAACTCAAACATAAACTGGCATGGTAATGGTTGGCAGATATTCTGCGGTGAACTTCTCTCATAAATATTCAAAAATAATATGTCCAGAATAAGAGCAAACCAAATAACAAATCAGTCTGCGGATGGAGCACCTACCGTTCAGAATGGTCTTGTAATTTCTGGTGTGACAACCTCTACAACTTTCTCTGGTTCTGGTGCAAGTTTAACTAATATACCATCAGCACAATTAACTGGTGCATTGCCAGCGATTAGTGGTGCAAACTTAACTGGTATCACCCAGACAGCAATAAACAATAATGCTGATAATAGATTAATTACTGGTTCAGGAACTGCAAATACTTTAGAAGGTGAAGCAACTTTAACTTTTACCAATTCTGGTTCAGCTGGTCAACTAAATTTAAAGAGGTCAACTTCAACTGATCAAGAAACAATTTTCTATTATAGTTCAAGTAATTTAGAGATTGAAACTAGAGAAGCAACTGGTATAAAACTTAAAACAAATAAAAGTGATAGAGTTAACATCACAGCAACTGGTCAAGTTCAACTTCCAGTAAATGGTCAACAATTAACTTGGGGTGCATCCCAACAGATGAAGTTCTACTATGAGAATAGTGAAGAACGTATGTATCTACAAGGTGATGGTGCATATGGTTTTGCCTTCAGAGTTAATAGTGGAAATCGCATAGAAATTAGTAAGACCTACTGGTGATGTAACTATGCAAGGTGCATCTGGTAGAAACTTCCTGTGGGATAATTCAGATGCAAGTTTATATCTAACTGATAGTGGTTCTGGTGCGAGTGCTAGACTTAAAATAGGATCTGGTCAAGACCTTCAACTATATCACGATGTTGGTGGAGCAAATCATATAACTTGTGCTACTAACCAAGAGTTAAAAATTTCAGCAAATAAACATACATTTTATGATTATAGTGGTGTTACTAAAAGAATGGAAATCAATGCCTCTGGACAAGTAACACAATCAGCTCAACCATCATTTGCTGTATATAGAAACCAAGATGGTCATACGTTGAATAATGAAGTATTTCCATTCAACACAGCAAGATATAATATTGGTAGTCATTTTAATACAGGAAATCATAGATTTACTGCACCAGTCGCTGGAAGATATTTGTTTAATTTTTATTCAATTTATAATACAGGTGGTTCATCTCATCAAATTGCATACAGAGTTAATAACTCTACAAGTCAAGGGATGTTAATTCATTTTTCTCACGCTGGTGGTTGGGATTATGTATCCTATAGTCAAATGTTTAATCTTAATGCAAATGATTACGTAACAATGTGGAGTACTTCAAACATTAACTGGCATGGTAATAGTTGGCAACTATTCTGTGGTGAACTCCTCTCATAAATACCACAGTATAAATAAACAAAAGACTTTATTTTAAAATGATACATACAAGTTATTCAGTCGGCATTACAACAGGTGAATATAAAGCACTTCAGTATGTAATGATTGATCAAAAGGAATGGATTGAAAATGCAATCCAAAATCGTGCAAGAATTGCAACGGTTGAAATACAGAATCTTTATACTCAATATAAAATCAACAAAGGTGAAGCAATCACTGCAGTTGGAAGTACAGCAATTATCGAAGCAGCATATAGTGAGGGTGTGATAGGTATTGCCACATAAATAATCAGAAAGATATAAATGGCATCCGAGATACGAGTAAATAAAATTAATAACCGTGCTGGGCTGGGTACTGTAGAGTACACTCCCACAGGTATTATAGTATCTGGAATTGTCACTGCTTATGAGTTCGATGGAAACTTTGATACAACACCAGGCATTGTTATCACAGGTATTGGAACTGCTCAATCATTAGATGTAGATGATTTTGTAGATGTAGGAAGTAATATAAAATTAGGAAACGCAGGTGTTGTTACAGCAACCACATTTAGTACTGCAAATGTTGATATTAATACAGATAAAATTGTTGTAGGAACTGGTGTCACAATCGAAGCAAATCAAGTTGCAACTGGTCAGGCAACATTCACAGGTATCGTAACTGCAAGTGCATTTAAATTATCAGATGGAAGTAATGTAGGTGGTACTGATTCTGATAGTATGCTGAATACTGTCGGTGGAACTTTGTCTGGTGCTGATATTGTAATTGGTGGTAATAGTGGTAGTAGTGGAAATGATAATACTTTGTTTGGATATTCAGCTGGAAGATTTATAGCTCTAGGAGATGGGAATTCATGTTTTGGAATTACAGCAGGTAGAAATATTGGTGCAGGTATGTGGAATACTTTTATTGGTGGTCAAGCAGGTCGGAATATGTCTTCAAGCAACAATACTTGTGTAGGATATCAAGCTGGTTACATGAATAATACCTCTGGTAATACTATTGCGTTTGGATATCAAGCTGGTTACAATGCAACAGGTTCTGGAAGACTTACTGCGATAGGATATCAGGCAGGTAAAGCTCATACTGGTGGAAATGGTAACACCTATCTTGGATATCAAGCAGGTCATCTAAATGGTAATGGCGACAGGAACGTTGTTATTGGTGATCTAACCGTATCAGGATCAAGTGATTATAATCGTGTTACGGTCATTGGTGCTGGTGCTGCTGGTGGATTTGGATCAAATGCGAATGATAATACTGTGATTGGTTATGGTGCTGGTGGTTCTACATTAACAGGAACAAACAACATTATAATAGGATCTGGTGCGAATCTTTCAGGCAATGTCTCTAACGAAATAACTTTAGGTAATGCAAATATTAATCATTTAAGAGTACCAGGCATTGGAGTTAGTTTCAGTGCAGGTGGTGCTGTCATTAGTGGTATCGTTACTGCAACATCTTTCTCTGGTGATGGTAGTAATCTATCTAACTTACCTGCTGGTGCTCCTGTTGGTGGTGCATCAACTAACACAGTATTCTTTGAGAATGATGTAGCAGTGGCAGTCAACTATCAGATAACTTCAAATAAGAATGCGATGAGTGCAGGACCAATTGCAATTAATGCTGGAATTGCAGTCACAGTTCCATCAGGATGTTCTTGGACTATTGTATAAATATTGATGAGGAAATAATCTTATGCCAGTAACTATTAACGGAGACGGAAGCATCACAGGACTCTCAGTTGGGGGTTTAGGTTCTGGTGTTGTAAATACAGCATCCATAGCTGATGGTGCAGTGTCAGCTGTTAAAAGGTCTGAAGGTTCTGTTTTACAATTATTGACAGGAGCTATTTCTTCTTACAGTGCAACAACTTCTACTTACACAGAAAAAGGAACTCTAAGAATCACACCAAAGAGAGCTGGTTCATCATTCCTAATTATGTTAAGTTTGTATGTTAATAATTATAATAGTAGTAATTCAAACTCTTATGCAGCAGTTAAATATTACAGAGATGTAAATGGTGGTGGTGATGTTGATATAGGTGGAATGGAAAGAGCCAATAAAGTTTATGGTCAGTCTATAGGTACTTTAATTGCTCTTGGTAATATGTGTGGGCCAATACATAAGGTTGATACACCCTCATATAGTTTAGGTAATTATATTGATTATTCAATACGGTTAGCACAAACAGGAAGTGGAACCGCACAATTTGCTGCAACCTCAGACTCTCATTATTATAGTATTATGGAGATTGCAGGATGAGCGAACTTAATTTTACACATTCAAATGGTAATAAGGTCAAGTTAACAACACCTGATACTTTGGCTGCAAGTAAAACTTTCAAGTTACCTGGTGCCGACGGGAGTTCTGGGCAATTTTTGAAAACTGATGGATCGGGTGCACTCTCATTCGCAACAGCATTAACTGGACCAACAGCACCAAGTTGGACAACAGCAGCGTCTTATGATTGTGCATCTGCCAATCCAAGTGATCTTTTTGCTACGGGATTAACCAATCCACAAGTCATTATGTATGTTTTTCACGAATTAAAACATAGTGCATCTAGTAGATGTATAATGCGGATTGGTTCTTCGAGTGGATATCAAACAGGTGGTTATTTTGATATAGGATATTACACTCAAGCTGGTGGTACACCAACTCGCACAAGAGGACATAATCAAGGTCAATGGTATCCTCTTGATTATAATTTTACTAATAATTCTAATTTATACAGCGGTAAAATAGTGTTAACTCGAACTTTCAATCGTTGGTCTTATCAAACATCCTGTGATGTAAGTTACAATGGTCAGAACACACAGTATGATGTCGGATGGAGAGGTCATAATCGTGATTTTTCATCATCATTAGATCGTGTAAATATGTATAATGATGGTGGTGGAACTTTCACTTCAGGGTATGTAACTATTTTAACACAATCATGAGTACATTAAAAGTAGACGCAATAAGACACAATAGTGCAACGAGTGATGCAATCACAACAGTATCAGATGGAACTTGCACTGCAAAATTAACTTCGGTAGGAGGAGGACAACTCTCTCATCGCAACATCATAATCAACGGAGCCATGAACGTGGCCCAAAGGGGAGTGACATCAACCAATACTGGTTATCAAACTGTTGATAGATTCTCTTGTGGTGCTGGTGGTGTTAATGAGGCTCCTACTTTCGCACAAGTTGATGTTGCAAATGGAACTACTCCATACACTTTAGGTTTTAGAAAATCATTAAAAATAACTAATGGAAATCAAACATCTCTTGATACTGGTGATGAAATTAATATAGTTTATAATATTGAAGCTCAAGATTTAATTGCAAGTGGTTGGAATTATAAGTCAAGTTCAAGTTTTGCTACTTGGTCTTTTTGGATAAAATCGAGTGTTGCACAAAACTTTCGTGGTTATATAAGAACTTATGATAATACTGCAACAGCTTATGCTTTTGAAACAGGAACTCTATCAGCTAACACTTGGACAAAAATTGTAAGAACAATTCCTGGTAATTCTGGTTTAGATATTGATAATGATAATGGAACAGGACTTCAAATAAGACTTTTAGCGTACATAGGCACTGCTTATACCGACAACTCAACACCTACACATTCATGGGTTACTTATAATAGTTCAGCAAGAACTCCAGACAATACTTCAACTTGGTATCAAACAAATGATGCAACATTGGAGATCACAGGTTATCAATTTGAAGTCGGGGACACAGCAACCTCGTTCGAGCACCGTACCTATCAAGATGAATTCTTGCGTTGCTGTAGATATTATCAACAATTAACTGGTGATGATAGAGGATATAATGGAGGTGGTAGTACTGGGTCATTTAAAAACTCAGTAATAGGAATTTATAATTCAGCAACTGATGTAAGATGCATCTACTATCATATGGTTCCCATGAGAGATTCTCCTACTTTTACTTTGCTTGGTGCAGTGTCTGATTTTGATCTTGAACCATTTGATCGTGCACCAAGTAGTATTGCATCAAATAGGATGAGCCCCTTTCAATCAACACTTCTCATAGCTGATAGCACAGGTGCTACTACAGGTAATGCTTGTCAACTTACAATTGACCAAGCAGCTGGAGGATTAGCATTTTCAGCAGAACTATAACTTGACACTTTGAAAACCTTGATATATAATAAAGTCAAATATATTTTTAGTAATGGCAACTGATCAACAAAATCATTTAAAGTCTGTAACAGAGCAAGCACAAGGTCTTGTGAATGAAATTAATCAACTCGAAGGACAAGCAAAATCAAAAAGAGATATGCTTTTAAAACTTCAAGGTATCATTGAATATCTACAACAAACTGGTGTTGAAATGCCTGTAGAAGAGGAACCAGAGGTTGCTCCTGCAGAACCAGTTGAATCTTGATTATAAATAAAAAGAAAGAGTTAAAATTTAGATGCCATATATTGGTCGTCCGCAATCATCAGGTGCGTTTGCTAAACTTGATGATGTAAGTTCACAATTCAATAATAGTAAAACTGTTTTCAATTTAACGATTGGTAATCAAGCATTTTTTCCTGGCAATCCTTATACATTATTAGTATCATTAGGTGGTGTTATTCAAGAACCAATAACATCATTCACAATTAATGATGACCAAATAACTTTTGCATCAGCACCACAATCTGGTGCTAACTTTTTTTGTGTAGTCTTATCTACAACACTCAATACTGAACCATTAAAAACTCTAACTGTAGGAGCAAGGTCAGGGGCACAAACTCTTGATTTACATGGAAGAACATTAGCAATAGCAGATCGCTCTGGTACTAAACATACTATCGGTTTCAACCTCACATAAATAAAAAGAAAGCTTTAACGATATAATGGCGAATAGATTTCCGTTAATACTGAATACGAGCTCCAATCAAATACAAGAGTTAGCATCTGGAGATACTCTTGACTTGACTGGATCTGGATTGAACTTGACTGGTATTACTACATTATCTAGTTCTGCACAATTAAATTTACAAGGTGGTACAAACTTAAATACTGGTACAAGAGGAGATATATTATTTTATAATGCAAGTGGAACAATACAAAAATTAAGTTTAGGTGCATCTGGAAAGGTATTAAAATCAAATGGTTCTGATTTAGTATATGGTGATACTGGTTCAATAGCAAATGTATATTATGTTTCTACAAGTGGTACAGATGCAAGTGGTTTTGGTTCTGCAATAGACAGACCATTTAGATCCATCAAATATGCAGTTGCTAATATTGGCACACCATCAGCAACAGCACCTGCGATTATATTTGTAAAAGCAGGTGTATATGAAGAAGCACAATTGCCGATTGTAGTTCCTGCACATACAACTGTTGCAGGTGATAGTTTAAGAGCAACAATAGTTAAACCAGCATCTGGATTAGATTCAGGTGGTTCGATACAAAATAATCGTTCAACTCTATTCAAAATGAGTAATGCAAGTGTATTGCAGGATCTCGTGATGGATGGAATGGGTGGTTATACACCAGGAAGTCCAAATTATAAACCAGAAAGTGCAACAGTTGGTGGTGTCTATCTCGCATTAAACAATGCAAGTCCAGTCTTAACGAAGTCACCATATATTTACAACGTAACATCATTTGGTAATGGTGCAACTGGTGCTGTATTAGATGGTTCAGTACATGCGAGTGGTAATCGTAGTATGTTATTCCATACTTATACTGCTGTACATAGTGATGGATTAGGTATTTGGTTGAAAGCAAATGCGAACGCAGAATTAATATCAACATTTACATATTATTGTACGATTGGTCTTGCTGTTACAGGTGGTTCAAAGATAAGATCTCTTAACTCAAGTAATGCTTATGGAGAGTATGGTGTTTATTCTGCTGGATTCGATTCAGGAGAAACAGCAAACTCTGGAACAATTAAAGGACAGATGCTTGTTTATACAAACGTCCTTACAACATCGTTTACAGATGGTGAACAAGTAACTGGTGGAACATCAGGTGCAACTGCTTACGTTGTAAACGTACAGGCAGAACCGAAGAGAATGTATATTGTTCAAAGGTCTGGAACATTCCAGTCAAATGAAACAGTTACAGGTGGAAGTTCTGGTGCAACTGCAACGATGACATCAGGAACTGCAACAGTCAATCAGTCAGGAAGAATACTTGTAACAACATTTTCAACTGCACCTGATGCTGGTGACTCTCTCCAATTTGCATCCACAGATGGTAATGCATATCAAATTCAATCAGTAAGTTCCGTAACTGCAAATAGTGTTGCATATAAGATATTAGTATTTTCAACATCAAGAGCAACTGCAGTCGCAGCAGATGTTGCAGTACACGCACGAAAGGAATATAGTCTTGCAAGATTAACTGGTCACGATTTCCTACAAGTAGGTACTGGTGGAACTGATACAACTAACTGGCCAAATAATCCAACACAATCTCCCGCACAAGCAGATCAAATAGTTACAAACGAAACCGATCCTGGTCGTGTTTACTATACTGCAACTGATGATTTAGGTAACTTCTATGTTGGAGATCAATTTAAAGTAGACCAAGCAACAGGTAATGTTACTTTGGATGCGTCTGCATTTAACTTATCTGGTCTTGAATCATTAAGACTTGGTTCAGTTGGTGGTTTGATTGGTGCTGCTGTTGGTGAGTTCTCAACAGATATCACTATGTCACAGAATAGTGATACAAAAGTTTCAACACAGAAAGCAGTTAAGACATATGTTGATACACTAGATGACATCACTCCAACTGGTGGAACATTTACACTTGCTGGCATATCCACAGTCACAGGAACTACACAATTTACAAAGCAATTAAACGTATCTGGTGTTTCTACATTCCACGGTAATGTAAATCTATTAGATGGAGATCGTCTTCGTGTCGGAAGTTCGGAAGATTTACAAATATATCATGATTCAAATCACTCATACATCGCAGAAAATGGTGGTGGTGACTTAAAGATACAAGCAAGTGCTGGTAGTATATTCATACAAAAATCTACTGGCGAAGAGATGATCAAAGCGACTGTCGATGGTTCAGTCGAATTGTATCATAATGATATTGTTAGATTAACCACTACATCAACGGGTGTGAGTATCGGTGGTTCTTTAACAGTTCCTGGTAATGTATCAATTGGTGGAACATTAACATATGAAGATGTAACAAATATTGATTCTGTAGGAGTTGTAACAGCGAGAAGTGGTGTAATTTCACCTTATGCTGATATTGATGACTTTATAAGTGTAGGTAGTAATATTCATCTTGGTAATGCAGGAGTATGTACTGCAACAACATTTAGCGGTTCTGGTGCGTCTTTAACTAATTTAAATGGTTCTAATATTGCATCAGGAACTGTTCCTGTTGCACGTATTGGAACTGGAACCAAGAGCACTTCAACATTCTATCGTGGTGATGGTACGTTTGCTACAGTTACTCCACCTGCAATTACTACAATCAATAGTGCATCTAATAATCGAATAGTTACATCTGATGGTGGAACAACTGTAACCGCTGAAGCAGATATAACCTATAATGGTACTTCTTTAGGTTTAGCTGCTGGTAAAGATATTAGACTTACAACTGGAACTTGGACAGGAGAAGTAGCTGGTAAGATACAATATCATTCAAATAAAATGTATTTCCAAGGTGGTACTAGTGGACATCAATTAAGAGATCCTTCTGGAGGCACTACATTTGAAATAGGCACTACTGGTACCTGTGCTGGAGTGAATCTTACACTGGGTCAAGATGTCACATTTAACGGTGGAGCTGGTGCTGTAACTGTTAATGCTAATAGTGATATTAGACTTTCTAGTGGAAGCTGGACAGGAGAGGCTACAAAAATTCAACATCATGCTGACCATTTATACTTACAAGGTGGTTCTGGTACTTATGGAATTATTTTTAGAGATCACGCTGGAACAGATAGGTGGTCAATACTAGATAGTGGTAACTTACACCCTATGGCTAACAACAGTTACGATATAGGTTCTTCATCAAACAGAGTAAGAAACATCTATACTATGGATTTACAATTAAGTAATGAAGGTAGTAAAAATGATGTCGATGGAACTTGGGGAGATTTCACAATTCAAGAAGGTGAAAGTGATTTATTCCTAATAAATAAACGTAATGGTAAAAAGTATAAATTTAATCTAACAGAGGTTTCATAATGGGGATAAATTTTTCAAACGGTACAATGGATTATCCGTCGTATGTTTATCATACGGTTTATGTGCAGGATAATACGAGAGAAAGTTTTAGTAATGGTACCTCTAGTAGAGCGTTAGATCGTTATCAACTAAACAATATAAAAGTTGCCACTACAACTGATATAGTTCATCTTGATTGTAGAATTTATAATCAGTTTGACGATCACGATGATGAATTTGGATACTCTTGGGAATACAAGAATAGTGGTGGTGGTTGGACAGAAATTAATCAAAATAAAACTAGAGGTATTGATATAAACAGTAGAACAGGATTCGCTGGTCACGGTACTCATGACCGTCTTCATTCTAGATACGGTGGACATACATATAGTTGGGGAATAATTTGGAAACCAGGAAGCATATCAGGTGTTTCACCTGGTGCAATCGATGTCAGACCCTTCATTAAATGTCATGGTAATACAGGTCACACTATGCGTATAAATCATTTTGATGATGGATACAATGGTAATAATAGTGAATGGAATAGAGCATCATCAAGTTGGGCTATGGCAGTAGTTTACAGTACAAACGGAGTTATAGATGACACGAACTAGAATCGACATGATAACTGCCATAAAATTGGTGGTTGATTTAAAAAAAGAGGAATGGAATGGTTTCGCTGTTATAGAACCTGATGATGGATTTTGGTCTGATTTTACAGATGAACAGTGGAATACTTATGTCACGATACCTGCTAGTTCAACAGTGACTGCTGTTGATGTTAGGGCAAATTTAGATACACATATTTCTAATTTAAATCTTAATGTGGTAAGGGAAAATCGTAGATCTGAATATCCTTCAATAGAGGATCAATTAGATGTGATTTATCATAGTGGAATAGATGCGTGGAAATCAAAAATTAAAGAAACAAAAGATAAGTATCCAAAATCATCATAAAAAATAATGCCTTATATTGGTCGAAATCATATAGCGGGTGATCACACAAGCAATTTCAAAGTGTTAGATGACATCTCATCTTATACTGCGACTTTTGATGGTTCATCAACTAATGTAGTATCTACTGCAAATGAAACATTAAGAATAGTAGAACATCGTTTCATACAAGGACAGAGAGTAACATATACAAATGGTGGTGGTGGAAATATTGGTGGTTTAACAACAGGTACAGCATACTTCGTTACCCTTGATACTCATAATACAATAAAGTTAGCAACAAGTTTAGCAAACGCAAATAGTAATACAAATATAAATTTATCATCTGTTGGTAGTGGTTCATCTCACACATTGACTGCTGCTTTTGATGGTGTTAATCAAAATTTTAAAGCAACTCATAGTGGTGGTTCTGATGTAAGAATTAATAATTCAACTCAATTACAAATTGCAATCAATAATGTAATTCAAAAACCAAATAATAATTCATCATATACTGAAGGTTTTAGAGTTGTTGATCGTGAAAAAATACAATTTAAAACTGCTCCTACATCAAATGATGTATTTTGGGGAACTGTAATTTCAAATACGATTGAATCATTTGATATAAGTGATCATACAGTTGATAATTTTACTGGTGATGGTAGTACTACTCAATTTTCACTTTCAAAAGATGTTCCAAATACTCAAAGTTTACTGGTTACTCTAGATGGTGTCACACAACATTCAAGCGATAAGTCAACAACAAGATCATACAGTTTAATTACTGATAATACACTTCAATTTACAGCAGCACCAGGTAATGGTGTTGAAATACAAGTTAAACATCTTGGATTTGCTGGAGCCGCAACTGGAGGAGTTTCTGGTTTTTATGGAAGAACTGGCAATGTTACACTTACTTCTAGTGATCATATTACAACTGGAGACATCACACCTAGAAATATAAATGCATCAGGAATTGTTACCGCATCTACTTTTAGTGGTGGTTTTTCAGGTAACATAGTAGGAACATCTGCAACATTTACTGGTAATCTATCAGTCGGTGGTGTATTGACATATGAAGATGTAACTAACGTAGATTCAGTTGGCATTATAACAGCACAAAAAGATATTCACGTTGGTGCTGGTGTTTCTGCTGTTGGTGTAGGAACTTTTGGTAGTTTAGATATAAGTGGGGATATAGATGTAGATGGTCATACAAATTTAGATAATTTAAGTGTTGCTGGTGTTACCACTATGAGTGGAAATTTAGAACTAAGTTCTGGTTTTCCAAAAATAACATTTACTGATACTAACAATGATTCCGATTATGAAATAGCTAATGCCAATGGATTATTTCGTATCAGAGATGCTAGTAATTCAGTTGATAGACTTACTATCGCAGCAAATGGTGATGTTACCATAAATCAAGACCAAAGAGTACAAGAAAATCTTACTGTCGATGGTGATATAGACGTAGATGGACATACAAATTTAGATAACGTAAGTGTCGCTGGTATAACCACGATGACTGGTAATTTACATGTCGCTAATAGTCAGCCATCAATTTACCTTAATGATCTTGATAGTGAAAATGATTATTCATTAATGAATAATAATGGTACTTTTGTAATAAGAGATAATGATAGAGGTGTCAACGCATATGAATTATTGGCAAATGGCACTAATAAATTTAATGGACTAGTTAATATTGTAAATGGTTTAAATATTGATACAGATTTAGATGTAGATGGTCATACAAATTTAGATAATGTAAACATTGTCGGTGTCACTACTGCTGCTGGTAATGTTCACGTTGGAACTGGTGTCACAATTGAAACAAATGGTCAGGCAACCTTTGTTGGTGTTGTCACCTTCGGTTCAGGTTCAACTACGATTGATAATAATGTAGTAAATGTTGGAACAGCATTAACAATAGGACATACACAGGGTTTACAGTTTCATACACAAAATTTACACTCTGCAGGATTTGAAGTAAATCAAATTAATTCTTCAGGAATTATTACAGCATCATCGTTCAGTGGTTCAGTTGCTGCATCTAATTTAACAGGAACAGTTCCTACTGCTAGATTGGGTTCTGGAACTGCTAATAACACCACATTCTTGAGAGGAGACTCAACATTCCAAACTGTTGTTACAGATTTAGTTAATGATAGTTCACCGCAACTAGGAGCTAACTTAGATACTAATACCAAATGTATTGATTTTGGAGATAGTAATACTGGTACAGTTAATCGTTTAAGATTTGGAGCTAGCACAGATTTAGAAATATTTCATAATGGTACGAACAATCATATTGACTGTCATACTGCTGGACAAGATCTTTATATAAGACCCACCAAAGATGTTTATATTCAGGATTATAGCACTGATGATATTCATATAAAAATGATAAAAGATGGAGCCGTAGAATTATATCACAACAACGTTAAAAAGCTTGAAACAGGAGCAGATAGAGTAAGTTTCTATGGTCATGTAACTATAGCAGATGGCTCTGCATTGTTTATACAGAATGGTTTTACAAATGCTTCGGTTCAAATGAGAAACTCTGGTGGTTCTACTGATGGAAACTTTGAATTTCTTGTAAGAGATGGTGGAGGTTCATTAGTTGAAGCATTAGAAATTACAAAAGATGCTCATATACGAATACCAAATGATAATAAAAGATTAAAACTTGGAGCTGGTGATGATTTTGAAATCTTCCATGATGGTACAACGAATAGATTCCAAAGTAATGGATTAAAAAATTTCCAATTTAATCCTAAAGATACTGATGTAGGATTAAAAATTATCGGAGATGGAGCCGTTGAACTCTACCATGATGGTACAAAGAAGGCTGAAACGGTTTCGGGTGGGTTTACAATTTCAGGAACTTGTACTGCTACTGCATTTAGTGGTGATGGCTCAAATCTAAGTGGAGTTGCTGCATTTCCTGCTGGAACCCGAATGCTATTCCAACAATCATCAGCACCAACTGGATGGACAAAAGTAACTTCTGGAGTTGAAAACAAAGCTCTAAGAATTACCACTGGTACTGTTGGTAGTGGTGGTAGTAATAATTTTACAAGTGTTTTAAACAACAATGTTAGTAGTGGTGGTTCTGGATCTGTATCTGCACATACAGTATCAGAAAATGAATTGCCGAATCACAGACATAATGTTGATACATATAATGAATTTGGTAACAGATATAGCAACTGGACTACTGAAGGTGGATATAGACAGGCACACGCTCACGGTACTAGAAGACCTCCATACACATCTTACAGTGGTGGTGGTAATTCACACAATCACTCATTCTCTTTCTCTGCTGGAACATTTAACTTGAATGTTCAGTATGAAGATGTTATAATAGCAGCAAAGAATTAATTATTTTATAAAATTTGGTATGAAACTTGAAGTTGGTAAATTTTGTCCTCTAATTGGAAAAGATTGTATAGGTATGGAATGCTCTTGGTTCACTCAAGTTAGAGGTAGACATCCACAAACTGGAGAAGAAATTGATGAATGGGGTTGTGCAGTTACTTGGATGCCCGTTCTTTTGATAGATAATACTCAACAACAAAGACAAACAGGTGCTGCTGTTGAATCATTTAGAAATGAAACTGTAAAAAAACTACAAGATTCGGTTACTCAAATGAAAATAAAAAACTCAAGTAACACTAATAGTTTTGACATAAATAAATTGAAGGAAGTATAAGATAAAAAAAAAATGAACACTTCATTAACTATATTAGTACCAGATAGATTTATTAGCATTGGAGGAACAGGAATAACTGGAATTACTACAGATTTATCTTGGATACCAAGTGATGTATGGGCGGTTCAGTGGAATGGTTCTACAGGACATATAGAATATAATGATGGGAAGAATAATTTAGATATCAATGATATAGGAATATATTCACAAGCTCAGACTTCATATGATAATGAATTAAGTTGTATTGCAAATGATCCAAATTCTTATGATAACAATGTAACTTATCAATGGGAAGTTTTGAGAAATGAAAGAGATGATTTATTATTAATGTCGGATTTTAGTCAATTAGAAGATGTTGGATTCACAACCAGTAAAAAAGCAGAGTGGATTGCATATAGAAAATCACTTCGTGATATGCCATTGAACACAAGTGATCCAAAAAATCCTACTTGGCCAACAAAACCTTCATAGTGTGATATAATAAGAAAACATTAAATTTATAAATCATTATTTAACAAGACATATGAACTTCGCAGTTTATTCAAAAGAGAGTTGCCCATATTGTGATAAAATCAAACAAGTATTAGACTTGACAAAAACCAGTTATGTAGTGTATAATTTAAATGAACACTTTGATCGTAATTCATTTGAGGATGAATTTGGTCAAGGATCAACCTTTCCACAAGTGGTGGTTGATGGTAAAAAACTAGGAGGTTGTTCTGACACAATCGAATTCTTGCGAGAAAACCAAATCGCAAAATAACGACATAAATAAATCAACCGACCACATTGATCGTGGTTTTGAGTTGATTCTCTCAGGAGGTAAAAGAAAGAGACCTAAAACATTTCGTCTATTGTTAGATAAGATGATATCTTTCTTTAACAAGGACATAAACATTCACCTTGACTTTTATGTGAATGTAAAAACCAAAAAATAATCTCAGGAGAATTATGTTAGCAGTAAGCATTGTGTTCGCAGCATTTCTGTTTATATTGTTTCTAATTGTAGGAGTAATAGGTGGATGGGTTGCAAGGGATTACATGATGAATTATCAAGAGGTTGAAAAAATTCATCCAGAGATGTATGATAGAAATGGTAATATAGTTCCTGACGAAATAGTAGCATTCAGATTTGAAAATCATGACAACAACGACGAAGATGACGACGACTAAACCAAAAGTGGTAAAAGCAAAGACAACAGCAATTCCAAAATTACCTAACATTCCATTTTGTTATGAGGTATTGGAAGCTGCATCAAAACAAAGAACTAAAGCAAAGAAAATTGAAGTTCTAAAAACATATGCACACGATTCTATAATGGCAGTATTGATTTGGAATTTTGATGAATCAATAGTATCATTACTTCCAGAGGGTGATGTTCCTTATGGTAATACAAGAGAAGATAACAGTGTGACTGGTTCTTTATCTGATAAGATTAATGATGCAGTCGGTATGATGAGAGAATCAGGTTCAGCATCATTGGGGTCTCAAGACCAAGGGAAGGCATCAATTCGTGGAGAGTATACAAAGTTCTATAACTTCTTAAAAGGAGGTAACAGTGGACTTTCTGGACTCCGTAGAGAGACAATGTTCATCAATATTCTTGAAGGATTACATCCACTTGAAGCAGAGATACTTGTTTTGGTTAAAGATAAAAAATTAACTGATAGATATAAAATTACAAAGGATATTGTATCTGCTGCATATCCACAAATTACTTGGGGAGGACGTTCATGACTAAACCACTAGGTGAATTATCACAATCTGAAAAATCAGAGAAACCAGAAAAGAGAGAAACATATTGGACTTCAACTGAAAAAGAATCTCTTAAAGAATCATATGGTACAGAAATATTAGTTGAAAATGGTGCTCCTGCTGATGTACGGACAAAAGATGCACCAACTGATGCATCTATCGTAACCTATACTGTTGATGGTAAAGAGCATCAAGATTTAACTAGAGGTCCCAGAGTCAAGTTGTTTGATATGTATTATGATAAGTTTACGAATCTCAAACGTATTGACTACGGACAGGGAATGATTAAACCATCCTTATGGGGATACAGTGGTGAAGCAGCACCCAAAAAGAAAAAACGGAAGTAGTTTTCAAATATGGCGGGAAAAAATCCCGCCATTTTTTTTGTCCTGTAGGGTTTTCACGAAACAAAACCAATTATTTAGATTAAAAACAGGTTAAAAATCAGTTAAATGTAAAGAATATATAAAAATGTATCGTAAATTACAAAACTACTTGCATATATAGAGTGAATGTGTTACTATTAACACAACGTTCATCTTATGGGCATCCTATTATCAGCTTTAACTCTTATTGCTAGTCACGAACCAGTCCATTGGACTATTAAGTGTGATAGGTGGATGGAACTCGCTTATGAAATCAAACAAGATCCATATCTTGATGATGCAAGTAAGTTGGGTTTAATCAACCATTTCAAGTATAAAGTAGAAGAAGCTTGTAATGTCGGGGAGACATAAGACGCAAGTAAGCCGACTCGGAACGGGTTCGTTCATCTCCTACGGGAGACGCACAAGTTGACTGAAGGAACGGATATTAAAAACATCCAATTACTTTAGGAGAAAACCAATGGCAAAAGTCACTTATCGTGGTGTTGTTTACGACACCAACAGAAACAAAGCTCAGCAAACAAAAGAGGTCGAACTCACATATCGTGGCATTGCTCACGCTAAGTAATGTTAGTTACTGCAGAAATTTTAGCAGCATCTGCTATATTTCTAACTATCATTTACGCTGAAGCTAGATTCTTGTATGGATACAAGTTCTAAATTATAAGGAGGGGTTGTTACCCTCCTTTTTTTGTGCTATAATAGTTGAAACAATAATAACTATGGACAGAGACAAACTCAAACTAATGGTTCGTAATTTGGAATTATTGGTAGATGACATAAAGGCAGAGGTCTTTTCTGATGTGGAATCTTATGTTGCTCCACCTCCTTCTATATCTCAAGATTATGATGAAATATTAGAGGACGACGATGGCTACCCCGATTAGCAGAGTAAAAAGATTAGTTAAAATGCTTGAAAGATTAAATAAACAACCTTATCTTTATGATGAGGATCAAGTCAAATTAATTAAAGAACAACTAAAGATTGCTAAAAATGAATTAGCAATGATTGAAGAAAAAACATCAAAAGGATTTAAATGATTGAAATTTTAGATTGTCCATTTGCCGATGAAATCAAAGGTAATTTAATTAAATGGTTTAAATTAGAAAAACAAAATAAAGCATCTGGACTTGTTTTGAAGTCAAAGGAACATACTGAACCAGAGACTCCAGAGATTAAAAGATTATTTGAATGGATAGAGAGTGTAGTTCCTGATGTTGCTATAAAATTAGCACAAAGTTCAAATTCATTATTTAATGCTGAATATAGAAGGCATACAGCTAATTTTAAAATAGATGCATATTGGGGTCTTTATTATAATTCAAATTCATTCGTATATCCTCACTCTCATTTTCCTCACGCACTATCTTTTGGATATTATATAAATGTTCCTGTAGGAAGTTCTCCTTTTACATTAATGCAAAATAATAAAGAGGATATGGATTTTTATCCTAAAGAAGGAAATTTATTCATTTTTGATAGTTCTATTCAGCATGTTGTAAATCCATCTCCAGTTGCAGGTCGAATGATGCTTGCAGGAGATATTGCATACCTATCACGTTTTGGTAATTAAATGGAAGTTAAATTAATTAGTGTTTCACCTGATGCCGAAAAACATATGGCATATTGTGCTCGTGTGAGCAATCCAAATAATCAGGAAAATGATAATTACGCAGGTCTTTTAAAATACTGCATCAAACATCAGCATTGGTCAATTTTTGAGCAAGCATTTATGACTCTTGAAATCAATACGACAAGAGGACTTGCTGCACAAATATTAAGGCATCGCTCTTTTACATTTCAAGAGTTTAGTCAAAGATATGCAGATACAAATTTATTAGATGTAAATATACCTTTACCAGAATTAAGAAGACAGGATACAAAGAATCGTCAGAATAGTATTGATGATATACCAGAGGAACAAAGTAAAATGTTACTTGGTAGAATACAAAATTATTTTAATGAAGGACTTGATTTATATAATGAACTATTGAGAGAAGGTATTGCAAAAGAATGTGCAAGATTTGTTCTTCCATTAGCAACACCAACCCGCATTTATATGTCTGGAAGTGTTCGTTCTTGGGTACATTATATTGACCTTCGTTCTGGACACGGAACACAAAAAGAACATATGGATATTGCAAATGCCTGTAAGTCAATATTTATTGAACAATTTCCTACTGTATCAGAGGCATTAGAGTGGAGTGAGAGTTAAATCAATTTGTATAGTTGGTGGTGGTTCATCAGGATGGATGTCTGCTGCACTATTATCAAAAAACTTACCAGAAACGAAAATAATATTAATTGAATCAAACACCATCAAACCAATTGGTGTTGGTGAGTCAACTTTGGCTGAATTTAATTATTATTTGAATGCTCTCGGATTGGAAGATAAAGATTGGATGCCATATTGTGATGCTACTTATAAAACATCAATAGCATTTAAAAATTTTAGAGATGGAGACGGTGAAAGATTTCATTATCCATTTGGTCATTATGATTTGAGTGGCAAAGAATCTTTGGAAATTTTTTACTTACTACAAAAAAAATATGGTGAAGAAATATATTCCCCCGAAGAGTTTGCAAGATTTGTTAATAAAGATGTATATTTGGCAGAATTTAATAAAATTTCAAAAACTACACCGAATTCAACATTTGACTTTAAATTTAATATAGCATATCATTTGAATGCCAATAAATTTGGAGAATTTTTAAAGAATAAATTTGCAATACCAAATGGAGTTACAATAATAAATGCTGATTTAAATACTATCAAACTTGATGATCAAGGATACATTGATTATATAATTGCTGACAATAAACTTGTAAAAGCAGATTTGTTTCTAGATTGCACTGGATTTAAATCTTTATTACTTGAAAATTCAGTAAATTCTGAATTTATATCTTTTGAAGATCAACTACCTAATAATTCTGCATTAGTTTCGCATATACCATATACTAATAAAGAGACTGAAATGAAGAATTACACCGATTGTGTTGCCATGAATTATGGATGGTCATGGAATATTCCATTATGGAGTGATATTGGTGTCGGTTATGTTTACTCAGATAAATTTGTTGATGATAAAGAAGTCGAAAGTGAATTCAAAAAATTTTTAAACATAGATTGTGATTTGAGAAAGATTAATATCAAACATGGTAAACATAAAAAGGCTTGGTTAAAAAATGTGATTGGTATAGGATTATCATATGCTTTTATCGAACCTTTAGAGTCAACAGGTTTACTAACCACTCATCAAAATTTACTTGTATTATCTAACATCCTTAAAGATAGAAAAGTAATTAATAAATTTGATATTGATTTCTTTAATCAAAAAACCGATAATTACATTGATGTAATGAAAAATTTTGTTGTATTACATTGGATTCTATCATCAAGAGATGATAATGAATATTGGAATTTTTGTAGAGAAAAAATTGATTATAGAGGAGATATTTTTAACGTGATGGAATCTTTACTTAATAAAAAAACAGATAATGTAGGATTTACTTATATTATGGCAGGTATGAACTACAAATTGCAATTTCCAATCATTGATGATTATTCATATTATTATGGTGATAAGTGTAATCATATTCATGATGGATATATGCAAGAAAAGAAATATATGTTACAATGGATAGAGGATCAACAATCTCACTATCATTTTTTATGTGATAATGTATATGGGTCTAAATAGTACACATAACTTTATAATTATATGGCAACATACCCTGTAGTAAATACAAAAACTGGTGAACAGAAAGAAGTGATGATGAGTATCACAAAATGGGATCAGTGGTGTAAAGATAATCCTGATTGGTTGAGGGATTATTCTGATCCCTCTACTATGCCAGGTGTTGGTGAAGTCGGAGAATGGAAAGATAAGTTAAGAAAGAGTAAACCAGGTTGGAATGATGTGCTTAAAAAAGCACAAAAATCACCAGGTTCTAGAGTAAAACCACTTTAATCAAATGCCAAGAAAAAAGAAGACTAATGGGGATCAACCCATAGGTATCGGTTTAACTACGAAACAAATGAAACGTAAGAAACCGATTGGAAATAGTTACCTTCTTGATATTGAACCCATCACAGATAATCAAAAAAAACTTTTTGATGCATATGCAGAGGATAAACATCTAGTTGCATATGGTACTGCAGGGACAGGTAAAACATTTATTTCATTATATAATGCTCTTGCAGATATTCTTGATGAAACTACACCATACGAAAGAATATATCTCGTTCGTTCTTTAGTTTCAACTCGTGAGATTGGGTTTTTACCTGGTGACCACGAAGATAAAGCTGATATTTACCAGATACCATATAAAAATATGGTTAAGTATATGTTTCAAATGCCAACTGATGCTGACTTTGAAATGTTGTATGGTAATTTAAAAGCACAAGAGAGTATAAAATTTTGGAGTACTTCTTTTATAAGAGGAACTACATTAGATAATGCGATTGTAATTGTTGATGAATTTCAGAATCTTAATTTTCACGAATTAGATTCAATTATGACTCGTATTGGTGAAAATAGTCGCATTATGTTTTGTGGTGATGCTAGTCAATCTGATTTGGTTAAAACAAATGACAGGAATGGCATACACGACTTTCTTAACATCTTGCGTAAAATGCCATCCTTTGATATAATAGAGTTTGGTATCAATGACATAGTTCGTTCTGGACTTGTCAAAGAATATATTATTGCAAAACTTGATATTGGTCTTTAATGTTTAATCATGTTGATATTGATCTTCCAAAATTAAAAAGGGAAACTATAGATGGTGTTCGTTACTATTCTGTTCCTGACGAAGATGAATTAATTAAATTAGTTTCAATCACATCTGTTACCAGTCATTTTAATAAAGACATCTTTGTTAAATGGCGAAAAAGAGTAGGTGATGAAGAAGCAAACCGTGTTACTAAGGCAGCTACCACCCGTGGTACTGATTTTCACACTCTAACTGAACATCATTTATTGAATGATGAGAAACTTCCAAAAGTTCCTCCGATTTCTAATTTTCTGTTCAGTGTGGCGAAACAAAAAATTGGTAATATAAATAATATTTACGCTTTAGAGGGTTCGCTCTACAGTAGGCAACTAGGAATTGCTGGAACTGTTGATTGTATTGCAGAATACGAGGACGAGTTAGCGATAATAGACTTTAAGACTTCAAAGAAACCAAAACCAAGAGACTGGATAGAACATTACTTCGTCCAGTGTATGGCATACGGTTGTATGTTGTATGAATTAACGGGTATATCTGTTAAAAAATTAGTAATTATTATGTCCTGTGAAAATGGAGAATGCATCGTCTATGAAGAATACAACAAAGCAAAGTACATCAAACTCCTCGGAGAATACATTAACAAATTTGTTCAAGATAAACTGGAAATCTATGGAACCGAATAAAGAACTAGAACAGGCAATCGAGAATAAATTCTTGACCCCATCTAAATTTGCAATCGAAATCGAAAAGATTGTTGCAGCAGAAGAAGACTTCAATTACATTGATGCAATCTGCTACTATTGCGAAACTAACAATATTGAGGTAGAATCAGTATCGAAGTTAATATCCAAACCTTTAAAAGAAAGATTAAAATGGGATGCAACCCGTCTTAACTTTATGAAACCTACATCAAGAGCAAAATTGCCTTTATAATGAAAAAATCAGAATTGATTCATTGGAGATTGCAAGCGATGCTTCGTGAGCATTCTTTCCCTGATTTACAATACTTGGGTGTAAGACCTGACAGTATCGGTGTTGACCAACACTGGTATAAAATAGGAGAAGCAGAAGTTCCTGTTGACTCAATTACAGAATTAGATAGTGAAGAGGAAGAAGATGAAAGTGACTCCATTTGAAACCTACCAATCATATCTATCAATGAAAAGTCATTTTACGAACCGTAAGTATGACTTTTTTAGGTATGGTGGTAAATCTCGTGCAACTATGACATCCTTTAATAAAAGGAAAGATAAGTATTGGTTTGAGAAAACGTCGAGAAAATATTCTGATGACCAGATTGTTGATTTTCTATTAGCAAATTTTGTGACTACAGATAATCCAAAAAACTTATGGATTGGTGAGATTATCAATTCTGGGGAAAGAACATATGCAGATTGGACAAGAAGACAACAGAGTATTTCTTATCTGTTTAAAGAAGAATGTTCTAAATTATTGGAAGAATATAAACTTGATGAGTTGTTTGAGTGTGGAAAAGGACATCCGATTATATTGAAGAGATTTCTAGGTGGTGATATATCATTAGAAACATTTGTTATCTTTGATATTATATTTGCGTTTTCAGATAAGTTTGATGAAAAACTACTCGATCCCGTATGGGAAACCGTAAGTTTGAAGATAAGGAAGTATAAACCTTTCCTAAATATTAATGTATTCAACTTTAAAAAAATACTACGGGAAATCGTAAATGAGTGATTTTTTCGATTCAAACATAGTTCGTGAAGAACTACAAGAGATAAACGAATTGCAGTTATCTATTTACAAGAATGCAATGAAGTTTGGAACTTTTAGTCGTGAAGATAAAGTTGACCACATAGAAAGACTTACTGAATTATTAGAAAGACAAAAAGTAATGTACACTCGCATTAGTCTCTCTGATGACCCAGAAGCAATTGAACTCAAGATTCATTTACAAAAATCAGTTGAACTTATGGGTTTCCCAGAAGGAACTGATATGTTGTTATTATTCTCTGGTATGTCAAATACTATCGAGAATCTTAAGAACTCTATTGACAATTGATTCTTAATCTGTTATAATCTAATTATCCAAAATATCCAATTTATCCGAGGTATCTAAATGTCTTTTAAAGACCTTAAAAAGCAGTCTAAACTTGGCTCTTTAACAGCAAAACTAGTTAAAGAAGTTGAGAAGATGAACAACACGGGCGGTAACGCTGATGACCGAATCTGGAAGCTAGATGTAGACAAAGGAGGTAACGGTTATGCTGTTATCAGATTCCTACCTGCACCCGAAGGTGAAGATTTACCATTTGTAAAACTATATTCACACGCATTCCAAGGACCTGGTGGATGGTTCATTGAGAACTCACTCACAACACTTGGACAGAAAGACCCAGTTTCCGAGTATAACTCATTACTCTGGAACAATGGTACTGATGCTGGAAAAGAAACAGCAAGAAAGCAGAAGCGTAAGTTAACTTATGTCAGCAACATTTATGTTGTAAAAGACCCTGCAAATCCTGATAACGAAGGTAAAGTATTTCTATACAAGTATGGAAAGAAAATCTTTGACAAGCTTACTGCAGCAATGCAACCAGAGTTTGAAGATGAGGAAGCAATCGATCCATTCGATTTCTGGCAAGGTGCTAACTTTAAGTTAAAAGCAAAGAATGTCGCAGGTTATAGAAACTACGATAGTTCTGAATTTGCAGCACAAAGTCCTCTACTTGATGACGATGATGCAATGGAAACACTCTGGAAAAAACAGTTCTCACTTTCTGAAATTGTTGCACCAGACCAGTTCAAGGCATATGATGAGTTAAAGACTCGTCTAGATTATGTTCTTGGAAATAAGAAGTCCGCTGCACCACAGTTTGAAGAGGAAGATAATGATCGTGGTCAAGCAGAAGAGTTAGTAACTGCTGCTGTATCAAAACCAACTCCTGCTGTTGCAGAAGAAGAGGATGATGCACTATCATACTTTGCGAAACTCGCAGAAGAATAATTACAAAGTAATTGTGTAGGGGGTCAAACGACCCCCTTTTTTTTATGGATTTACAGTTTCGGTATTATCTGTTGCAACTAAACTTGATGTTATATAATTTGAACTCTTATCATACCTAAGAATATCTCTTAAATCATTAATAAATGTTTGAACAAATCCATTTTTTAATACATTTATTTTTCTCTTTTCTTCATTTTTCTTATATTCATATTCTAAATTAGTTACTGCCCTCGCTATTTTATCTGTGGTTACTGTGTATTCAGTTTTATCATCAAGTTGATTGTTTCCCTCTTGTGAAATTAAATTGTATCTATTTGTACCAAATTGAGTCGATGATCCATATATTTTAAAATCAACATCAACAATAAGATTAGGTGGTAATATTTGACGATCCTGACTATCTCTTATTTCAAAGGTTTCATAATATCTTATAGCACTCATTTTTTCTTCTGAACCATATTTTTCTAAGGCATAGTCATAAACTTGGTAATCTTGTAATGGCCATTCGTGATTGATGTTAGTTATTCCAGCAACTAAAATTACAATATAATCTAATGAAGAATCACCATATAGAAAGTCTGCAAGTGTATCAGGTCTATCTCCATCTTTTATAACTAATTTTTGTTGAGCGATTACACCACTTCTTACATAATCCATCAACTTAGCACTACGAAATATATTTTTTATAATAATGTAATCACTTGCTGAATTTTTATGTGATAATGGCGATTGATATGCTATATCTGGTAATTCTCTGAATAATCCCATTAGTATCCAACTCCTGGTCCTGCACCTACTTGCTGATAATCTTCATGATAGATTGGATTGAGCTCTTTAAATGTTAAACTCATTCTGATATTCACTGGTGTTCCATCTTCATATGAAGTATATGTACCTGCATTAGTATAATTAACACTCATACCAGTTAACGCACATAATTTGAATGAATGTAGAAATGGATGATCAACATCATCTTTTAAAAATTTAAGTTGAAAAACATCTGGTGATTGTATGAATATACCTGCAGCAGTTCCGTTAAATTCTCCTGCTTTTGCTGCCATTGATGCTTTTAAGCGTCTTATAATTTGTTTTACAACATCGCCTTCTTTGGGACTTCTTGGAGAAAATGTTATACTATATGGAAAAGTTCTTAAATTTACTCCTTTGAAAAGTAGTTCTAAATTATTATTAAGAATTTGACCTGTAGAACGTGAGATAACACTTTGTGGACTCACGTTTGAACCTAATGCTCCAATCGCTGCACCAGATAATGCTGCTCTTACTGCACCTTGAGTTTCAGGTTTCAAACCAGGAATATCAATTCCAGTATTTAATGCAGTAACTGCTGCTTGTGCTGCAGCTACTCCATCTTCGACAAGATTGCCACCCATTGCTTTTTGTGCAACTGCAAGTGCACCAAGTTCAAGTGCGTTTGCACGATCTTCACCCCAAGTAATTGAATTTGAATCAGTTAAATCTTGAGGGATAGGTAGTTCAATTAAATATTTCATTAATCTATTTGCATCTTTACTCATTCTTGAGTTAGCATCAGTTACTTTAAAATCTATTCCTGGTCTTTCTGAACCATTCATCAATTTTCCTTTCTCATTATATACCTTTAGTTTATTCTTATCACCTTCAGGTAGAGCCATCTTTTTTTTATCTTCTGAAGTTATTGCACTAACTTTACCGTTAGCACCTTTTTCTTTTTTAAACATATTAACTGGTGTTACTGTTGCTCCAGCACCAGATTCTGGTGGTTCAAATTTTAGACATTTTATGACAAGTCTGTCACCAGTTCTTTGACTTGGACCTGTAGCAAGTGGGTAACTCAATGGTGGTAATTTTTTATTTCTTGCTCTACTTGTAATTTTTCTATCTCGTGTAGCATAAGTAGGTAATTGATTGCCAGTTTCCAAAGCCTGTTCAACACCATCCTTATACTCTTGTGAAGCGTAATATGATTCTTGCTGTTTATAATCGGCAGGATAATTAGGCATATATAATTTTTTTAACTATTTAGACGGATTTTGACAAAAGGCAGAGTTCTTAAATCTCTTAACTCCATTTCATCTACTTTATACAGTCCTCCAACAACTTCTGGGAATGTATATTGTCTCATTTCACCCCAGTGATAATTTAATCCTTTGAAACCCCAAGAGTAAACGTTAGTTACTGCAACGAGTGGATGTTCATCATATGCAATGTTGGGTGTCTTTGGTTTATATACAAAAACGTAGTAATTTCCTTCTTCAGGTACATTACTTCCTTCAGTTAAAACACCTAGTATTTCCTGTGTTAAATCATCAGCACTCTCGGTGCCATACAGGTTTTGCATTATAGGATCTAAACGACTCATATATCTAACTCTTTTTCTGTAATTACTTTAAACTCCCACATTCGGTCAGCACAATACTCTCTTGCTGCTTTCCATTTTGCTTGGTTTCTTGCATATTCAAATGCTTCACGAATATAACCTTTGGTTTGTCTTTTTGGTCTTTTTGGTTTAGTTGTTTGTTTAAGTGGTTTCACTTCAATCAGATATCTTTTTATTTTACCTGTGTTCTCTTGAACCTTGATATAAAAATCTGGAAAGTACCTATGTACTCGACTATCGTGAGGTGAGATGTATGGGAGAGCAATCTCTTCACTTCCCCACTCAAGAATTTTAGTGTTTTTATCACAGTACACCATAAACTTTCTTTCCCAAAGTGACCTGTAAATAATATTAGTCGGATCACCTTTATACTTTCTAGGATATGATGGATAGTATTTTCCCCTATAAGCCATCTAAATAACTATACTATAGAAGTATTTAGAGTGCCAGCACCAAGACCAAGAGGGATATCAGATATAATGCCTAAGTTACAGAATGTAGCTCAGACATCTCAATTTTTAGTTAAATTTGTTGTACCAAGAGGTGATTGTCGTAGATTTTTAAGACAGAAAGGAATAAATGATCGTTTTATATCAGATAATGTAGGATTACTTTGTAGTGATGCAGTTTTGCCTGGAAGTGCAATGGCAACTCTTAATACTGCTGGTGATTATCAAGGTGTTATAGAAAGATTTGCTCATACAAGAAATTTTACACAAATTAATTTTGATTTTTATGTTGATAATGAATATAAATCGTTAAAATTTTTAGAGCACTGGATGGAATTTATATCAAGTGGATCAATTGCCGATCCTTCATCTGATACCTATCATTTTAAAATGAAATATCCTGATGAATATAAATCAAATGATACGAGGGTAGTTAAGTTTGAAAGAAATCATTCTCAATTTTTAGAATATAGATTTATTGGAATGTTTCCACTGTCTCTTAATTCTACACGAGTTTCATATCAAAATTCCACTGTACTAAAAGCAACTGCAACGTTTAGTTTTGACAGATACGTTTGTGGTGAAACTAGTTCTCTTGCAAGAGCTTTAGGATTAGATTTGAATAATCAAGCTGCGAGAGATAAAAGAGCATCAGCAAGGCAAACTGAAAGAAATAATAATAGTTTGAGTAGAATAATGAATGACGATTTAGCACTACTTAATTCTGGAACAGCATATAGAAATCTACCTCCTGAATTAGTTGGTGGAGGAATCACAAGAAGATTTGGAACAAATACTACTTTGACACCATTTAGCGAAAGATAGATTCCAAAAACACCTATAAATAATCATACTGAAGTGTAGTAATTATTATGCCTTTACCAACCATTTCAACTCCAACGTATGAGTTGACATTACCATCATCTAATAGAAAAATTAAATATCGTCCTTTTTTAGTTAAAGAGGAAAAGATTTTAATTATAGCGATGGAAACCCAAGATACAAAACAAATTGCAAGAGCAGTAAAAGATGTTCTAGCAAAATGTATATTGACAAAAGGAATCAAAGTTGATAAACTTGCAACTTTTGATATTGAATATTTGTTTTTAAATATTCGTGGAAAATCTGTGGGAGAACATATTGAAGTGATGGTCACTTGTCCTGACGATGAAAAGACTCAAGTTCCAATGTCAATCAATATTGATGATATTAAAATTAAAAAAGAGAAAGATCATTCTACTGACATTTCTTTAGATGGTACTTATACTTTAAGAATGAAATATCCATCTTTGAGCGAATTTATTAAAAATAATTTCGATTCAATGACTGATATGAAAGTTGAAGATACTTTTGAATTAATTTCATCTTGTATTGATCAAGTATATTCAGAGGAAGAAACGTGGTCGCATCAAGAATGTACAAAGAAAGAGTTATCAGATTTTGTTGAATCTCTTAATTCCAATCAATTTAAGTTGGTTGAAAATTTCTTTACAACTATGCCTAAATTATCTCATACTGTTAAAGTTACTAATCCAAATACAAAAGTTGATAGTGAAATTAAACTAGAGGGGCTGCAGAGTTTTTTCGGATAAGTATGGCACACGAGGATCTTGTGTCATACTATAAGTTAAATTTTGCTTTGATGCAACACCATAAATATAGTTTAACTGAACTTGAGAATATGATTCCGTGGGAGAGAGAAATTTATGTTTCACTTTTACAACAGTATATTGAAGAGGAAAATTTAAAAGCACAACAAGAACGTAATGGATGAGGAACAAGGTTTACAATCACCAATAGCAGGAGGTATTAGAGGCATCAGGAGAAGTGTATCCTCCAGTGTCTTTACAGGTCGTGCTGTTGCACCTCAAGCAGTTCAACCTGTTTCTCCAATGATTCAGGCACCACCTCAACCACCACAACCAGATCCACAAACAACAAGTTTACTTAGTCAGAACTCATTAACTTTAACAAGTGTTTCGGGACAATTATCTGCCATATCTGAACAGATATTTTCTTTGAATAGTTCACTATCAGTAATTAAATCAAATTTAGATGTAAGTGATCAAATAGATAGACAAAGAGAAGGAGCAAAACAAAAAAGAGATGCGATATTAGCAGAGCAAGGATTAAGGGAAGGAAAAGAATCAGAACTAGAAAGAAAAATACAAACTGCTTTACTTGCTCCAGTAAGAAGAGTTGCAGGTTTTGCTCAAGGTATATTAAGTAGATTGGGTAATTTTTTATTCATTCTTACTGCAGGTTGGTTAACTGACAAAACTTTATCATTTTTAAGACTAACATCCGAAGGAAATGTTGATAAATTAAATGAATTTAAAAGAAAATTCTTAATTGACCTTGCACTTTTAGGAGGTATAGGTTTAGCACTGACTATAGGAATTGGAAAAATAGTTGCAACAGTAGGTGCAATATCAGGTTTAGCTTTAAAATTTGCATTCTCTGCATTACTAGCAGCACCATTTCTTGCAGCATTAAAATTTATTAAAAATAATGTTGATAATTTTGTCAAGAATTTTGGATTATATGTGCGAAATCTTCTTACAAAAGGTCCAGGAAAAGTTGTACAAAAGTTAGGATTACCTTTGTTAGGAGTGGGTGGTGTTGCAGCACTGTTCCCTAAAAAAATTGGAAAATTTTTTAAATCAGTATTTGGAAAGAAGATAATTGGTGAAGCAGTAGAAGGAGCTGCGAAAACAGGTGCAAAAACGGGAGCAAAAAGTGGTTTAAAAGCTTTAGGACCAATTGGAATAGGTCTTGAATTAGCATTAGCACCTATCTTCGCATTCTTTGATTATAAAGACAGAAAAGAAAATCTAGGTCAAACAGAGGGACAGGCAAAAACTGGAGCAAGTGCAACTGCGATTGGTGGTATAGCTGGTACTCTAATTGGATTAACTTTAATACCAGAACCACTAACAAGTGCTACTGGTTTGATAGGTCTTGCATTATTAAGCATGTTCGGTGGAATGGGTGCTGGAAAATTAGCTGATACAGTAACTGGGGCTAATAAGAATAAGGGGGATTCAGCTCCAGAATATACAGTTGAAGGAAGGGCAGATGGTGGTCCTGTCGATGCTAAAAAACCATATGTAGTTGGAGAAAAAGGACCTGAACTATTCAGTTCAGAAGTTGCTGGAATGATAACACCAATTAACTTTAAAAAAGATTCAAAAGTATCAGACCTTATATCATCGTTTGATCAATCGGCAGAGGTCACAGTTATTCCTTTAAGCACTTCAGAAAAAGGAATACCAGCAAGTGCAACTATGGCAACTAGTTCAAGCACTCCGAGTGATTCTTTACCAAATATACCATCATCTGATTTTGCAAATAGTTTTATTGGATTTTCTGAATCTGTGTATAATGTGGTGGTATAATGGCAGATATTAAGAGAAGAAGAGATGCAGTTCTCAAATCAAATATTAGTATTAATTCAATAAGAGATTCAGTAGTTAAATTTACAAAAGGTTTGACTGCTGCAAGACAAACATCATCTGAAATTGTTAAGAGTACAGATAAAAATAACAAATTTAAAAGAACTCTAATAGGTAATGATAATACTTATTTTACAAAGAGAAGAGAAAATGCAAGGAGAAGGCAAAGAGAAGATGAATTAGAAGCATCAACTGTTCAAGGAACAACGAAGAGGCAAGGTAATGTTGTTTCAAGAAGTACAAAAGGTTTTCTTGGTAGAATACTTGATTTCTTTGGTATCGTATTGATAGGATGGTTTGTTAATACGTTACCTCAAATTTTAAAATCAATTCAGGGATTGATAAAACGAATACAAGCAGTAATTACAACTCTTACAGATTATTTGAATGGTATAGGAGATTTTTTGGTTGCTATAGGAACAGGAATTTCTAATGCAATACAAAGTATAAAATCAGTAGTAGATTTAGTATTATTGAGAAGACAAAATGAAGAAAGTCTTGAAAGTGCTGATAATAATTTGAATAAAGTAAGAAAAAATATGATGACGACTGCGTTTGCATATAATAATCCTGCTAATGCAGGTCTAAAGGATTTTTCAGGAGATCAATTAATAGAATCAGAATTAGATGAAAAGAAGGATAAAAAAGAGGACGAGAATCCTAAACAAGAAAAACCAAAAGAAGGAAATGCAGACAATGTTGAGGGTGAAAAAGGTGATTTTACTGTTGATAACACACCTAATAGTGGAACTGATAAACAACAGGAAGAAGATCCTAATGATCAGAACTTAATCCAAGGAATAAGTAATGATAAAGATTTCAAAAATTTAGAATCTAATAAAGCTCAAGACAAAGGAGAAACTATAAGTGACAGAGATGAGGCTAATAGAGCATCTAAAGATGAACAAGAACAGACAAAAGGAATATTTTCAAAAACAAAAAATTTCATTGCTGGTTTTTTTGGTGGTGATGGACAACAACAGTCAGATAATCAAAAAAGAGAAACAGATAGTAAGAAAGATAGTAGTTCGTCAGTAAGTGGTGTTGTATCAAAAATAAGACAAATAGCAACTAATGCCAATAAACAAGTAAAAGGTGAAAAGAAAAACTTAAGTATAGAACCTTCAAAGAGAGAAAGAAATAATATGAATACTAGAAAAAACAAAAATAGAAGTCAAGTTTTGATAATTGAAAAAGGAGTATCAACTAATACTCCATCTGCTCCTTCTGGTGGTAGCGGTGGTGGATCTAGCTTAAATAGTATTGACGGACTTCAAGATTCCGATGCGATGAAAAAAGGAATTAAAAAACTTCAATCAGTTATACTTGCAAACTAATGGCAGCAATAGATAAATCAATTTATCAAAAATTTATAGTTGAATCAGCAGATGGATCTAAAAGTGCTGATATATCTGAAGGTGTCATAGCGTTCACATACTTTGAAAATATTTTTTCTCCATATCTGACAGCAAGAGTTATTGTTACTAATACCAGTGGTTCAATAGAAGGTGATGATGGAAATTTGCAATCAGTGTATAATGGATTACCTTTGAGAGGGGGTGAAAGAGTATTAATAAAAATAGCAGGAAATTCAAAAACAAATGAGGGTTTAGACTTTTCAGTATCCCCTGATCAATATTTTTACGTTGCTTCAGTGACAAATGTTTTACTTAACGAAGGTACTGAAAGTTTTACTTTGAATTTGGTTTCAAGAGAGGCAATAACAAATGAGACAACTAGGGTCGGTAAAAAGTTTCCCACTTCGCAAAAAATATCTGGGTCTGTAGAAGATATACTTAAAAACTATTTGAAAGCTGATAAAATCGGTGATATTGAAGAGACTCAAAACACTTATGGTTTTATTGGTAATATGAAAAAACCATTTACAATAATAACTTGGTTAGCATCTAAATCAGTTTCGGGTTCAGCAAAACCAGGTGAAGATTCTAGTGCTGGATATGTATTTTATGAAACACAATCAGGATTTAACTTTGTATCTCTAGATAAAATTATGGAGTCAAAACCTTATAATGTTGATTTCATATACTCACCTGGAATAATTTCTACTGATGATCCAAATAAAGATTTCAGAATACTAACATATGCTACTAATAGAAATCAAGATTTAATTGGTAAACTTGAAAGAGGTGCTTATAGTAGTGTTCGTTATTATGTTAATCCTGTATCTTTCGCACCATCTATTTCAGTATTTAATTCTGATGATTATCAGGGTAAAGCTAATAATTTGGGTGATAAGGAGGTTGCTTTACCAAGAATTGATGATAAAAGTGAAAAAACACTAGGTGACTTGCCAAGTCGTATATTTGTTGGTATGCTAGATGTTGGTACTCTTGAAAAGGATGCGAGTGATGAGGGATGGAATGATCCTGTTAAAAGAAATGCAGATCCACAGAGAATTCATTCCCAATCGATGATGAGATATAATCAGATATTTACTCAAGTGGTCGATATTACTATTCCTCTAAACACAAATCTAAATGCTGGTTCTATCATAAGATGCGAATTCCCCCAATTATCAAATGTTAAAAGAAAGCAACCTGATCCTGAACTCAGTGGTCTATATATGATAAAAGAACTAGCACATTATTTTGATGGTAAAGGTTCATATTCAAAATTAAAAATAGTTAGAGATACGTTTGGAAGAAAATGATAGAAAATAATTTACTTAAAACAAATTTCTTAGGTAAGGATGGATTCCGTTGGTGGATAGGTCAAGTTGCACCTGAAGCAGCACAAGGAAATCAAATTAACCAAACTGGTAGTACTTGGGGTTGTAGAGTAAAAGTTCGTATATATGGATATCATCCAGCAGATATAACTGAATTAGCAGATGATGATTTACCTTGGGCACAAGTATTGTTATCATCACAAGGGGGTTCTGGAAAAGCAAATCGTTCAAGGTCAATTCGTATATCACCTGGTGATACTGTTATGGGATTTTTCCTTGATGGTGATGATGCACAACTTCCTGTAATTTTAGGAATTTTTGCGAATACTAATAATTATTATGCTAGTGATGAAGATTATAAATCTCCATTTCAACCATTTACAGGATATACAAGTAAGATAAAACCTAATAATGATTTTATTGCTAAAAATGAGGGTGGAGATGATTCTAAAAAAAGTCAAAAATCACCAAGATTTTTAACGAAGGAAATTGTAGAAGATTTAAATGACCAATTAGACAAAGGTAAAGCACAAATAGAAGAACTTGTAGATTCTGGAGAACTTCAAAACGCAGCATCTGAAGCATCTGCAGAATTAAAACAGGTTCTTGATTCAGGTGCAATTCAAACAGGATTAAAAAATACAGCAGCAAATGCTAAACCAATAGTTGAAAATTTAAAAAAACAATTTAGTAATATTGATACTCAAGCATTTAAAGCAATGGGTCAAGAGATAATATTAGGAAGTGGAGTACAAGCTGCTGTTAACAATACAAAGTCTACTAATAAAATAAAAAATACACTCAAAAATACTTTAAGTGAAGTTCAAAATTCTATTCCTAAAGATAAGTTTAAAGGACTAGCAGAGGGAGCAGCAGAGATTGTTTCAGCATCAAAACCAATGATTAAAGATATGGTGAATACAACCTTTGATGATTTAGCACCACAATTGAATGGTGGGTTACATAAACTTTATAAGAGTAAATTTAATGAGATTATGGGTAAAACAGGTAATTTGGCACTTGCAAAGAAAGCAGCACAAGCAGCACAAGTAGCAATGGTCGGTCCCGTTGGAGCTCTTCAAAATTTAATGCCTTGTGCTGTAAAAAATATAACAGATAAATTAACTGGTGATGTAGCAAATTTACTTGCAGAGTTTGTTAACAACGTAGATAATTTTACAGACTGTATCGGTGATCAATTTGTAGGTGCAATATTCAATGACATTATTAAAGGAATAAACACAGAATTGGGAGATGCAATTAAAGGAGTTGCTGACATATTTCCAAGCGGAGATATAGAAGGATTATTAAGAGGAAAAGCAGAGGGGTTACTTGGAATAGCAAGTGTCTTTGATGATTGTGATATTCCAACTGCTGATTTAGGAGGAAAAACTAATAAATGGATACTTGGTGGTGGACCTGGTAATTTAGATTTAGGAAATATTGCTGGAAAAGTTTTAGCAATTGCAAATGCTGCACAAGAATTAAAAGAAGCAATCGGAAGTCCTGGTGGAGTTTTAGGTAATCTTGGTATTTTTGATTTTATGAGACCTGATGTAAGCACACCTGGTTTTAGTAGCACATTGAGTGATTGCTATACAGGACCTCCACTTAATTGTTCAGGTATTAAAGTTAATCTATTTGGTGGAGGTGGTTCAGGAGCACAGGTAAATCCAATTTTAGGTGCAATAGTAAGTGACACATTCGCAGTTCAGACTGCAAGTTTAATTGGAATGAAAGTTATAAATCCTGGTTCAGGTTACAAATCACCACCATTTGTCGAGATAGAAGATACTTGTCGTAAAGGTTATGGTGCAGTTGCTAGATCGGTAATAGATTATGATCCATCATCTCCTACTTACGAACAAGTAACTGATGTGTATATTGTTAGTGCTGGTGAAAATTATCCAGTAATTGAACCAGAAGAAGGAGATGAAGGAGTGTATACAGTCGATCACGTTGTTGTAGTTAAACCAGGTCAAAATTATAAACAAGAAGATACTGTCATAGACGATAAGGGAAACGTATATGAAAAATTCCTAGATGAACAAGGTAGAATATTAAATGTTATCCCACCTGACTCATCTACAAATAACTTAGAACCATTTACGACTTTACCAGATTTAGAAGTTATTTCGTCAACTGGAATAGGAGCATTATTAAAAGCTCAATTATTACCAAGACCAACTTATCAAGGTGAAGTAAGACAAGTAATTGATTGTGTTTCTCCTCGTAATACTAATATTGTTGGATTTATAAATGGTGAACCATATTATGGACCTTTCCATGTTCATCCAACTACTGGTGCTAAAATGGTTGGTATTGCACATACCACCGCACCTCATGCTATAATATATGATACACCTCAAGAAAGTAGAACATCTAGATCGATAGTAACAACATCTACTTCTTATACAACAGTTTCATCATCGGTACAAACAAATGTTTCCAGCACCACAACACAATCTGATACAAGTAGTATCCCTCAAACTGACCCAGTTGACACATCAAGCCAACAAACGTCTGGACAGAGTTACACTCCTCCTCCTAGTAGTCCTCCTAGTGGTGGCGGGTCTTCGGGATCAGGTGGGGGATACTCAGGTTACTAATAAATAAAATTATGACAACACCAGCAGAAAATCAAAATTGGCAGAAGAGACAGTATGACTCTTTTGGTCCACATTTCAGAATCGAAACAGCAAACCCAGAACTAGGACTTGTGGGAAATGTTGCATATAATTTATATGGATACTCAGATTCAAAAGATGTAAGTAATCTAGGTATGATGGGCGATGGTCAATTTCAAATTATGGCAGATCAATGTATAACTATCGCAGGTGGTGCAAGTGTTGAAGGTGGAGGATTGTGTATTAATATTGTTGGAACAAAAGGTGATGTTGCAATATCAGCAGAGAAAAATGGTGATGTAAGAATTAAAGGGAGAAATATTTTTCTAGATGCATCAGAAAATATAGAGTTAACCACAGGTGGAAAAATTGAATTAGATTCAGCAGAATTGTTAGCAACAACACAAAATACAACAAGAATTCATGCCAGAAAAACTAAGGTAAGTGGTAGGAATATTGATATTGGTGGTTCAACAGATATAACTTTAATTACACCTAAAGGATCAATCAAAGTTAAAAGAATTGTAGCAAGAGAAGTAGATTGGTCAGGAGCAGTCTTTGCTAATACATCTGTTCCAGCTAATGCATTAAAGAGTATATAATGGCTGACTTTAAATCGGGTGGAGTTCCAAATCCAGACTATGATTCTGAAGATATAAATTTTGTAAATCAAAAAACAGAATTTACAGAGGATGTTTTTTGTTATGGTGATGCCTATGCTCAATCATTTAATAATGTAGAGATAAGTGTGGTTGGTTCAACACTCACATTTACTGTCGCTGGTATTGGGAGTACAAGTTTGACACTATCATAGTTGACTGATTTTATACATATGCTATAATAAGAATAATGTATTATCAAGGTATGGATGATTTCGTATTCGAGGTTGTAGTAGACATCTGTTCTAGAACCTTTAAATTAAAAAGCGACAACGGAGATAATAAGATAATAGCTTGTGAAGATAGTGACGAGTTTATGAGAGTTTTAGAAGTTTGTGACAAAATGCTTGAACCAGGAATGATTGTTTATGCAGATTTGGCAATAACCTCAGATAAATAAATGAAATACAAGATAACCACTCATTTCTGTTGGTTTCGTAATCGAAGTATAATTGTCAAAATGTATTTCATCAACGGAATGCCTTTCACCTTTGACGAATTACCTGATAGTCATTTAGAAGATCAAGAGTTAATCGAAGAAGCAGATAAACATCCCACATTTAATGATGATGAGATGTACCAATATTATGGATACCTTGTAGAAGAAGAATTACACCCGTGTTTGTTCCCAATTGATTTAGAGAACCCAGAAGAATTGCCAGATGATATCTCAATTCATATAGACACGGAGGAGTAACCAGCTAAATAAACCTAGTATGCACGGTCTATTAGATCACATTTTATAGTAGTTAAAAAAGATGCCTCTTAATAAGTTAGAGAATTTTATAAAGAATACAGAGGGTCGTGTTCTTTATGTAAATCCAAATGATCTTGATTCCACTGATGGTATTGAAAATCAAGGTAATTCATTAACCAAACCCTTCAAAACGATTCAGAGAGCACTGATAGAGGCTGCTAGATTCTCATATCTTCGTGGAAACGATAACGATTTAGTAGAAAGAACAACAATATTAATATTTCCAGGCGACCATGTAATTGATAATAGACCAGGATTTGGAATCAGAAACGAGTCAGGTATAGCAAAAGCAATAAGTCCAAGTGGTTCAGCGACAGGTGCACAAAATACTTTAACACTTACATTAAACTCTAACTTTGATTTAACACAAGAAGATAATATTTTATATAAGTTCAATAGTGTGAACGGTGGTATTGTTGTACCTAGAGGTACTTCAATTGTTGGACTCGATTTAAGAAAGACAAGAATTAGACCTTTATATGTTCCAAACCCAACAGATAGTAATGTAGCATCATCTGCTATATTCAGAATTACTGGTGCTTGTTATTTCTGGCAGTTTACATTCTTTGATGGAGATGAAGCAGGTTTAGTATATACAGACCCATCAGACTTTAGTGCAAACAACCAATCAAAACCAACATTCTCTCACCACAAGTTAACTGCATTTGAATATGCAGATGGTGTGAATACTCTTGATAACTTTAGTGACTTAACTGATTTAGACATATACTATAGTAAGTTAACAAATGCATTTAACAGAGCATCAAATCGTGAGATAGACCAGAAATATCCATCAGCACCTGCTGCTTTCTCACCTCAAAGACCAGAATTTGAAATTGTTGGTGCTTTTGCAACTGACCCACTTAATGTTTCAAATATTGAATCTGGTGATGGAGCAACACCAGGTCAGGTTGTTACAGTCACCACTGCAACTGACCATAATCTTACAGGTGGAACACCAATCAAGATTCGTGGTATTAACGTAGCAGACTATAATATATCAACAAAAGTATCAAATGTTATTGATGCAACTAGATTCCAATACTCACTACCATTTGTAAGACCAAACTTACCAGCAGGATCTGCTGGAGGTTTAAGTTCAGCGAACGGGCAAGTACAAGTTGAGACTGATACAGTATCGGGTGCATCTCCATATATCTTTAACTGTTCAATGCGTTCTGTATTTGGTATGCAGGGTTTACACGCAGATGGAAATAAGGCAACTGGTTTCAAATCAATGGTTACTGCACAGTTTACTGCAGTTTCACTTCAGAAAGATGACAGAGCATTTGTCAAGTATGATAAGACTAACAGAAGATATAGTGGTATTGCTTTCTCAAAACAGACAGGAGCATTATTATCATCTGAATCATCATCAACTAACCCAGAGACAGTATTTCACTTAGATCAAGAAGCAAATTACAGAAAAGAATTTAGAACCACACATATTAAAGTATCTAACGATGCTGTTGTACAGATTGTATCAGTGTTTGCGATTGGATTCCACGCACACTTTGAGATGATAAACGGTGCTGACGCATCAATCACAAACTCAAACTCAAACTTTGGTACATTTGCACTTCTTGCTGAAGGATTTAAGAAAGAAGCATTTGCAAAAGACGATAAAGGATTTATCACATCCATTATTACTCCTCGTTCAGTTGTGTCTGCAGATCAGCAGATTGAATTTCTTACAGATTGATGTTTCAGAAACAACAGCAACTAAATTATTCTTATTTGCACAACCAACTCTAACACTACCACCAGCACATATTGCTCAAGGTTTCAGAATTGGTGCAAGGTCTGACGATAAATTATACATTGATAATGGAGGAAGCACATTCTCTGCTACAGTTGTAATGCCAAATGGTGCATCAGGAACTACAAATGTTGGTGAGAAGAATTACGAAGCAATACATTCAGATGCAAGTGCATCAACTAAGTCAGTATTTACAATTAACGCAGGTCACGAACTCGCAAACGGTGAATCAATCAGAGTTATTGCTGATAATGGTGACTTACCAGAGAATTTAGATCCTCATACAGTATACTTTGCAATCACAAGCACTCAAGATTCTGCTCTTGGTGCAAATCAAATTCGTATTGCATCATCAAAAACAAACGCTGATTTAGCAGTTCCTGTTTTTGTTGCAACAGTTGCAAGTGTAACTGATAAGTTTAGAATTATAAGTAGAGTATCAGATAAGAAACCAAATGATGCTGGACATCCGATTCAATATGATGCGAGTGCAGGTCAATGGTTTGTTCATACTTTAGCTTCAGGTAATACTATTCATAATGGTTCATCAATATATGCAAACGCAACAGATGATGACATTACATATGTTCTTAGAAAGGATGATGACAGAAGTTTAGATGAGAAGATATACAAATTAAGATATGTTGTTCCAAAAGAATTAACAAATGGTAGAGATCCAACAGATGGATTTGTTCTACAAGATTCAAGTTCAACTAATGTTCTAGCAAATACTGACTTTAGTAAGACAACAATTACTGCAAACGATTATGCTTTTGATCGTAATACACGATTCATATCTCAAGCAAGTTTTGATAGCACAGAGAACTTAATTAAAATTCGTTCAGACAAACCACATAATTTAGGTGTTGGTGATCAAGTTGTTGTTAAAAATGTCCAGAGTACAACAAACTCAACTGCTCTTGAGAATAAAGGATACAATGGAACATTCTTGGTTGCTGAAATTACAAATGATAAGGAGTTTAGATATTCTAATGTAGATACTTCAGGTGTAACTCATACAACTGGAACATTTACTAACAATACTCAAACTCGTTCAACATTATTACCACGATTTGATCGTAATAATAATAGTGGTAACTTCTTTGTATACAGAACTGAAACTATTACACCTTATATTCAGGGAGTTCAAGATGGTGTGCATCATCTATTCGTATTGAATAGTAACAATGCGATGAATGAACCATCGAATGAATTTGTTGAGAACAAGTATAATCAGAATATTGTTAACTTATTCCCAGAATATGATCGTGATAATGTAGATGCTAACCCACCAGCAGCGGTATCTTATGCAAAAAGATTCCCAATTGGTGAAGTTATAACCAACGATTTAAAGAAAAGTATTACCAGAGAAACAACAAACCAGTTCTTAAAGAATTTTGATGGTTCAATTGGTATTACTTCAGTTGTTAATAATAGTACAAACTGCTGTTATCAATCTTGATGAAGAACATAGTTTTGATTCACTTAAGTATCACGCTACTTTAAATGGTGGTTCAGGTCATACTGACGGAACATATTATAATGTAAGATTATTGAATACTAACGCAACTCCTGCGACTGCACCTTGGGATGGTGCGACTGCAAAGGTTGTTGTATCAAGTAATGCTGTAACTTCAGTCGAGATTACTGACGGTGGTTCTGCATATACAAATGGTGAAACATTATTCTTTGACGCACAAACTCCTGCTTTAGGTGGTATTGGTGGTTCACCAAATGCAAATCTTACAATTGCAACTGCTGGTATTTCATCAGCAACTGGTAATTATATTCAAGTCACTGGTATTACAACTGGAACTGATTCTTATCATCGTATTTCAAGTATTAACAGCACAAAGCAAATTACTGTTGCTAAATCTGCTGCTGATACTTTACTTGATGGACAACAGATTCATGATATGGGTCCTTGGGTAGCAGTTGGATCTGCATCCACAACATCAGGAACTACTACATTTACTACTACTGTAGACCACGGACTTGCAGTTGGTAATAAATTTAGGATTCTTAATAGCAGTGATACAAACCTTGGAGATTTTGTTGTTACATCAGTTGTTGGTATTACACAATTTGCTGCTAAAACAACAACTTCACTTGCAGACGCAAAATACATTCTGAAACACGGTTTATCAGATAATGAATCAATTTCAGGAGTTGCTGGAGAGAACATAGATGTAAGAGGATTTAATATATTCGACCACGAAACACTGATTCTAAATGAAGCAGTCGGAACTGGTGATTCTGCATTTAAAGTTAAACTTCCTGATGGAACAACAACTGCAACATCAATCGTCAATCGTTTCCCACTTGGTTCATACATTCAGATTGGTGGTGAGATTATGCGTATCGCATCAAGCTCACTTTCTGGTGGAGGTGGAGATGAGATAACTGTTATTCGTGGTTCACTTGGAACAAATACAGCAACCCATCTTATTAATTCAAGAATCAAGAAAGTTAAACCACTACCGATTGAACTTCGTAGACCTTCAATATTAAGGTCATCAGGACATACATTTGAATACGTTGGTTTTGGTCCAGGTAACTATTCAACTGCATTACCACAGTTACAGAATAGATCACTTACTGAAAGAGAGGAGTTCTTAAATCAAGCACAAGAAACATCTTGCGGTAACGTAGTTTACACAGGTATGAATGATAAAGGTGACTTCTATATTGGAAACACCAAGATTGCATCTGCGAGTGGACAACAAACTACATTTGATATTCCAGTTGCAACTGTTACTGGTGAAGATCCAAATCGTTTAAGTGCTGTATTTGATGAAGTAGTTGTTAAAGAGAGACTACTTGTTGAAGGTGGTGCATCGAAACAGATTCTATCACAGTTTGATGGTCCTGTCACATTCAACAGTGACTTAAGACTATCAGATAGTACAAAGCAACTTATTACTGAAGCAGAAATTCGTGCTCAAGATGCTAAATTTAGAGATACCACTAACTCAACTGCTGTAACTAATGGTTCAGTTGTTATTGATGGTGGTATGGGTATTGCTAAAGATATTGTTATCGGTGGTAATATAGTTGGTGATACTGCATCAACCCTATCTGGATTTAATAATGTTACCGCAACAAACTTCATTGGTGATGGTGCTCAATTAACAAATACTGGTGCTCAATTATCAGCAACATCAGGAACACAAAGGGTTGTTCTCACAAGTCTAACCAGTGGAACTATGACATCTGCTTCAACAGATGGTGATTTAACATTTAATCCAACTGGTAATGTATTAAGTTGCGTTACCTTTAGTGGTGGATTAGCTGGTAATGCAGATACAGCAACATTAACATCCCACGTTGTTGGAACTGCTAATAGAGTTTTATTTAACAATAACACTAATACAACCACAACATCTGCTGCATTAACATTTGATGGAACTCAACTTAATGTAACCAATAACATAAGGGCAAACAACCTTACACTTGGATTGACTGCTGGTACTACAATCAACACTACAACTGGTGATTTAGTTCTAGATTCATCAAACAACAAAGTTCATATGACTGCTAACGCAGAAGTTGATGGAACATTAACTGTTGATAGTAGCACTAACGCATCAAGTAAAGATACAGGTGCATTGATTATTACTGCTGGTGGACTTGGAGTTGAAGGTAACATTCACTCTGGTGGAGATATAGTTGCGTTCAGTTCATCTGATATGACACTTAAAGAAGACATATCACCTATTGAAGATGCACTTGGATTGATAAACTCATTGAGTGGAAACACATTTGCTTGGAAACCAGAAGCAGGTATCTTTGGTAACTCTGGTATGGATACTGGTATTATTGCTCAAGAAGTTGAAGCACTTAATCTTACCTGGTCTTTCCAAGAGAAGAGGTGATGGTACACTCGGTGTTCGTTATGATAGATTAATTCCAGTTTTAATTGAAGCAGTCAAAGAACTTTCTGCTAAAGTTAACTCTCTTGAATCAAATAAATAACTAAAAATATAACTGATGGCAAATATCAAGAAGAATTTTAATTTTCGTAACGGTGTACAGGTAGATGATGACAACCTGTTGGTAACTGATACTGGTCTGGTGGGTATCGGGACCACCATACCAAATGAGTCTCTTGATGTCAGAGGTAATGTGATTGTTACTGGATTTACCAGCACAACCACCGCACAAATTGGTATATTAACAGTAACAACATTTGTACCAAATCAGATTACTGGTGCAGGACTTAGTGTTTTTAGTGGAATAGTTACAGCACAAGGTGCAGGTATATTAACGTACTTTGGTGATGCTAGAAATCTACAGGGGATGCCAACTTCTCAATGGGAAGATAAGGATGTAGGTTTAGGATTCACAAGTATATACAACACAGGAGGCAATGTGGGTGTGGGGACCGAAGATCCCCGTTCGACCTTCCAAGTTGGTAACAATGCTGATGCTGGAGAGAAAGGTGTAGGTATCAGTTCAGTCGGAAATATCAATATGACTGGTATTGTTACAGCATCAAGTTTTGTTGGTAATGTAACAGGTGATGTTACAGGAAGAATTACTGGTGATGTAGTAGGAAATATCAATTCAGCAGGTGTATCTACAGCAGTTACACTAGATGTAAATGGAGATTTAGATGTAGATGGACATGCAAATATTGACAATTTAAGTGTTGCTGGTGTATCAACATTCACAGGACTTATTGATGGTAATGGTGGTGCAAATATTGATAATGTTCAGATTGGAGTTACGGGTGATAATGAAATTGATACATCTACTGGTAATCTAACGATTGATTCTGCTGGTGGAACAGTTACAGTTGACGACCAGTTTGCAGTCACAGGTCTTTCTACATTCACAGGTGCGATTGATGCAAATGGTGGAGCAACTATTGACAATGTGCAAATCGGTGTCACAGGTAATAATGAAATTGATACTTCAACAGGAAATCTAACAATTGACTCTGCTGGTGGTACAATCACAGTTGATGATAATTTAGGAGTTACAGGTACATCAACCTTTAGTGATGATGTTGGAGTTGTTGGATTGACAACTACTAAAACTTTATTAGTTACAGGTATAACAACATTAACAGGAAATGTTAATGCATCATATGTTGGAGCATCATCAACATCGTTCGCTACAAAACTTGGTGTAGGAACAACTGAAGCTCCAGTAAATGATATTCAGGTAAGAAAATCAGGTGATGCAGAAATTCAGGTGACAAGTGAAACTGGATCTGCTGGACTTACAGTTGGTAGAGAAACAGGTAATGTAGATACAAACAATGCAGAGTTTAGATATGGTGAAGTATCAGCTGGAGTTCCTTATAGTTCTGCACAGTCACTTGATATACTAAACTATGGTACAGGTAATTTTAATTATCATATAAGTGCAAATAATGCAGGTGCAGTTGATGGTGATTTCCATTGGCATAGAGGTAAGAACTCTATTCGATTGATGACACTCACTGGTATCGGTGGTTCACTTGGTATTGGTAATACTCAACCCACTAAAGCATTAGATGTAACTGGAGCTGGTAATTTTAGTGGTGATATATTTGTTGGCAATAATGTTAATGTAACTGGAACTGTTATTGGTAATGTTCAAGGTTCATTGACAGGAAACGTTGCTGGAACTCTTGCTGGTAATGCAAATGCAACTGTTGGTATATCAACATTAAATAACCTCACTATTGCAGGTGTTGCGACATTTATAAATGCGGTTGAAACAGCACTAATAGGAATTGGAACAACTGCTCAAAATCATCCAGTTCAAATTAATGATACAGCTGCAAATCGTATTATTGTAACAAATAATGGTCAAATTTCAATCAAGTCTACTGACATATTAGACGATACAGATATTAATGCTGTAAATGCTTCTGTTTGTTTTGGAGGAGTAGGTGTTGGTGCAACTATCTTGAAATCAGCGGTTGACTTTGCTGATGCAGGAACAGCAACAACTAGATTTATGTTACCTCCAAAAATTACTACAACTCAAAGAGGTAATCTATCTGGTGTTGTTGCAGGTGCAGTAATATACAACACATCTACTAATAAATTACAGGTCTTTAATGGGTCTGCTTGGCAAGATTGTAACTAATGACTATTAAATCTTCTGGAAGTTCACTATCATTTTCTGAAATAGAAACCGAGTTCGGTGCAAACGGATCTAGATCGTTAGGTGGTTATCGTACTACACAAAGTGTAGGTTCATTATCAAATTTACCTTTAGATGGTGGTATTCCAACATCAGGACAGATAAAATTTAGTGATTTTTATAGTAAACAATTAAATGTAGTTGTTAATTGTCATAGTGGTAGTAGGGAAGATAGAAAGAGTGCAAAGAATGATAAGTGGAATAATAATGATGTTACTGTTATTGGTGGATTCCGAAGTAAAAAAGAGAGTGGTAGTAAAATTATAATCAATGTAAATAAAAAATTCTGTTCAAATAAAGATCAACAGAACAGATGTGCATTAAGAACTGGGAGTTGGGATGGTTCTGCAACAGTTCAAGTTGATATAGGTGGTAGTGCACAAATTCTTGGTGCTGGAGGAGATGGTGGTAAGGGTGCTGACGGTATTAATAATAATGGTAATGCTGGTGGCGATGGAACAAGTGGATTAGGTATTGAACAGAATAATGTAACAGTTAATATTGCAAGTGGTGCAATTCTCCGTGCTGGTTTTGGTGGTGGAGGAGGTGGCGGTGGAGGTCGCCAACAAGATAAAAGAAGAGATAGAAGAGCTGGCGGTGGAGGCGGTGGCGGTGGCATGGGCTGCCCTGCAGGTAATGGTGGACAAGGTGGATCTACTGGGGGAGGATTTGGATCTGGTAGTGGACAACCTGGTGGAGCAGGTACTGAAACCTCTGGTGGAGGTGGCGGTGGCGGTGGTAATAACTCTGGACAAGCAGGTGGTTCATCTGGAGGTTCAGGTGGTCAAGCATCTGGAAACGCTGGAGCAGGTGGTAATAACAACACATCAGGAGGATCTGGTGGAGGAAATGGGGCTGCCATTAGACGAATTTCAGGTTATAATGTTACAATAAATAATAGTGGTTCAATTACAGGTAGCACATCTGCTACTGGTGTAACTTAAATTTTTTCATTCTTTTATTATGACAACTGAATTTGACTTGATAAGAAGGTATAGAGGTGCTTTCTCAAAAGATGAATGTGAAAAGTTTATAGAATTTATTGATGAATTTGATAAGCATAATATATTAGTACATGATACAGAAAATCTACATCAGGTAAATCATAAGACTGCAAATGTATCTTTTAGTTATGATTTCCCTTCATATAGTCAATTAGCAGATGATATAATACCTAAATTTAAACCTTGTATTGATGAATATCTAGAAGCAGTAAGTATATTAAAAGATTTTAAATTTTTAATCTATGATTTGAAAGTCAAGAAGATACCAATTTGTGGTGGGTTTCACTCTTGGCATTTTGAAAATGGTTCAATACCCTATAGTCAAAGAAAATTTGTTCTACAACTTTATTTAAATGATGATTTTGAGGGTGGTGAAACTGAATTTTTATACCAGAATCGTAGAGAATTAGCAAAACAAGGTGATGTTTTGATTTTTCCCGCAGGATTCACACATACGCATCGTGGTAATCCACCGATAGGAGGAACAAAATATTTAATTACATCATGGGCAATGGTGCAAGATAATGACTAGACAAATATTTAATATCTTCCCAACCACAATTTATGTCAGCGAGATTCCTAACCATAAAAAATATAAAGATACTTTTTATAAATTATATCCCAAGTATGATTATGAACAAGTAACTTATCAAGATGGTGAAGAGTGGTTTAATACTACAAGTGAAAATACAGGAAATCCATTTATTCATCTAGATAATGAACTCGAAGAATTGTTTGAAAATATTATATCAGAGACAAAAATTTATGTACACGAAGTTTTAAAATACAAAGATATTTTTGATTATATAATTACTAAAAGCTGGATTTCTCGTTCAAGAGCATATCACGAAACTATTAAATGGCACACTCATTCAACAAGTCATATTTCGTTTTCTTATTATTTAAATACACCACCTAATTCTCACGTTTTAAAATTTGCGAATACAAATAATCTAAATGGATTATTTGATGGATTGAATACAAGTGATATTAAAGATGGTGTTCGAGAAAGCAATGAACTTAATGCTTCGAGTTTTTATATAAATCCAGAGGAAGGTTCTTTAATTTTATTTCCAAGTGCTATGGAACATTGTACTGCAACTCACTCAAATGATTTTGAAGGTGAGAGATTGGCAATAGTTGGTGATATAACACTTGTGTATAAGGAGGATGGTGATAATGATTATTCAATGGGTTTTGTAAATCCAAAATATTGGAGGACATACAAATGAAGGTGATTGTTAAAATTGAAGAGTACTTACCTGATACTCAACAGATTGTTATAAAAATATGCAGATTACACTCACACAAACCTATAGATGATCATAGAACTTTTGCAATCGAAATATATGATTTAGATATGACTGATAATGAATCTTTTATTGATAGTTTAGTTTTTAAAGTAAAACATTTACTTCAAGAACAAGAAGAGAATGAACCTATACTAGATGAAAACACACCCATCGAGATTGGTGGTGAACTTGATATTGAAAATTTATTAGGAAAGAATATTGAGGGTAAAATCTGGTACAGGGGAACTAGATTACTAAAAATGAGGAGAGTGGAATTATGAGACATTTTTTTAAAAAGTGTGAAGAATTTACTTTATGTGGTGGTGTAGGGGATGGTGATGGGTTATTTACACATGGTTATCCAGATAACTATGCGATATATCACATAATTATTAAAGGAAATGTAAGAATGGCAAGACCATTTGAAACAGAGTATATTTCTCTAGATGCAGATGGAAATAATTTTGTAAATGTTAAAGATTATCTTTTTTCAAAAAGATATTACACATCATCAACTCCATATCATATGTTTGGATTCAACGCACTTACACCAAGTCAAGATTGGGATGGTAAATTGGTGAAAGAATCTTTTGATGGTGATAATAAAAGTTGGTTGATTTGTTTTAGTGGTAAACCTATCATCAATGGTGTTATAGTAAAACCACTAGATTATGCTAAACTAGATAACAAACACTATGAAGTTACACTCAATGATGCAATCATTGGGGTTTTTACTAAATTATGATTACAAAGGAACAATTAACAAAACTATATCATTGGGGTAATAGAACAACATTTCCATTAAGAAAGGAAGGTATTACTTCAAAATATATGAGATACGATGTTTTTATTTCTTATGTTAAATATGGTAAGAATGAAAAAAGATATAGAAAGAAATTATTTGATGATAATATTTACGAAATTATAAAAAATGATGAGATTTATGGTGTTGCATATCTAAAATATTCAGCACACGTTGATGCAAAACCACATAAGGATTTTAATTTATGGGGTAAAGATTTCTTAAGAATACAAATACCTCTGAAGATGCCACAGGGAAATAAATGTTACATTGAGTTTATTGAAACAGGGGAAAGATTTTATTGGCAAAAGGGAAAAGTAGAGATATTTAATGTAGAAAAATTGCATCAAGGTAAGAATGATTCTGATCAAACAATGGAGTTTTTATATGTTGACATCAATCCTGATACAGAAGTTGAATTATGAATGATAGTGAAATCATTGTGATTGATAATATAATTGACCTAGATTATCAAGAACAAATAAAGGGTATATTATTAGGAGATATTAATTACAAAGACTATGAGTTTCCGTGGTATTATACGAAAGATGTAACCAAATCAGATTCTCCCAATAGTCAGAAAAGACCCGCATTTACACACGGATATGTTAAATTATCAGGTCAAGTAATAAGTGAGTTTCACGATATATTTTTAAATCTTATTAAGGTTTGTTGTCATAGATTACAAATCACAGAGGTTGATGTAATTCAAGGTCGTTCATTTTTACAATTACCTTTAAGTCAAAAAACAAATGTTGATACACCACATATAGACACAGATGATAAACATTTTGTGATGTTGTACTATGTTTTGGATAGTGATGGAGATACAATTATATACAATGAGAAGGTTGAGAGTAAAGAATATACAGTAAATAAAAGTATTACACCAAAGCAAGGTCGTGTGGTGTTATTTGATGGTGGTTTATATCATACAGCAGAGCAACCGACAAAGGATACAAGATGTGTTGTGAACTATAATTTAGTGTGATAATAAAAAAGTTCCTTGCACAAGGGGTATTTTTATGCTATAATAAAGACAAATGAATGAAACAATGAAATTATATAATGATGATATGTTTGATGTGTTTTCTAATATCAAACCCCAAAGTGTTGATTTATTATTGACAGATTTTCCGTATGGAACATTGAACAAAAAGCGTAATGAGTGGGATAAGATTATTGATTATGATAAATTCTGGTATTATGTTGATATTATATGTAAACCTAATTGTGCAATTGTAAGCACAGCAGCTCAACCATTTACATCTGTACTCATATCCACTAACTATGCTAATTTTAAATATTGTTTAGTGTGGGAGAAATCAAAGTCAACTGGTTATCTCAATGCGAAGAAACAACCTATGAGGTCACACGAAGACATAGTTGTATTTTATAAGAAACAACCAACATATAATCCACAAATGACAGTAGGCAAACCTTACGATAAGGGTAAAGCAGTTCGTGATGCAATTCAGTATGGAAAGCAAACTAAAGCAGTTCACGTTAAAAATACCGAAGGTACAAGATACCCAAGAAGTGTTTTATATTTTAAAACAGCAGAAGATGAGGGTAAACTACATCCAACACAAAAACCAATAGCACTATATGAGTATTTGGTAAAAACTTATTCAAATGAGGGAGATACAATTCTTGACCCTTGCATGGGGTCAGGAACTACTGGTATTGCTTGTCTGAATACCGACAGAGAATTTATTGGTATTGAGAGGGATGAGAATTATTATACCATAGCAGAGAAAAGATTAAAGACAATGACACAAGAGGAATCCAATCCACTAACAGAGTTGCTATACTAATAATATCTAATGATGAAAAATATTGGAAAAAATATGATTAATTTGCAAATTTTTTGATATATGCTATAATTACATTATGAAAAATAATGAGACACCTGTAGGATGGTCAGTATGTATGTCTGATGATTCTTTTTTGGACAACTTATCAGACATACCTAAAAAAATCAACTCAAGAAAATTTGTGAGTGGAGGAATATTATATTGCCCTGCATTTGGAGGGTTTTATGATAATGTATTTGCTATTAAAATGCCAACTACAGTTATTTTTAGCAAAGTAAATGGTACGTTGAGTGTGGATTCATCTCCAAATTTAGAACCCAAAGCAAAATATGAGTCATTTTTTAGCATTGAACAAGATGAAAATGGATTTTCAATTCAAGTAATTTTGAATAATATTTTTGTTAGTGATAAACCATACACCACTATTGAGACATTACCACCAATATTACATAGAGTTAGAAATGATATAATTTATCTTAATGGTAGATTTGATTGTCACGCTTGGCAAAGACCAGTTCATTTTGGATTTAGAATTACAAAAGAAGTATTCGATGAAATGAAACCAAATGATAAAATTATTTTTAATCAAGATGAAGTTGTAATGTATGTTAGACTCAATACTCCTGATAATAGTGAAGTAAAACTATATCAATTAAGTCCAGATGATGAAAAAGATTTAATGAAGTATGTGAACAGAAATGTAAATCTTATAAGTTATGTCAGTTTGATGGACTTCAGAACAATATGGAATAGAGTTAGAAATCGCAGACCAAACAAATTTTTGAGAGATTTAAATTATGGTAGTAAAAGTAATTGATGATGTAGTCAGTAAAGGTTATCAAAATCTTATCGAGAATACTATTTGCTCCCCTAATTTTAATTGGAGTTATATTACAGGACTCACTTTTAATGATGATTCTAATACGGGATTTGTTAATAAAATTTTTAGTTCAGAGCATCAATTTAGAACACCAGAAACTGATTTATTGATACCACTATTGTATGAAGCAATAGACAAATATGAAAAAGGATTAGTAGTTAAAGACTTATACCGTATTATTGCAAGAATGAATTTAAAAGGTCAAAATAAATCTAAACATCTTCCTCATATTGATGTTGAATTTCCTCATTATACAATGGTTTATTACGTTAATAATAGTGATTTGGGAACTAACATTCATGAAGGAGATAAAATTATTCAAAATGTAGAACATAAAAAAGGGAGAGCAGTTATAATGTCTGGAGATATTTTACACTCATCATCTACCCCAAAAAAATCTCTTAATAGGGTAGTATTAAATTTTAATTTTATGATATGACCCTACAAGAATTTAATCCAAGTTGGTACTTTCGATCTAGATTGAGTGATGAAGATATACAAAAAGTAAAAAATATTTTCGTATCATTTATAGATGATGATAATAATTTTCATAATCCACCACAATGGGGAGCAAATGTAAAAAGTTCTTTTTATCATCCAAATAACGATAATCCTAAATGGGATTCTTTTTTAGAAATTTTAAAACCATTTACTGATGAATTTATTAGTATAATGAAACCTAAAATGCCAGTAGAAGTATTTGCACAAGAAGGATGGGTCAATAAGTATTCGTGGCAATATTTTCAAGAATATCATACACATGCATCCCCAGACATTAATTTAAGTATGATATATTTTTACAAGGTAAAAAAGGATGATGAGTGTTTTAAATTTGTAACTGATCATTCATTGTATTCATCAAATGGATATAATAAGATGTTTCAAATTCCAAATAGACCAGTAACAGTTCCAAAGGTGAATAGCGGTGATGTGATTTATTTTCCATCATTTTACCCTCACTTTGTCACTCCACATTTCTTAAAAGGATTTGAAAGAGTGACTTTTAGCACTAATTTTTTAATTGTGCCAGTTTAGAAAGTGTCTAATATGATTACAATTGTATTTTCATATGCTATAATAAAGACATCTAAAGAACACTAATGCAATTAAGACCTCATCAAGAGCAAGCAATCCAATCAATGTTGGACAATGACAAAGGACAAATCATTGTTCCTACTGGTGGTGGTAAGACTATCTGTATGATTATGGATGCTGTCAAGCAGTTGGAAACCTATGGCACGATTGTTGTAGTTGCACCACGCATATTACTTGCAGAGCAACTATCTCACGAATTTATGGAAATCATTGATGAGAAGTATAATGATGTAGAAGTAATGCACGTTCATAGTGGTAAAGTCAAAGGTGTATTCAGCAGCACTAATCCATTTCAGATACAACAGTTTGTAGAGTCAAACTTGGGTGGTAGAAGAATTATATTTACAACTTATCATTCATTACATAGAGTTGAAGAGTCAGGTATCAATGTTGACACTATCTACTTTGATGAAGCACATAATTCAGTTCAGAGAAACTTCTTCCCTGCTACTGATTACTTCTCAATACACGCACAAAGATGTTACTTCTTTACAGCAACACCAAAGCATAGTCGTTCTGTAAAACCAGGTATGAATTGGACAGAGGTATATGGTGGTGTTATATGTCAAATACCTGCACCAAAGTTAGTCAAGCAAGGTTATATTTTACCACCTAAAGTTAAGGTGTATCGTTCAAGAATACTCAAGAAAGATGAGTTAGTTGCAGACAGAGATAATGAGCAAATGATTGGTGCTATAGATAATCTTGACAAGGACAAAGTATTAATTTGTGCCAAGTCAACGAGACAAATTGTAAGTCTAATATCACAGACAGATTTTGTACATCAACTTGCAATTCGTGGTTACTCTTATATGTTTATCACAGCAAAGACAGGTGCTATGATTGATGGAGAGAAGGTCGATAGAGAGACTTTCTTTAATACTCTTAATGAGTGGGGTAGAAACGGAAAGAAGTTTGTTGTACTTCATCACAGCATACTTTCAGAGGGTATCAATGTCAATGGACTTGAAGCAGTATTGTTTATGCGTTCTATGGATTACATAGGTATTAGTCAGACTATTGGTAGGGTTATTCGTAAGGGTAATGCTGACAAAGTATTCGGACTTGTATGTGTACCAGTTTACTCTAATGTTGGTATTACTACCGCAAGAAAGGTTGAAGCAGTAGTCGATACTATCTTCAACAAAGGTCAAGCAGCTACAACAGTTATCACAAGATGATTAACATACCATTTTCATCTGATTTTTTTACACTTTTCCCTGCACCTAACGCAGAGGAATTAATATCCTCTATTGAAGAGATATGTAAAACTAAAAAAGTGGATAATGATTTTCGTGATTGGGGTAAGACTTGTAGAGTTGATACAATACCATTAATATGGCAAGACTTCCTTGACTTATATCAACCTAGTATTAAAGTTTTTTGTCATTTATTCAAAAAAGATATAAAATACACAATGTATAACCCTTGGCTTAATTTATATAAAAAGGGTTATTATCAAGAAATTCATGACCACGCAGGTCATGATATATCAAGTGTTTTCTTTGTAAATACTGGTGTTGATTTTGGTAAATTCTTTTTTTATGATAGACATTCTTGTAATTTTTCAGATAATTATGAGGATTTTATTTCATACGAAAATCAGAAAAGACCACCTATAAAAAGAGGAGATATTATGTTTTTCTCTAGTCATCTCTTACATGGAGTGACTTCTCACGAAAATGATGAGATAAGAAAAACTCTCTCTGTAAATTTTAACATTGATGAGGTAGTAAAATGAGTGCAATTATTTTAGTTACAGGTGGATTTGACCCCATACATAGTGGTCACATCGCATATTTTAAAGATGCAAAGGAGTTCAATCCTAGTGTGCCATTGTGTGTAGGATTAAATTCTGATGAGTGGTTAATTCGTAAGAAAGGAAAGTATTTCTTACCAATGGCAGAGAGAAGATTGATAGTCAAAGAACTCAAACCAGTTGACTTGACGATTACTTATGATGATACAGATAATACATCTTGTATGGCAATCCATAAGTGTTTACAAATGTATGATAGAGTGATATTCTGTAATGGAGGAGATAGAGTTGACACCAATGTTCCAGAATATCTTAAATTTAAAGATAATGAAAGAGTTGTCTTTGAGTGGGGTGTCGGTGGCGATAATAAGATGAATAGTAGTAGTTGGATTTTGAATGAATTTTTAAAACGATGAGAGACACAATTTTATTTGGAGATTGTCGAGAGACACTCAAAGAGTTTGATGAGAAGGCAAGGATGTGTGTAACATCCCCACCATACTACGGACTTCGGGATTATGGTGGAGAAGATAATCAAATTGGTCAGGAACAAACCCCAGAGGAATTTATTGAACAATTAGTATCAGTATTCCGAGAGGTAAAAAATGTTCTTACTGATGACGGAACTTGTTGGGTTAATCTTGGGGATAGTTACTATAACTATCGACCTGGTAAAGGTCAAGCACTTGTTAAACAATCAGTATCTAAAACGAAACAAGACCTACCAGATAAATGTGCAAAGAGAGCAAATAAATTAGAAGGATTGAAAGAAAAAGATTTGATTGGTATTCCGTGGCTGTTCGCATTTGCAATGAGAAATGATGGATGGTATCTACGTCAGGATATAATATGGCATAAACCAAATCCAATGCCAGAGAGTGTGAGAGACAGGTGTACGAAGTCACACGAATATATATTTTTATTCAGTAAAAACAAAAAGTATTACTACAATAATGAAGCAATCAAAGAACCCGCAAAAGATTGGGGAACAAGAGATAGAACAAACGGAAAATATCACAACGAAGGAACAGGACTCCAACCGCATAGTGGACTTACAAAATCATATCCAACAAAGAATAAACGCTCTGTCTGGTCAGTAACAAACAAACCATATCGTGAAGCACATTTTGCAACATATCCACCTGACTTGATTGAACCTTGCATACTGGCAGGGAGTGAGATAGGAGACATTGTACTAGACCCATTTATGGGGTCAGGTACTACAGCAGCAGTCGCAAAGGCACTTGGTAGAGATTATATTGGATGTGAACTCCACGAAGACTATGGTAACTTAATTCAGAAGAGAGTGCAAGAATATAAACCAGTTCAAGAAGTGGCACAAGAACCTTGCATTAACATCTTGGATATTATATAATAGAAGAGTAAACAAAGGAAAAACAAATGCGTTGTAAAGTAGAACTCTATGTAGCAGGTCAAACTTTTACTGAAGAAGTAAGAGCAGTTGACTATCAGGAAGCAAGACAAGTAGCACTTGCAAGAAATCCTAACGCTAGGATTATAAGTGTAACAGCAGTATTTTAATGGCAAGAAAAGTTAATTATCAAACTTCTTGCCCTACCACATTCCCCTCTTTGTTAGATGCCAAAGTTGGTCAACCAACTGGTTATGTAACAAAGGATGGTTCGTGGGCTGCAGTTCCATCAAATGGTAGAAAATTTGCCATTGTTCATAATGGTATCATTGAACACTTCTCAAAGAATTTTGAATGTGCTATGATATACATACAAAAAGAATTAAAAAAGGAGAAGAGAAATGCACGATCAAAACTCAATCGATCAGAGTGAAACTTCTGCTGAAAAATATCAGCGAGCGTTGGATTTATTTACTGAATCAGTCATGAAACCTGATGCTGATTTGCGTGGTTGTGCATATAATCAAGGTTGTTACGATGACCTGATGGAAATAAGAGAACACGTTTTAGAATACCTTAAAAACTTTAAAAGAAGTCACACATCATACCTATGCAGATGAGAGTGATGAATTAGAGACAGCAAAATTAATTGAAGTAAAAGATAGAGTTGCAGTTGAGACAAAACCATTTACAAAATGGCGGTAATGTGTTCATACTAATACATTAATATTAGGGTAAATCTATTAAAATAAATAATGTGAACTATAAAATTACCTTATGTTATCTACCCAATACCGACTAAGATTAGAAGCAATTTGCAAGGATATTGCTTCGGGAACAGAAGTTTCATTAGAAGATATGATATGGGCAAACAAATTGGGAAAGGCGAATACAAGTGCAAGAGGAATGTTAAACAAAGCAAGGAAAATATCAAGGAATCCGAATGATTCTTTTTTGAATAACTTGAATATTGGAGACCCCGATTCAAGTAATCACAGAAGGGGTTTCAATAGTCCAGATGAGATTGTTGATTGGTTCAAACCTGACCGTTCAGACGATTGGAGACAGAGAGATTAGGAGTAGGTATATGTGCGTAGGCATAAATTTTTGTTAATCGTTTATGTAAATGTGTTGGATTAAACACTAAATAATGGTAGAATTAGGGAGAACAAGATGCACTAAAACTTTTTGTATTATGGTTCAAATTAGTCCAACTATTATTCGATAAAATGCACAACTTAATTCCACTAAATCAACTCAACGGTTATAATGATGATAACGATTTAATCACAGAATACTATGAGTGCTTAATCGAATGTGACGATAAACAATCAGAGTGTAAAAGAATATGTAAGGAGGTTTTAATTCGTTAATTGTCGTTTACCGAGTTAGCAAATGTATCAATTCTACCATCCACCTTAAGTAAAATAGAATAAAAAAACAACCCCTTGACTTTTTAAGTCAGGGGGTTTATAATTGGAGAAACAATTTAATAATGATTAGTCCTTTGAGATATGTTCAAAATGTAAGAACTGTTTATAGCAGATTTTACCAGAAAAATATTAAGGAAGTCGAAGTGCAGTTTAATGATGAAGAACCTGCTTGGATTCCTTATGATACACTACTATCAATTATGTCAATTATGGGGATAGATGATGAAAGTATTATTTAAAATTAGAGAGTTTGCGTGGATGGTCGCAGACGAAATTGCTGATTGGTTATATCCATATCAGAAATAGATTGACACCAGAAGAACAGTTTGAAGTCAGAGTGAAAGACCCGATGAGTGGGGAACAATATATGATGGAAGAAATTATACAATCTCAAAATGAAAGGATAGAAAGATTACAGGATGAAATGATAAATGTTCAGATGAGACTATCAGAACACGATGATAGATTTAAGACAAGAGTTAAGATTAAAAAGGATAGTTCATCTGTATCAGGAGACATCAAGAATATCTTTAATTCCTGATATACTAAATAATTCTTAATATAACTTAAAACTTGATGAAGGATAAGAAGGCAGCAAAGATATTGATTAAGAGAGCAAAAGCAAACCCAGAATTATATACCGATACGGAAGTGAAATACGCAAGACTAATTAAACGAACTTTAAAACTTTCCAGTAATGAGCAACCAATCTCTGAAAATCAATCAAAATAAAGACGGAACTTTTACCGTTGAATGGGATAAACAAGACCCCGAATGGAGTTGGATGAACAACTTGACATCCAAAGAAATTCAAGGTATCATGGAGAAAGCAATTCACTTGGATAAGAACAAATGATAGACGAATTTCTAGTCCATCACTTAATAATTTAAAGGACTCTATCGAGGATGCACTCACAGTAGAATCCCCACAGGATATACTGGATTGTATTATGTTGACATTGAAAAGAAATTCACAATACCATCGTGTATGTGCAAGACATTCAAAGGAAGTCTTGGATTTATTGTATGGTGTGGACAAGAAAAACAATGTAGTTGAAATCAATGCAGGTGCGTTGGATGATGATTACCTTACAGACCCTAAAAAATGGATAGATTATACTGAATTACCAGATAGTGGTAAGGTACAAACTGAACCAGAGAATACAGGTCTTATGGATGAGGATGAGTTGATAGCAAATGGTTATCAACTGACCGATACAGGATGGGTTAAAGCATAATGGCATTATCCGAAACTGTCAAGTCATCTTTAAGGGATGCACAGGAAGATTTAAAAAATGCTCTTGCGTGTGCAGCCGAGAACAGAGAAACCATTTATCAGTAAAAATATTGCTGATATGATAGCACAGATTGAAAATGTAATTGATGCAAGTGAAGTAATAGACCAAATAGAACAAAGGAAGGATGGGGATAGTGGTATGTTTGGTACATTTTTCAATCACGATTTACCATAGTTATGAAGTATCATTTGTATGACGAAAATTATGACCATAAGGGAGATTTCCAGACACTACAGGAAATGAGAAATTACTTGTGTGAATGGAAATATGACAATAATGATAGAAGTTATATGGATGATACCTTTGATTTTATCAAATCTATCAGATGGCATTGGGATTTAACCGAACATTAAATTATCATTAAAAACATAAATAGTATTAACACAAACAAAAAAACATTATGAAATCAATAGAAGACCATATCGAGTTCGATAAAAAGAAAATTGAAGACCCAACAGTATCTTCAGCAGCAAGAAGACACTATAAAGAGGAACTTCAAGAACTACAAGAATATGTCGGACATCACACAGAAGAGATAAAAGCTGGCGACCATCACGACCCAAATGCTCTAGAATTATTTTGCGACTTGCACCCTGACGAACCAGAGTGTCTAGTGTATGACGACTAACCAGACATTTCAATAGCAAAGTCAAGTGCTTTTTTGGCACTATCGGATAATCTTATTACCTTACTAGATTTAACAACTTGAAATCCGAGTAAATCCCCCTCTGGTTTTTCGGGTAAACCGAAAGGCAAAACTAGAAATATACCTGCGTTGGCAACACATTTCCAACCAACATCTACAAAACCTAATTCCCTTAATGCACATTCTAGTTTTAAAGAGTGGCAACCATCAATTAATTTCATACGGATAACCGAACTGTAAATATTTAGTGTGGACATTATACCGAAAGTGTGATATAATATCTGTATGGCATCAACAGCATTAAAAGCTTTAACAGCAACTACAGGAACTCGAACTGATTGTTGGAACACCCCACCAGAGTTTGTAGGGGATGTACTAGAATTTTTCGATAACAAACTAGATTTAGACCCCTGTTGTAATGACATCGAGAATCCCAATGTACCCGCTAAAAAACTTTTCGACGAGAAAATAAATGGTTTAGCACAAAATTGGGTTGCCGAGAGTGTGTTTATGAATCATCCATATAGTAATAGTAAAGAGTGGATACCCTATGCAGTATCACAGTATCAACTAGGACACGCAAAAGAGTTAGTCCTGTTGATTAAGATGGATGTATCGACAAGATGGTGGAAGTCAATATCAACCTATCCATTTCTAGCAATTAATAAAAGATTAAAATTTGGAAGTGGAAAAGGTGCAGCACCTTTTCAATCTGCAATAGTTTATCTTGGCGATAGACTTGGTAAGTTTAGACGAATATTCGGTAAATATGGAACCCTTTATATGCCAGTAATTGAAGTGTCACAAGAGAAGTTGAATCCTCTTGTAGAAGTGCTATATTAATAGTGGGGAAACAAAATCGGCATCCAATGGGTTAGGTGCAAGTCCTAACTATCTCCGAAAGGATAAGGGAAATCATTGAGTGTAAGTCCGTATTTTTGTTTCTCGCACCTTATTAACAAACAACTCTTATGTCAACCAGAGCAAGAATAGGTATTCAATTACCTGATGATTCAATCCTTTCAGTATATCATCACTTTGATGGATACCCAGAGGGATTAGGTGTTAAACTTGTAGAACACTACAACACTTATGAGAAAGTTACTGAACTTATAGATGGTGGCAATATGAGTAATTGCTATTCTGATAGTAAGTTTAATGTAGAAACAGGAGAGTTCACACCTATCGCTGACCCAAAACCTAGTTATTATGGTGGGGATAATGAAGAACCAGTATTAAGTAAGAACTTTGATGAGTTCACACGAATAGATTGTTGGCAAGAGTTTTCTTATGTGTTTGTCACAGACAGATGGGTAGCATACTCTACCGAACAAAAGTTTAATGAAGATTATAGTAAGATTACCAGAGTAATTGTCAAGGAGGTAGAAATCCCAAAAAAGCAGACAGTTGAATAAGTGGCACAAGGGGGTGGTCAACCCCCTTTTTTATTGCTATAATAGATGTATAAACAAAGAAACACCCCTATGGAAAAAGTAATCGGAGAATCAGTAAGAGAAACAAATCAAGACATTTCTAAACAGATATGTTGATGACTATTGCAAAGCACTTAATGAGAACTACAAACAGGACACAATTAGAAGTCTTGAGCATAACTTGAAGCGTGACCCTGATTGCACTTATTCAGCAAATCAACTTGTTAAAATTATGCAAGGTAAAGCAAACCTAGACAGATTTAGATATAGTGAAGGTAAGAAGTATTTAAAAGTGACCAGAGAAGAGTATAACGAAAAAACTGGTTATTGGAGAGATACTACAGTTCACGCATTTGTAGATAAAAAAACTGGGGATGTATTCAAACCTGCATCTTGGAAAGCACCCGCAAAACACGTTAGATTTAGTTTTTGCAACAAAAAAGACTATGTTGTTCTAACTGACCCTAGATGTGTAGGATGGGCGGGTGGATACTTATACTTAAGGTAAAATGAAATTATCAATCAGAGAAAAACTAATTTTTATTGTTTCATTTCTATGGATGCTACATTGGGGAACTAATATAGCAAACCTAATTATTGACACATTCTTGTTAAAAAATGGTGTCAGATTATTACCATTTGGGTTATAATTTTACTATATAATCTCGTATGTGTTAATATAAGGTCAATAGAGAGAGAATAATATTAGTTTAAAAGCAAACTACTATCACTCAAACAAATGCAACTCAAACACATTGAACATCCCGAAGATACTATTCTTACTGGAGACTTATCAGCAATTAACTGGTTTACTATACAGGGAAAGGTATCTCTTAAAATAGATGGTTGCCCTGCTATTGTATGGGGAACTAATCCCGAAAATGATAAATTTTTCGTAGGAACTAAATCAGTATTCAATAAAGTCAAGAAGATGGTATGTCACTCTCACGAAGAGATTGATATATTATATGCAGATAAACCTGACTTGGCAAATAAATTACACTCTTGTTTTGATAATCTAATCAGAACAGATACAATATATCAGGGAGACTTACTTGGTATCGGTGGCGATGACTATTACCAACCGAATACAATAGGTTATCTATTTCCATTTAAGATAGACCATAATATTATTATTGCACCACACACAGAGTATATCGCTACAGGTAACACTTTAGTTGATACTCACGCAATACCATTAGACCATACACTTGAAACTGACCTTGATAAAGTCTTGTATGTTCAATGTGATGCAATCGCTAAATTTCAAGAGTTTGTATATGATAGATGTCAGTTTGCAAAACAAATGGCAACTATGGTGGAATTTGTAGATAATAAAAAAGCACAAGAATTAAAGAAAACTATTAATCATTGTATTCGTATTGGAACAAGAATGACAGATGATGTGATTGATACTATATCAGATTCACATAATATTGACCCTAACTTGATGAGACTTTGGAAGTTAGTCAAGTCAATCAAAATGGATGCACTCAAAAGATGTGAACACAATGCTTGGTGGTCAACATTTAATGACGATGGCGAAATAGATGGCGAAGGTTATGTAATGTGGAATAGGTGGGGTATATACAAATTAGTTGATAGGGATGAGTTTAGCAGATTAAACTTCCTTACAAGTGGAGCTTGGGACAGTTAAATATGTGTCACAACCTACCACGCATAGGTTATAAAATGCCCTATAATAGAGAAGTAATCAAGAAATCCCTTATTATGAACTCAGGAACACCAAGCACAGCACTCAACGATATGCTTACAGATTTTGTGAAGTATGTTGATAGTTTCTATGGAGTAAATGACCCTTTATATCCTATGATAAATCAGGAGACAAAACAACCATTAAACACAGTTGACATCTATAGTGCTACTCAATTCTATCTTTCACAATGTAGTGATGAGAGAGTCACTAATTGCACTTGGGGAGACGGAGACTCTCTTGACAGAGAAAGAGTCAGAGACATTCTACTTGAAGAGTACAACTACAAGTTTGTAGGAGAGTAAGATGACAAAAATCAGAGGAGACTTTCCACAGACACCTCTTAAGTTGACCTTGAGAGAAGAACAGATAAGCACTATTCTCTATTGTTTAGAGGGTTATGTGCAAGGTAACGATGATGACAGAATTGGTAGAAGAGTTAGACGAAATCTTTGAAGTCTTGGAAACAACTGTTGACAAGTTTTACAACAAGATTGAAAAGGCAAGAGCAAAACAACCAGAGGAGGAATGGTAATGGCAAAACACACACTTGAATTAGATGATATGGAATTGACAGCACTCATCATACACCTTGAAGGTCAAAATGAAATAATGTGTGAGTCAAGATTGAACTGTAGTAACCCAAGTGAAACACCTGATAGAGAAGAAGTGCTATTGAATATGGTATATGAAAAGGCATTTACAATGGGTTGGGATAAACACATAAACCCAAAGGTCGATTTTGATTTAATTAAAAACCAAGATAGGATTTACAAGTACAAATGACATCATCAAGTTATCAGGATTGGACACACGAAGTACTTAACACACACTTGAGAGTTTCAAGTATCATACCAACACGCACAGTTGACAAGTACACTAGGGCAGGGCGATATGGTAAAACCATAGTTTGCCCAGAGTGTAACAAAGTTGCCACAGTATATCACTTTAGTTGGTCAGCACTCGGTTGTCAAGAGTGTGGTGCTATGGTAGAAAAAAATCAATGGAGATTATTATGAATTTAGACAATTACGAACTAACAACTATAGATTACGCATTAAAGTATTACCTTAAAGAAAATCCAAATCTTGATGAGGAAGATATTGAGTGGTGTAATTTAGTAAGAGAAAAAGTGGATAGCATTATAATATCACAGGCAAAGTATGATATGGAATGTGGTTAGGACAGTTAAATTACTGTCACACCACATTGATATATGGTAAAATTTTTGCTATAATAGTATTAGTTACAAAATGATTATGACCCCCGAAGAAAAGTATCGTGACCTCTACGAACAAATGTATGACCTATGTGACGAACAGGGTTGGGGAGACCCATTCTCTTATGCAAGGTCAAGAGAAATCTATATGGCAGGTTTACTTGGTCATAAAGTTGCAGATGATTATTCTGGGGAAGATGCAATAGATGAAGATGGTGGATGTGAATACAAATCTACCATAGGTAAGAGTGTCAATGGAACTTATAATGGTATAAGTGTTCAAGATGATTGGGATGACCAAGCTAGGTATATCATAGAGGATAAAATTGGTAAGTATGAAAACCATTATTATGCAAGATTTGATGGTGGTAGAATTGCAGAGGTATGGAAGTTAGATGCTAACAACGTACTAAAGATTTTATTACCGAAGATTAAGAAACAGTTTAATGAAGGTACATCACACAAGAAAGACCCTAGAATAGGGGTAAGTATCAGTACAAAACAAATCAAGGAATATGGTACAAGAATTAGATAGTGGTAAGTTAATGTTCTCAGGTGGTAACAACGATGAGTGTTACACACCTGACTATGGTGTCAAACCTATTCTCAAGTATATTCCAGAGGGTGCTATAGTCTGGTGTCCTTTTGATACAGAGGAGAGTGAGTTTGTCAAGCAAATATCAAAACAGAATGAAGTTGAATACTCACACATATCAACTGGTCATAACTTCTTTGATTATGAACCTGATGAGTGGGATGTAATGGTATCTAATCCACCTTTTACCAATAAGAGAAAGTACTTTGAGAGAGCATTATCACTTGGCAAACCTTTTGCCTTGATAATGACAAATACTTGGTTGAATGACTCAGCACCAAAACAACTATTCAAGGATAAGGACTTACAGTTGCTTATGTTTGATAAGAGAATGAAGTTTATTAGTCCAGATGGTAGAGACAATGATAAGATAACATTTAGTAGCAGTTACTATTGTTATAACATACTACCAAAACAAATAGTAATGGAGGAGTTGGATGTGCCACCTAAAAAAGTGTCCACTAAAGGTAGAAGTCAAGCAGTTTTACCACTATAATAGTAATATAACAAAGAGAACCCCTATGAAAATCTCATCTGACAAACAACTTAAGAGAGACATCAAGTATCTCAAGAAACAACTTGACGATAACAAAGATGCAATTGATGAAATCCTAGAACACATTGAAAAAGTGGGTATAGGAAGTGCAGAGTATTTTTGCGAGGAGTTCGTATTTATCCCTGACGATGAAACACCAGAACAAGTTGCAAGACTACACGACCCACTATACTTTGACATATCTGAATTTAATTACCACAACTGGGAGGGAAACTAATGACCACAAAAACAAGACAAAACATTTGGATTAACAACAAAGAGAGTTTTTCATCAAAGTTGAAGGAAAAGAACTTCGAGTCAACGAATATGGAGACAGATTACATAGTCTCATAGACTGACTTAGGTTGGGATTACCAAAGAATGAGTTGTAGTGGTAGAGAAGTCTATGACGAAATACAGCAACTTCTTGGTACGATTACAGAAAACGAAGTTTTTATGGAGATTTAAGATGACACAATTTGAATATTACTCTCATAATAAAATGAGTCAAGTAAAAAAAGATTTTACACCCGCACTAATCAAAGAACTTAAATCATTCTTGGTTGAGAGAGTGGTTGATAATATGTCAACCGAAGACTTGGTTCAGTATGTCACAGATGACCTTGACGATATGTATAAGAATATGGCAGATGAGGAATTTCTCAATGACGCAAAAAACTACTGGGATGATGGATTTGACGATGTAGTTGAAGAAATCAGAGAGTATGCTGATTGTGATTTCAAAAAGGACAGGAGAGAAGATTTCCTTGATAGTCTATCAGAGGGTAAAGACCTTGATGACTATGGTAGCAAAGTTGATGCACTTGTAGATAGTATGGGTGTGACAGATGAAGATGTGTCCACTACACACAGACGCAAGGACTTGGACTTGCTATAATAATAGTATAACACAGGAGAAACCCCTTATGTCAAAAGAAATGTTATTCTTATGTGATGTGTACGATGCTTGGTTATCCAAGAACAAACTACCACATAGATGTGCAAGTGAGATACTTTATGGTGCTGACACTAAAGGCAGACTCACAGTAAATCAATCCTACTGGTTAGAGGACTTTATCTCTACTTGGGATGTTATCTCACAGAATACTTGATATGATTGATAAACTTAATGTATCAGTTTCCTTTACAGGCGATGAACTGTATGAAACTATCAAACTTTATGACATATTGAGAGATATGGACTTTGAGTTATCAGAAACACAAGTCGAAGTGTTTGAGAAACTACAAGACGCAGAAGTCAACGCAGGATTTTTCTAATGGAACTTTTTATTTTATTGGGTGGTCTTTATGCCTTATATACTGTAGGTATGGCAATCGCCACAGAACTTGACTACAGAGAAGTAAACAGGAGAAGAAAATAATGGCAAAAAGACAAAACTACAGAAGACCCTTTCACTACAGTATTGCAGGGATGCTAACTGATGAAGAAGTGCATAAGGTATGGGAGATAGTTGGCAATGCACTTGACCGCAATGGTTTTGTAGATGCTGATGGAGAACTATCAATCAGAGTATATGACGAAACTCTTAAGAAAAATGTCAGAATTGTGCCAGAAGTATAACTGTCACAACAGTAGTTGCAAACCAACCTATTTCGATTATAATAGGTATATACAAAGGAAAAACCCCTATGACCGCAAAAATGGAAATCCTACCTGATGACGGAACAGCAATACTGTTCACAGTATCAGAAACATTAGGTATGCACTTTTGGATTGATGAAGATGCAGTTTTTATGTCAGCACCATCATACGCTACTGGCGATGGTTGTGATATGGACAATGCAATCGCAGTTTCAGATTGGGAATCATTCACAGAGTTGACACCTGATGAGTTATCTCACTTATTCGGATATGTATTCACAATGTGCGTACTCAAGAGAGACTATGTAAAAGTTGGTTATTATTCAAAAGCATTTGGAGGAACAAACAATGACTAAAACAAAATTTATCTTTGAAGAGAAGTTCATCTCTTATGCAAATGTTGAAATCTATGCAGAGAATGAAGAAGATGCAAGACTACAGTTTCAAAATGGAAACTATCAGTACTATGATGTATCTGACTTCACAGAAGGACACGAACTGATTAGCGTTACTGAAGAAGAACCAGTTAACTACTATCAAGGAGCATAAAAATGAAATCAGAACTTAACAGCAAAGATTATGTTACCTTTGCAAGAAAATTTGTCAAAGAGACAGTTGATATAATGGACATTGAAGAACTCAAAAGTATTGTATCTGACCACATTCACGAAATGATACAGGAAGGAGAGGATACTTATGGTCAGGAAGGTGCATTTGAAGAAATGAAGTCTTGGGATGAAGGTACATTCCTTTCAGTTGCAGAAGACTTTGAATTAGAATTGGAGGGAGTATAATGATTACATCATTTTTGACAGGAGTTGCAGTCGCAGTTCCAACAGCACTTATCACAATGAAGTTACTTAACAGTTCACTCTTTATCAGTAATGAAGAACTGAAGGAAGCAAACTCAAGAATCAGTCTCATCATTAATAACCTTGATGATTTCCGAGAGGAGAGAATGAAGGACAAAATGGAAAGATTAGGCATCACAGACAAATTAGACGAAAGACTATCCACTAAAATCAAATGAACTCACTATTTACACCCGACCAAATTCAAGACTTAAGAGAAGAGTTTATTGAATTTGAAATCAATGATATGTCAACAGAGGAAATGGCATCATTCATTCGTAATCAAAAGTTAAAGGAATATAACCTTTATGATGAGGATATGTTGAGACAAGAGATTGATGAGTATGACGAAAACTTGTATGAGATACTCGCATCTTATGTACTTGATGAACCAGACTCTTATTACAATATGTTAGATTTTATGAATGATAGGATGGAATCAGTATAATGCCACTTATTAATCTATCAAAAGAAGAGTTAAGGAAGATTGAATTTTATCTGATGGGAGACACACATCCACTTGTTGTCAGCATCCTTGAAAAGATTAAAAATCTGGATGATGTATGTGAATGTGGAGGTCAAACCAATTGATATATAATACATCACAAACAGAGTAGTTACAATGTCAGATGATGAAATCAAAACCTTTATAACTACTTTGAAGTCGTTTATGCAACACGCAGACGTAGAGGAAATGAACTACTTACGCAGAGAATCTACACGCAAGTATAAACAACTATACTATAAGAGTCAAGCAAAATTGCATAATGTCTCTTATGACTATTACCTATCAGAATTTACTTAAGGAGTTACACAATGAGTCGCAAGTACAGAGTTGAGCAAAAGTTTACTACAGGATGGGGTTTAGTAAGTGAACATTCATTTAAACTATCCAAAGATGAAGCAAAGAAAACTTTAGAAGAATTAATGAATGAGGGTGTTAACCCAGATGACTTAAGAGCAATTCCCGATTAATGTACGAACCACAAGTCGATGATTACGTCAAGTGGACTACCAAATTAGGTATGGTTCACGAAGGATGGGTTTATTTAAATGTAACCTACACCCCAGAAAGAGGGTTCCGAAAGGCAGAGCATTATATAACCATTGAACTTGGAGTTAAGGATATGCCTTACAAACAGGCAAAGACATCATTACATAAGAAGAATCACGTTTTATTACTATGCTATCATTGGAACTGGAATGAATTAGAATATGTCACGAATCGTAGAGATAGTATAGATGTTCAGATGTATCACTCGCAAGAAGGTAGATACGCAGACGTTCAATAGTACTCATAGTCTATCCCTCTCGCATACCAGAGAGAATCGCTGAATTTTATAGAGTGGTCTATCGAGGGGCTAGCGAGGTCAAATTTTATAAGACACTACCAAGATATGATAAATCATACATACCTTTGTATGGTCTGTTCGGAGACTTGTAAGTAATTTTAAAGAGATAAAACCAGAAGGATATAAGAGTCACGAAGAGTCGTAGAAAGTTGTAAGAATTAAGTGTCGCAAGATGAGAATGAGAGCGTATATAAGATTGTAGAGGAAATGAGCGTAGTGTGATATAAGTCATACAATATACAGCAAGAATGATACATAATAACAATGTTTTTACCCCTATAATCTGT